GATGGTAGTAAAGTTGATAAAAGAAAATTACCTAAAAAAGGAAAAGGCTGGGGTAGATATTCAAGTGAACTTCATAATTTGTGTTCTTTTTAAATAAAACAGTCAGGTGGCGGAATTGGTAAGACGCTACTAGAGTAAAATGCCGGAGGTCTCCTTGGTGCACCAAGCAATGTCAACTCTTGAGACTGTATAGGTTCGAATCCTGTCCTGACTACTGTTTAGCTATGGGTGAAGGCTGATAACAAAATCTATTTATTTCTACAAGGTAAATAGGCTAATTTGTAGTAAATGACCCACAATAAGGTGCAAAGCCTTTATTTTAAACTTTGAAAACATGAAAACAATCTTAGTAATTGCTTATGTTATTTATATTCTATCCTTTTTCAGAATGTATTTTTGGGTTAAAAATGCATTTAGTAAAGGTGGAATTTATGAAGAAGGAGGAAAACCAATTAAAACTGATCTATATCTTACTATAATTCCTTTTATAAATACATTAGCTAGTTTTGTAGTAACTCTTATTAGTGTTACAGGTTTTAAGAAAAAACCAACTACTCCAAAAGATTACTCTAAATTCTTTAATATTAAGAAATGAAATACTTAAATGAAATAAAAAAATTCATTGGTCATGCTAAGTATGATGAATGGGGTGGTGGTTATATTTGGGGATTTGATGATGATATGTCTGCACAAATAATTGGTCAAGTTAATATTCCTACTAAAACTGAAGTTAATGAGGTATTATCAATCAGAGGTTGGGGAGCTATTCAAAATATCTTTCCAAATATAACTGATGCTGAACAATTTCAAGATGAATTAGGTAAATTCATTGCTGATGCTATTAATGAAAAACTTCAAAGAGATGAAAACACTTCAAATAAATAACAAACATTACCAAGAGTGTGATGTTGTTATGTTAAAGTCAGGTAAAAACAATAGTAAAATAGGATTAAATCTAAATGCTGTTACTGGTAAGCATTTATATTTCTTTGAACAAGGTGCAAGATTTGATGAAACTCAACATCTTTACATTCTATCAAATGATGAAATAAAAGAAGGTGTTGATTATTATTATGATTCACATAATAATTTAATACTTAAATCAAGTAGTAACTCAGACCATAAAGTATATAAATACAAGAAAGTATGTGCTACTACTGATAGTTCTTTGAAGTTAAATTCAGTAAAAATTCCTGTAAGTTCTGATTTTACTTTAGAGCAAATATCTGAAAACATGCCTTGTTTACCACAAATACCTAAATCATTCATTGAATACTTTATAAGTGAGTTTAATAAAGGTAATTTGATTAGTAAAGTGTTGGTTGAAGTCGAAAAAAAATTTGATTATAGTATTTCATACACAGTTCCATTTAAACACGAAATTAAACTCAATCAAAACAATGAAATCTCTATTTTAACTAACAAACAAGAAACACTTGAAGAAGCTGCTGAAAGATATGTAGAAAGTTACAAATGGGAAGAAGAACCAGACCCATGGTTTGATTTTATGGAAGGTGCTAAATGGCAAGCTCAACAAATGTACAGTAGAGAAGAAGTTGTTGAATTATTCAAACTAAGAGAAAAAACAATTCACTTATTTGAAACTGAAGAAGATTGGATTCAACAAAACTTAAAATAATAAAAAATGGCATTATTTGGAAGTAATTGGTTAGAAGATGAACCAGTAGATGATGACAGACCAATGTTTGGTAGAAAATGGTTAGATGATACTCATGATGAATATTTTCTAAATGATTCAGGAGAGTATCAAAAAATAAGAACCAAAAAAGAACTTAATGAAGCTATTGATAACAACAATAGATTTACGTTTGATGGTTTTAATTATAATTTAAAACAATAATAAAACAATCATCTGATTTACAATTAAACAATAACAAAAATAGAATATATAGTTGAAAACAACTTGAAAGTAAAATGTTATCAACACAATCCAAAGTGTTTAGTTTAATGTAAATGTATTTAACGAACCATACTGAAGGTAAGTAAGTATGATGGATAACGTGAACTCAAACTTAGGTAAGAGTTGTAGGTAGATAGTAATATCTATTGGTAGGCTAAATTGCTTACGATATATTCCATATTAATATTCTAGGCATTGGAACTAGACAGATGATTGTTTTTTCTAAATAATAAACAATAAAAACAAATAAAATGGAATTAAATAAAAATTCATTAACAGCTAAAACTTACAGGTGGTTTTATAATAAAAAATTACATGAAATGCCTACAAATTTATGTCCTTATTTTTGGAAATTGGTATTAATGTGGATTACTTTCATACCCAGTATATTATTATCTTTACCATATACTGTATTTACAACAATAGATAAAGATGAAAAAACCGAACATAATCCAGCAGTGGGATTAATAATATGGTTATTTTTATTTATACTACAATGTATATTTATTGCTTTTGGTTATTTATTTTTTGAATATGAAAAGGATTCATATTTAGGAAGTTGTGCAGTTGGTGGATTTTTTGCGATAATATTATTATCAATTTTGGGTATTATAGAACTAATAAGATATTTAAATAAAAGAACAAATAAATCTGAAAGAAAACAATCAAATATTATCATTGAATTTGTAAAAGCCAAATATAATAAATATTGTCCTCAAATAACCTGGAAAACTAAATAATAAATTAAAAACAAAACAAACATGAAAAAACTATTTTTAATAACAACTGCGTTTATTTCTATTGTATTAACAAGCTGTTCTGAAAATTATTCAAACGGTGAACGAATTGGTGTTATAACACAATTTTCTGAAACAGGATTAATTTGGAAATCATGGGAAGGACACCTTAATGTTACACAAACTGGTATGAATAGTAGTGTTCCTTTTGATTTTAGTATTGATAATGATGCTCCTGATGAGAGTGTTATTAAAACACTAGATTCAGCAGCACAATATGGTTGGAAAGTTAAATTAATTTACCATCAAGTTGCAGGATGGAATTGGTTTAAAAATAGGGGTGAAACAAACCATTTTATTAATAAAGTGGAAGTATTGGAGAGGAATTTTGGGGATATTTTTAATGGAAATCAACAACCTAAAGCTGTAGGGGGAACTAGAGATACAATCTATGTTGTGATTGATAAAACTAAATAAAAAATAATCTACTACATATTGTTATACAAGCGTAAAAGGTTCAGGTAATGCTGCCCTGTCAAAACAGTATAATATAGAAATATATTCGAGGATAGTTAGTTGAGTTCTGGCTATACAGGTGAACCACTCAAAGCCTCTGTTATAACAAATGTAGTAGATTTTTGATTGGGGGAAGTTAAAGAAATGGTGGTGCCTACCTTAATGACTTGATTCTTTAAAAATGGTTTTGTAGGTTCGAATCCTACCTTCCCCACCAATATTATAATTTAAAAATATGAAATTTATATGGATTATTATATATATTTGTTATATTCTTTAATCATAAATTGTGTTTTATTATTCTGTTTATTTTCACCAAATATTGTGTATTTTATACACAAAAGATGGTTTGAATGGAAAAAACAAGATTTAAAAAAAGAATTATTTGAACTTGAAAATGAATTAGATATACCATTTAATTTAAGATATTACAATAAATTTAAAGATTAGGATTTCAAAATCTTTAATCTTATATTTACAATATCAAGAAATTAAGAAAAAAACGTTCTTTGAAATATTAAACACCAATTAGGTTTGATATTTACCTTTGTGAATTAATAAAACTAGCCCTGTTGGAAAAAAGAAGAATTGAACTATACTTTAGTATAGGGATGAAGAAGGCTTTGGACTTGAAGGTAGTATAATTCACATAAAAAGTTGTAGTAATAAAATAGAAACAAAGAGGATAAGCTTTAACATTGTTATATGTTGTGAGTACAGTGTGGTGTCAGTCCCACTAACAATGAGTAATTGTAATCTTTGTTTTTTAATTAGCGTCAACATTACTACAAATTGTGTTGATTTAACCTTGAGAAAGTTAAATTGGAAATGTTGAGAGGAAGATAACAATAGTAGCTTCACAACACAAATATTATTCTCAATCTAATTGTTTTGTAAGTCTGTTATAAAGTAATAAATCTACATTAAGAAGCTCATATCTTCTCGGAGTAGTTGTTTAAACAACCTTTGAATTGTAGCTTACAAAACATTAGATAATATTCTATACCAATACTAATATTGTCAGTTAAGTAGAATTGTCTTGGTAGAAGATATAAAGTCATTGTGAAAATACAAGCATTCTAAGGGGTCTTCCATGTAATATTGGAGCGTGTTTAACCCAAAGCTTCTGTATATAACCTAAGTAACAATGACACACGTAATGGTGGCTGTATGTAACAGTACAGTAGTGGCAGCATAAATGGTAAAAGTAAACGTACCTAACGATTCTGAAAAGAACCGAGGACAAAATTCTTAGGTCAACATTTATGCCTCAGCAATAGTAATATTGTTGTAGTAGTTGTTAATTAAGATTGCCGTGGTTAAGCTCTCCACATTAAATATAAGCTGCTTAATAACAACATTGTGCGAGCCTACTATGGAGGTAGGAAAATATTAACAAACAACAAAAACAATGGAAAACGAAAGAAACCAATGTCGTAAATGTGGTGGTGAAGGAAAACCATCAAAAGGATATATGAATTTTCATAATGTCCAAACAACTGATTTGTCTAAAGAATTTGAAACCAAACTACTTGATTGTATTAAATGTTCATCTTGTGGTCATAGTTGGATTCCTTTAAAATCAACTCGTGAATTAGCACTTGAATGGTGGAAACAATTATGTTTATCTTGTGAATTAGATGATACACATTATATATTAGACAGTTTAATAAGAAAATATGTTAGTGTTCCTAGACATTATACTTCTTTAACAGGTAGAGAAATTGAAGAGATTTGGAGAAAAGAAAATCAATTAAAAGATGCTATATTTAACAATACATCCTTTGATGATAAACCAAATCAAAAACAATTCAATATAGCTAAGCAAATTGTCGAAAATTCTACTTATGGTGCTGATTCTAAAAATCATCCTATAAATCAAAAACAATTCAAAGAATTTAATCCTGAATTGTTTAAAGCTTACATTGATAAGTTTTCTGATGAAGATAAAGTAAAAGCCATTCGTGAAATTATTAGAGATTTAAAGATCGCTGTTTATGTTAATTATATCCAAGATGATGAAAAATCTTATTGGGAATTTAATTCTGAAAGAATAATTACTAAATATCATTAAAACATTAAACACTCTACATACCTTAAATGGTAAGTTGTTGTAATGAGGTTGGTGGATATTAATCAGCAGAAGTAAACTACACAAAGATAAAACTCTGTATGGCGGAATAAGATAGTGATTTGTGTAACGATTCTTATTGAGTAATTACAACAACTGTAGAGTGTTTATTTATAGTCAGGTGGCGAAATTGGTAACGCAGTGGTGGATGTAAATGAGGGCTAAGGTATAAGCCCAAATCCTTGTAGGAGAAACTGCCTGCCCATGTACAGGTTCGAATCCTGTCCTGACTATAAAACTTAAAACAAAACTTAAAATCACAATTACATGAAAGTATTAGAATTACAACAACTTTTATCAGATTTTGACCCAGATATGGAAGTAAAATTTTCATATAATTATGGAGATTATTGGAAAACAAATGTAGCTTCAGATATTACAGATGTTGATACAGCATATGTAGAATATAGCTCATATCATTCAATGGATAAAATATCTGAAGATGAAGATGATGATACAAAATGTGTTGTTGTCATTTCATAAATTTTTCAAAACAATAATTTTTTCAATTTAATTTTTTTAAAAAAACAAATGGTTATGAATGCAAAAGCTTTACCAACAAAATGGTGTATTGAAGTTACAGAAGAAAATTATCCATATTTAAATGAATGGAGATTAAAACATTCTACTGCATATAAAGATCCTAATTGCATGGAAGTAGGACACACTTTGGTTTCATATCATCCTGATGGTTCAAATTATTATTCTAATAATTTAGATACTACTTTAAATTCTTCAGAATTTTCTGATTTTACAAGTATTGATTTTCAAACATTTATGAAAATAAGTGGTTTTGATAAAACACATATTAAAATAAATAAACAAGAATTTATTAAAGGATATAAACTAGCATGTTCAGAATGGAGAGAAAAATTAGTAGACAAATATTCCAAGTTATTTATTTTTAGTGATGAAATATATGTTGAAATTGATTTTATTGAAAATGAATTAAAACCAGCTGCATCTAGATATAATCAAAAGGAATTTATTAATGAATTATTAATGAAGAAAATAAGTAAAGAGGTTATCTATTCTACTGATTTAGGAGTTGGGGAATATGGTAAGATTATTGAAGAAAATTCGTCATACCAAAATCACATTATTTTACGAACATATGATGGATTTGTATCAATTACATCACCTAATTTAACTTGGAATGAAGGTGCTAAGTTTATTATTGATCGTGTTACTGTTATTAATACTGTTCAAGAAAATTAACATTCATAAAAATAATATTATGTCAAAACAATCGTCAATTTTACCCGAATATTGGTTCATTAAAGTTACAGAAGAAAATCGTCCATACTTAAGTGAATGGAGGTTAAAATATGCTGTTAATTATGTTGATCCTACATGTATGGGAGTAGGAGAATATTTACTTTCATACCATCCTGATGGTTCATATTACTATGGTAGTCGTAATTCTCCACTAGAAGATGATAAATTTAAAAATTATACTGAAATTGATTTTGATACATTTCAGGAAGCATTTAACATAAAACTTAATTATGTTATTATTAGTCGAAAAAAATTTATTGAAGGATATGAATTAGCATGTTCAACATGGAAAGAAAAACTATTAGACAAATATGCTAAACAACTAGCTATATATGATAAAATAAATGTTGAAATATATTTTCTCAATGAATTAATGAGACATGCGTCCAGTTCTTTACAAAAAGAATTCATTAGTAAAATATTAGATGAACATAATACCATAAATTTAACTCAACTAGAAGTTGGAGAAAAATTAATTTGTAATACTTCAAAACAAGAATACATGCGTTTACAAAATGGGTACATTAATTTAACTACGAATTGTATTGTAAATGATGGAGTAAAAAACATCAATGGAATAAAAAAAGAAACAACTAAATAAAATAAAATATGAATCATTTACCTACAGTAGTTATATATCCTGATTCTAAATCAGATATATTTACTCAATTTCAAGAATATAAGACGTTTAATACAGAATTTTCACAAGGGTATAAATCAACATTTAACATAATTAATGATTTTAATATAGAAAATTTTTGTTTAGAAGAAAAATGTAGTCATTTAAGAGGCAGTGATGGGTGGATTATTAAAAGTCGTGAAGGAAAACCAGATTATTCTGATTATCAACCATTTACTGAAAAATGTATAGTAGAAATTGGAACTAAAGTCATTAAGGTAGGAAATCATGACATGTTTGTTAGAAAAGGTAGTATAGGAGTTATAATAAATGATACAATTTCACCTAATTCCCAATATGTTATATTAGTTAGATGGGATAGTATGGGAGGAATGCAATATTATCAACCAAAATGCGATTTAGCACCATTGAATATTTAAAAATTATTTTTTAGGATTTCAAAATCTTTAATCTTATATTTGAATAACCTAAAAAAATAACAAAATGGATGTTAATTCTAATCCCCAAACTTTAATTCACCCATTTAATTTCCAACCATGGAGAGATTTGGATGTAAATTTACTCAAATTAGAACACAAAATCCAACAATATGAAAAATATTTAGATGAATATATAGGTATCATTGAACCAAATCATGAAACATTAAATTCAATTTCAGTATTAACTGGAATGTTGAATGACATGTATAGTGAATATGATTCATTGTTATTTTGTAAAGCAACTATTTGTAATTAATTTTCTATGAACGGTTGGCGTTCGTTGCCGACTTTGGAATACGAAAATTTCAATTTAAAACAAATTTCAAAATGAAAAACAAATTTCAATTTAACCGATACACCATTGCTTTTGCAAGTTTGTTGTTATATGCCGTTTTTTCTTCGTGCAATTCAGAACCGAAGCCAACTCGTGCTTATATAATAACAAAAACAGATGATAATAACTGGACAAGTTCCGCAAGAATAGAGTGTGATTCTGCAGATATGGTTAGTGTAAAACACGCTATTTATTGGGTAAATGGTAGTAAGTTTAACCTATATGCAGAAAGTTCAATTAAATTATTTAGTAATCCTTACTATGTGTCGCCTTAAAATGACACATATTTGTTAATTTAAAGGATATGGAAATGGCTTGGGATAGTGATGCTGATTTTGAAATTGAACCAATAAATTATGAAATAACAATTATAGAATAATAAAAATCTTTTTTACAAAAATACAAATAAACCCCAATATGGAAAGTACTATTCTTAACTCCAAAATTTCATCCAAATATCCAAAATACACCTATATAACTAGTGATAATATTGATAATGCTTTTTATTTATATAATAAAGGATCTGGGTGTAATTTTGAAATAATGATAGATATATTTGGGTTGAGAGGAATAATAAATAAAACACCATTAACTAACCTAGCTAGAATTTCATTAATTAAACAAATATTACCATTTGGTACTAATGTATATGCCGGGGATTTCCCTGAAATTGAAGGGAAACACAACCTTAAATATTTGTTTGATTTTATAGAATCAAACTTATCAAAACCACATCCAATATATGTAATTGATCGTCAAACATATGTTGCATCTATAAAATATACCTGTTCAGAATGGGAAAAATACATTCATGATATTATTGGAATACAATTGATATTATCTGATACAGCATATGTTACCCAACATTTTGTTGATCTCATGATGAAAAGTTCTACTTCGAGACAAGAATCTGTAATATCGAAAATTTTCACCAACCATAACTGTATTAACCAAATTCAAAGATCTTCAAGCATGAGTGTGGGACAATACGCTATTATTACTCAAGCAAGACATCCTGAAAATGGACATACCATTTTAAGAACAGGAGATGGATTTATTTCAATCACTGATCCTACAGTAACATTTACCTCTCAACTTGATATTGAGGTTGAACTAATTAATATAGAAATTAAAACCAAATAATAATGGAAATTCTAGTTATTTTCTTACTACTTATATTATTGGGTTATATCTTAATATATTCTAGTAATTCTACACCTAACACTTTATATCAAAATAATTTACCACTTGAACAAATAAAACACAATATTGATGGTAAAAATTATGTGTTATCCGAAGTGACATTTGTTACCAAAACCCATAAAAAAACAGAAGCAATTCTCCACAAATATGGATGTGTTGAACATGAAGTAGTAAGTATCCAAACATACGGACGTAACCAATTATTCATCATCAGGTATTTAATTCCTGAATCATCATTCATTCAAGTTAGAAACGAATTATATAATCAATAAAAAAAACATAAATGGCTTACGGAAATTGGGGTGCATACGTTTATAAAAATGGAGAGCGCCAAACAAACAGAGAAGATAATACCCCATATCAAGAAGATGAACTACAAGCTGGTTATTGGCAAGCATTTGGAGGCAATAATGAAGATGGTACAAGAGTCGGTACAAAAGCCAAATTACACTGCACTCATGCTTCTCTTGGTAATGGTCCTTTTCGATTATGCGGTTATAAATCATACCCTATAATATATTGGGAAGGAGAAGTTATTGATAATAAACCCTACCAAAAAGGAGACAACGCTGGAACTGATGAATGGTTTTGGTATGATTCGGAAGAAGGAATCGAAGGCGAATTAAATGGATACAAATTCAAAGCATATCCATCATACGACCCAGAAGCAGTAAACCTTGAATTAATTGAACCAGATGGTACAAAATGGACTGGCAAATCAGGTTATTGTATGGGAGCAGGATGGGATGATTAATATACAAACCCACCAACCTCACAATGTATCAACGGGTGACAAACACCAATATTACAATGTGTGATAAATAGATGATAAACACATAAAAAAAGACCCAAGATATAAATACAATTTCAGAATAAACATAAAATAAAAACACATGTAAACACATGTAAATACATATAAACACATGTGGGTATATCTGAATACATGTAAATACATGTAAACATACGTAAACATGAGTGTGTTATTAGATGTGTTGTTGGATGTATTGTTAAATATGTTGTCGGATGTGTTATCGGAGGTGTTGTTGGTAGGGTATTGGTAGGGTAAAAAATAATAATATAATAATAATACAACATGTGTGATTGTATGTGACAAGTTGGTAGGGTAATAGGGTGGTGAGAGGTGGTGGGATCGCAACCATGTTCCGTCCTTCCACGTTCTTTTTGCGTATATAAAATATATACTGTGACAAAGCCACCCACAAAAAACCCAATTAACTCACATTCTTTTTAAGAAATTAGGATTTCAAAATCTTAAATTTTATATTTACAATAAAGAAAAAAAGAAAAATGAAAAAAACAACACCCCCCTCTGGTTTCTATTTAGGAATGAAAGTTATCCCACATTCTAAATCAATTTATAGTTCATTGGGTGAGTCATCTGTATGGAAAAGAGCACAACGAGATAATCAAAATTTTCTATATGTAGTGGGTTGGGGTGAAGAAGGACCTGAATCATTAACACTAGATAATGTTAATGAGGATGGTGGTGGTGATTTTTTCCATATTTCAGATGTTACCCCATATCTCGCCACATCATACATTTGCATCAAATCATATCCTGGTGTTGAGAAAGGTCAAATCTTCAAAGCACCATTTCAAGATGAAAACATGTTTGGTCCCGAATTCTTTAGACCTCAATATCCATTCCCCAAACTCACAATTGAAGGATACGATGTGAATTTTGATAGTGAATCAGAAACCATCAATTGGGGGTGTCGTGAGTTTTCATTAGATGAGTTTAAACATATCGTTGAAACTTTTAAAATTATGAATGATAAGGATCTATACTTGGGTGTGGGGAGAAAGTCTGATCTTCTTACTTTTGCTCCATATAGTATACTTAGCCAAATATTAAATTGGATCGAAGATAATAAAGAAATAAAGAAATTATTAGATTGTTAGAGATTGTTAGGATTTCAAGATCTTTAATCTTATATTTACATCAACAAGAAAAACAAAACCCCATGTTTAATCCAACAATCACTTTAGGTCAAATCATTGATTTTTCTAATAATAAATTTACCTTCCCACAATATGTTGTAGATGATTCGTGTGGAAAATATTACCTACAAAATAAAGGAGGTGGTCATAACTCGAATATTTTATCAGCTTTAGGATTTGGTACAGATAAGAAACACCAATTTGTTGAATCTATCGTAGGTTATCCAACTGATGGTGATTTTCCTGAAACAAAATCATTGGAGGATTTGGAGAAAGTAATCAATAAAATCAACGAGATGTTAAATCATCCCGAATTATATAATTTAGTTGATGTGGTTACTTTTTCAAGATACATTAGTGTAGCTTGTGAAAGATGGCAAAACAATATTATTAAAGAATATGGTACACATGTTTTAAAATATGGGATGGTGAGATTTGAAATGGAATTTGTTGATGCAATGCTTAATGATGCCAATTCAAGTCAAAGACAAATAATCAACAAATTATTCCAGCAAAAAAGAAAATAACCCAAGCCTGGGTGGTGGAATTGGTAGACACGAGGGACTTAAAATCCCTTGCCCATTTGGGCGTGCGGGTTCGAGTCCCGCCCCGGGTACAAAATGATGCTTCTTTAGCTCAGTTGGTTAGAGCGCCTGACTCATAATCAGAGGGTCCTTGGTTCGAGTCCAAGACGAAGCACTAACAAAACAATAAAATTCACGTCATGAGTAAAAATTCAGTATTATCAAATTACAACACATTGGTAAGTTGGCTTGAGTGGTTTAAAAATAAATCGAGAAAAAAACATAAAATGTATGTTAAATAACTTAGCATACAAAAATCATGTTCTTATATTTACTTTAAGTTAGAGCAGTTAAAACGTTTGTTTTAATTGAATTAGCTGAAAAAAGTAGTTTCTCGTTCTTTGAATTTTTCATATCTTCCACATATGTATAACTGAACACCAAAATGGGGTTTCTTTGGGATTCTGGATAGATGTAACACCAAGTATAGAAATCATCATGAGTAGTGAAGTTCTTTACACATTACTGGTAACAAAAGCATTAATGCCCCCAGCCGACACAACTGGGTTTTTTGATTGGCAAAATCATCACGCCGCCAGCCGACACAACTGGATGAGCAAATAGATGTGAGACCGATGGTATAGCAAGACGATGTGAGTTAACGATATGAAAAAACTAGTTAAATAATTATTTGACATGCTATTTTACTACACATGTATTAAATAGTAGAAACAAATATTATCTTGACTGGTTATCTTACTGTAACATTAGATTTGAATAAAGAATTGGGATTTCAAAATCTTTAATCTTATATTTACAATAAAGAAAAAAAATAAGGTCCCGTAGCTCAGCTGGATAGAGCAACAGCCTTCTAAGCTGTGGGTCACAGGTTCGAATCCTGTCGGGATCACAAAAATATGGTCAGGTAGCTAAATTGGTGACGGCGCCACTCTTATAAGGTGGAGATGTGTGAGTTCGATCCTCACCCTGACTACAAAAATAAAAAACAAAATGATAGTATATCGCAACATCCACACTGGTGAATTGATTTCATCTTCTACTTATTCTGATTTGAGTTACAGTGCTCGTCGTAATTACGAAGTGGCACGTGGGTCACATCATTCATCAAGTCGCTTTCGCGATGATATTGAGGAAGATGGAATTGACATTGTAGGTCTTGGTGTTTCAGCTGTTGTTGGTGCTGTTACTGACTCAGCAATCCTAGGAGGGTTGGTTGGAGGAAGTATGATTGGAGGTATCTTGGGTGATTTAACTGATGGTGATCTTCTTGATTAATAAACAAACATAAATCCAAATCCAAATCCAAATGAAAAAGTTATTTCTGTTGATGTGCTTATTTGTAAGCTCAACATTTGTGAATGCATCTGATGATGAATCTATCATCGATAAAGCCAAAACAACAGTTTCAAACGTAGTAGACAGTACATCTGCTGCTTTGAATTCAGTTGATACTTCATCTGTAACCAAACAGATCTATTCTGATTTTAAGTCAGCTTTAGGAGCAATTGGTTCAGCACTGAAGGTTGGAGTGGAACATGTATATATGATTTTGGTTAAACAACAAGTGGTGAAATCCATTGTAAACGTAGGTTTATGGGCGTTTTTACTCATTATCGTTATTGTTTTGTTTACTAAAGCAAATAAATTATACTTCGTTCACTTAGCCCAATGTGGTTATAAACCAGATGGATCCGGACAATCAAGACGTAATATTGATATGGAAGATACATCTTTAGGTGTGGCTTCAGTGGTTTTATTTATTTTAGGAATTGTATTTTTAGTTTCATCTGTAATATTTATCTGTAATTCTTACACAGAAACTATTACAGGATTTGTAAATCCTGAATACGGAGCGATTCATGAAATCATGGATCATATTAAACATAATTAACTATTATTCCCCCTGTGTTTTTGTTATTAGATTGTTGTTGATTTATTAAGGGTAAGGGGAAGTCGTTGATAAAACGAAATATAAAAACTTAAAGCTCAGCTCGTTAAGAGACTGGGCTTTAGGTGTCGTAGGTATTTTAAGAAATAGGATTTCAAAACCTATTATCTTATATTTAATTTAAATAAAAAGTTATGAGTAAGTATCCGATCAAATCCATTTTTGAACAAATCGCTGAGAAAGTGTTTGTGATAAAAAATATTGACGAAGCAAAACAATTCATTATTGATTTTGTCAATAGTAAGGATATTAAGGAAACTGATAAACAACTCATAATCACAAACGTAAACAACTGTAAAACAATAATCAAAATTCAGAACTACATTTGTAATTCACTTTTGAAATATGAGGGTATGTCTGTGGGGAGTAGAAAGAATGAGAAAGATATTCAAGTGGACTTGTTTGATTAATTTAGTGATATGTGTTGTTTTAGCTATTATTAATCAAGACCCTAACCCAGATAATTGGGTAGAGAATGATTTTAATAGAACAACATATGGAGTGATGTTTTGTATTTGGTTACTTCCTCCTGTGGTTTATTACCCATTTTGGATAAAGGAATGGGAAGAAAACAGAAAGAACAGAGCCAAAGGAACAAATAAATGGTAAATTAGGATTACAAATTTTACCATTTTATATTTACTTCAACCAAAAAAACAAATATGAAATATTGGATCAATTTGGCTGAAAAAATAGGCCTGAATAATGCTGTGGTAGAATATGTTGCTACATTCGGTGACATTGATGAAACAATATTGTGTGATGTGTTTAAAGTATCAAAAAACGAAGCACGAAAATGTTTAGAAAACATCACTGTTAGTTAAGATAGTGTTTTAAATAGTGGTTATACATAAGGAAGAGGACATCAATTGATGTCCTTTTTTATTCTGTGGGATTTCAAGATGTTAAATTTTATATTTACATCAACAAAAAACAATCATGAAAACTAATTATAATCTTGTTTTGGAATTAGTAATGACCTATGAAGGTGAAGCTGATATTCTGGATAAATTCAATGCTCGATTTGAAAAAAACAAGAATATTAGACGTAATGATTTTTATAGTTTCTTTGAGAGTATAATTGATGATATGAGTGAAATGGATTTTATTCATATGGGATGGAGATTTGTTGAAAGCGGAGGTGATTGGAGTGAGTTTGATAATGATTAAATAACATAATCCATTGGGATTACATACCAAATAATCTTATATTTACATCAACAAAAAACATAACATCATGTTGAAAGTTGATAAAATGGCTGTGTTGGAATATCTCAAATACGAACGAGATAGTAAATGGATAGATTTAATGGAGGTAAATCTAATGAGTGAAAACCCTACTCAAGAATAATATGTATCACCTATTGAAACTTGGTCTAATGTTAGGTTGATTATGTTTATCAACAATTGGGTTAGTACTCATCGTGATGATATTAAAAAATATTGGAAAAATTATGATAAAGACTTCAACACTGCTGTTAATAAAATGTGTTGGGAAGATTTATTAAATTCATTGGCTAGGACTACACATTAAACCATTTTATATTCACATCAACAAATAAAAACAAAAACAAATAAAACATGAAAAAATTCATCTTGTATTGGATCGACAAAGCATCTGAAATTGTTGAGGGTCCAAATATCTTAGAAGCAATGTACAATGCTGGTTATGGTTACCATAATGTAGCATTGTTGGATGGGTTTAAAGAAATTAAATAACCCAAGAATTAGGATTACAAGGTTGCATGTTTTATATTTACATCAACAAGAAAAACGAAAAACAACAATCAATACAAACCCTTTAACAAAAACAAAACCATGAAAAAGTCAGGTAAAGTTGCCCGCATCGCTGAAACCACTGTTGAATCAGCAAACCCAATTGTTGAAACTGCAACTGCAGAAACAACTACAGAAACAACCCCCGCTGCCACTACTGAAGAAGTAGCAACAGCAACTCAACAATCAGCTCCGCAAGCTGAAGTGAAAGAAGTAAAACAACTGGGACGCCCTGTGAACCCTGAATCAGAACGTCAGAAACACCTTGCCGAGCTTGAAGCAAAACGTGCAAACGGTGAATTGAAACGTGGTCGCCCTGTAAACACCGAATCAGAACGTCAGAAGCGTTTGGCTGAAATGGAAGCGAAGCGTGCAAACGGTGAATTGAAACGTGGTCGCCCTGTAAACACCGAATCAGCACGTCAAAAACGCCTTGCCGAGCTTGAAGCAAAACGTGCAGAAGGATTGGTGAAACGTGGTCGCCCCAAAGCAGTAAAAGTGGAAACACCAGCACCAACACCAGCAGAACAACCGGTAGCAGCTGCAACTCAAACACAAGAACAAGCGCCTTCAGCTGAATAATAAAATTAAATCCCGGTTGAGATTAAATTAGGGTAGGTCATTAGGCCTACCCTATTTTTGTCTATATATTTAGTTATATAAAAACGAATAAAAACAAGACAAATGGTTTTTGCAGTATCACTCGGAATCAAACTACTAGTTTGTTCAATAATTGTTAAATTGATGTTTAGTGGATTTACTGGGCATACCAAGTAATAACACATATATTCATCTCAACAAATTTAAAACGATGAGCAAGACAAATCGATTGATATTGGAATTGGTTAAAACCAGAATTGCCAATAGTGAAACCGAGATAGCGAATTATCTATATTTTGCTGAACACATGACAGTTAATGAACAATATAACAATCATATGGATGTGGTTAAACGCATTCGTGATTGTAAAAATTGGGATGAACTCATTCAAATAATGGATAATGAATTTGGGATGGATTGTAGTGAATTTATTCAGACTTATCTATCAGATGTAGAAGATTAACACATTAGGACTACACGTTTGTATGTTTTATATTCACATCAACAAATAAAACGGTTATGAAAAAATACATTTTGATCATTATGATCGCAATCATGGGTGGTAATGTTGAAGCAAACACCACTATGGATTTTAATTCAGTTAATACTGAATATACTGTTCGTCCGTGTCCAGGCCCACCACATTATAAAACCAAGCGTAAAAGCAAACGCCGTCAAAAGAAACACTATTCGAGCCATCATGGATGGAAGGTAGTAAACATCGGGCGTACATGTAATAAAAAACGTAGACGCTAGGATTACAAGTTGGTACGTTTTATATTCACATCAACGAAATAAAAAAACAACCCATGAAAACATTTGATTTACTCCTCATCATTTTGATTGCATTTGTTAGTGCCATCATTTATGCCTGTGTTACTGTTAATATTGATCTTTTTATCTGGGTAGCTGGTTGTGGCGAATGTTTAGCCATTATTATTATGATCATGCCTGGGAAAATGCGGAACATGGGGTTGTGGTGAGTAATATCAATTGGGGGTAATTCGGTGGGGCGCCAGTAATGGCGCCCCATTTTTGTCGAATGTAAATTTTAAGGAATGAAGTAAAAAACAAGACATATCTCTTCTGGTGCATATATGCATACGTGCGTATGGGTATGGGTATATGCTACCACGCATGCTGGGGTCCATACGGCGGGCTGGGGGCAGGGACAGGGACTTGGATATATTTTCAGATCTTATACACCCCTCTCAACCCGACCAATATATAATTATATATCTCAAATTATTAATATGTTTTTTCAAAATACCAACTTTGATATAACATATGTATCTCGCTCCAATACTAAAAAATAAAATTCTTCATATCGACAAAATATATATGTATATTATAAAAGAAAGTTAAATTTAAATTAGGATTACAAGATCTTTAATCCTATATTTACAATAAAGAAAAAAAGAAAATACGTTCTTTAAAAATATTACAATATTTATTAAAATAAAAATTGTGGGGTAGTCTGGAGGTGGTTGCCAGCTTGGTCTCATAAGCCAAATAACGTGAGTTCGAGTCTCACCCCCGCAACTTTAAATTTAAAGTAGTAATCAAAAGAGTTACTTCGCTTGCATTAGGAGCACGTACATTGGAGGTTCGAATCCTTCCCCCATAACTTAATTGATAACAAATTATGGGGTGGTGGAATTGGTAGACACGCGTTTTTAGAAAAATACTCTTTTATTTGTTTCTCTTTAAATTTTACGCTCCTGTGGGCAAATTGGTTTAAGCCGCTACCCTTTCAAGGTAGAAATTGCGGGTTCGAGCCCCGTCGGGAGTACTAGTTAATAAATTTTTTTTTAAAAAAAGATATTAAAATTAGGATTTCAAAATCTTTAATCTTATATTTACAATATCAAGAAATTAAGAAAAAAACGTTCTTTATTTATATATTCAATTAATAAAAATAAAAATAAGTAGTAATCAAAAGAGTTACTTCGTAGTGCAATTGGTAGCACAATTTCCTTTTCAGAAATGAGTTGCAGGTTCGATCCCTGTCGATAATTCAAATATACTCTTTTATCTTTTCTCTTATTTTTTTTAAGATTTTAACAAGTAGTAATGAGTTGAGTTACTTCGTATACTAATTTTTGGACAATTAATCAAACAAACACTCAATTCTATTTTTTCTCTTGTTTAAAAATATTTGATAGTAGTAATTAAAAGAGTTACTTCGTATTATTGGTTCGAATCCAATATTTTTCCGCATTGGAAAAATTAGCTAAATGGTAAAAGCAACTATCTTCCAAATAGTCAAACACAAACCTCTTTTATAATATTCTCTATCAATTAATTTTAAATTGGGAGAAATATTAGTTAAATAAATAATTAATGTTTCTCCCTTTTTTATTCTAAATTTGTTTAATTAATTTTAAAAACCAAGTTATATGTCAAAGTACAATAAATCTAAAACTCCTACTGTTCCAACAACAGTAAATGAAATGGGGGAAAAAGCTTATCAATTAAGTGAAAAAGAAGAACTTGTAGCAACATGTTTAACTACATTCTTACAAGGTTCATATTATGAATCAGAAAACGAAGTGGTTAATCGTATTAAAAATGCTGCAAATAAGGTAAGTGAAGACTTTGTAGCTAAGTTAGCTATATATTTGAGAAATGATGCTAATATGAGATCTGTAACTCATCTTTTAGCCGGTGAATTAGCACCACGTTTGTCAGGAAAAGAATATGCTTCTCGTTTTTACAAGAAAGTATCAGTTCGTCCTGATGATATGTCAGAGATTTTAGCTTATTATTTTTCAAAAGGTAATAAAAAAATAGCTAATGCTATGAGACGTGGATTTAAGAAAAAACTAGAATCTATGGATCCTTATCTTATTGACAAATATAAAATGTCTAAAAAAGAGATTTCACTTGTTGATTTGGTAAACTTAGTACATCCTAAACCTACCAAACAAAACTTTGAAGCTTTTAAAAGATTAATTGCTGGTGAATCATTGGAAGGATTATATTCTACCAAAATTATGGAAAAGCAATTATCCAAAGCAGGTCAAGTTGCTAAATCACAAAATTTAGATGTAACCGAAGTAAAAGCAGCAGCTATTACTGAAGTTTTGGATGGTGATGCACCAATTATGAATCTATTGAGAAATCTTAGAAATATAATTGAAACCGCTCCTGATCAAGTTGATAAAGCTATTTCACATTTGACTAATAAAGATAAAGTTCTCAATTCTAGATTATTACCATTTAGATTTGCTACAGCATATGAAGAAATCGAAAAACTAAAACATACTGGTTCATCTAGATCTAAAACTATTACTTTTGAATCTACATCTACAAATACATTAGTTGATAAAGTATTAGCAGCTCTTGAACAAGCATTAGAATTTTCTGTTGAAAATATCCCAGCTCTTGAAGGTACAACAGCTGTACTAATTGACCATTCTGGTTCTGTTAGAGGAGATGGTGGTGGAAGTTCTAAAGTATCTGCTTTTTCTAAAACCACAACAGCTATGATTGGTAATTTATTTGGTTCCATGTTAACATGGTCTCAAAGAAATGTATATATGGGTTTATTTGGTGATAAATTAATCCAAATACCAATTGATAGAAAAAAAGGTTTACTTGAATTTAACAAAAATTCATTTAATGAAGGAGTGAAATGTGGTGGAGGAACTGAAAATGGACTTTATATATTTTTAGATAGATGTATTAAAGAAAAAACCAGAGTTGATAATCTAGTAATATTTTCAGACATGGTTATAGGTTCTGGAGGTAGTGGAGGATGGGATCATTCATCTGATGCTGGATTAGGTTCGTTCCAAACATTGTTTAAAGAATTTAAAAAAGTAAACCCACATTGTAATACAATTTGTGTTGATATAAAACAAACTAGTGGAAAATCAGTTTTTGATAAATCACTTAATGTATTACAGATTGCGGGTTGGTCAGATAAAATCTTTAACCTAATTGAAGCTAATTGTAAAGGTTATAAAGCTCTTATTCAAGAAATTGAAAGTATAGAGATTTAACAAGAAACCAATTGTGTTAACCGAGCAAGGTCGGTTATTTTTAAAATTTTTACAATATGTATCAATATATAATAATATAAGTAATAACAATGTGGGGTAGAGCAGTTGGTCAGCTCGTTAGGCTCATAACCTAAAGGTCGAAGGTTCGAATCCTTCCCCCGCAACTAAAAAAAAGAAAAAGAATTTGGATTTCAAAATCCTTTTCATATATTTATAATAAAAGAAAAACAGATGAAAAACTATAAACTATATACCTTTAATTTTGATAGTCTTGCGACTTATCAACCGTCGATTAAAGTCGATAATGGGACGTGGTTTATTCATCCACCTGATTCGGTTTATTAAAATTATATAATTTATTTATATTTTTATACTAAACCCGAATCTAAAAAAGTTCGGGTTTTTTTGTTCTTAATTTATTGTTAAATTTTTTAATACGCGTCGTTCAGACATGGGTCGGCAGAGCCTCCAAAACTCTTGCGGGTGGGTTCAATTCCTACACGGCGTGCTAAAATGGAAGTGGTCCGAATGGACGAGGGGGCTGTCTTGAAAACAGTTGGTCGGGGAAACCTGACTTGGGGGTTCGATTCCCTTCGCTTCCGCAAAATGGAGAGTTGGCAGAGTGGTTATTGCAGCAGTTTGCTAAACTGTGATCGTTAATTTGGTCCAAAGGTTCGAATCCTTTACTCTCCGCAATATGGGGGTGATGCCGAAGGCAGGCGGATTGTTTTGCAAACAATTTATTTGGGTTCGATTCCCACATGCTCCACCAAATGTAGTTTACGAGTTTGGGTTTCTACATAAAATAAAACCCATACATAGTCATATAGCTCAGTTGGTTAGAGCGCTTGTCTGATAAGCAAGAGGTCGTAGGTTCAAGTCCTACTTTGACTACATAATGATTCTGTGGCCGAGTTGGTTGTAGGCACTACACTTTTAATGTAGGAAACGTGGGTTCGAGTCCCTCCAGGATCACAGATCTTTGAAATGATGAAATAAAAGGAGTAATCGAATTTAAAATTGTTCTAATATATTTATAATAAAATGAAAAATATAGAAGAACAAATAATAAATTTACGTAAACAAAATATTAAAATTAAAGATATATGTAATTTATTATCTATTCAAAAAGGAACAGTTGGGTATTATATAAATAAACATAATTTAAAGTTAGTAAAAAAAGAAAAAAAAGAAAAACGAATACCATTATCTAAACAAGAAAGAAAAAAACAAAATGTGAATAATGTAATTAATTGGAAAAGAAGAACTAAAATTAAATTACTTGAATATAAAGGAAACCAATGTGTTAAATGTGGGTATAATAAGTGTTTATCTGCTTTAGAATTTCATCATCAAGATCCAAAACAAAAAGATTTTTCAATATCTTCGAATTCATATTCTTTAGAGAAAATGAAAATAGAAGTAGATAAATGCGATTTATTATGTTCTAATTGTCATAGAGAAGAACATGAAAAGATAAGAAATAATGGTTCCCTAGTTCAATGGTAGAACAAAAGACTGTTAATCTTTATACAAAGGTTCGATTCCTTTGGGAACCGCAAAAATGGAAGTGTTGAACAATTGGTGTGTTCGCTAGTCTGTAAAACTAGTCCCTTTGGGGTTAACTTGTGGGTTCGAATCCCTCCACTTCCACTATATGGATCTTTGACAGAGTTGGTCAATGTGCTTGTCTGAAGAACAAGAAATCTCGGTTCGATTCCGAGGAGATCCACATTATAAGGTAATAGAGGAATCAGGCTTATCTCGCTTCATTTGGGATGAAGAGCATGTGGGTTCAAATCCCACTTACCTTACTTATGCCCCTTTAGCTCAGCTGGAAGAGTGCTTGTTTTACATACAAGATGTCGTAGGTTCGATTCCTACAGGGGGTACTAAAAAAGCAAGTAACGCATAAATGGTGGTGCACCTGACTTCCAATCAGGAATAGAGTCGGTTCGATCCCGTCTACTTGCTCAATTGGCTTATTAGGGGAGTCAGGTCGTCCCCGTCTGCCTGTCACGCAGAAGATCACGGGTTCAAATCCCGTATAAGCCGCATAAGCTTCATACGCATAAATGGTGGTGCATCTCACTTGTAATGAGAAATAGAATTGGTTCGATCCCGATATGAAGCTCAATGGTAAAGTGGCTTGAGTGGTTTAGGCATTTGTTTGCAAAACAAAATTACGTAAGTTCGAATCTTACCTTTACCTCTATACTCTCTTTTCGTCTAATTGGCAGGACACTTGATTTTGGCTCAGGTAATTGTAGGTTCGAATCCTCAAAAGAGAACACATGGTGTTATTAGCTCAGATGGATAAGAGCGCTAGTTTGTGGCACTAGAGGTCGTGGGTTCGAATCCCACATAATACCCACATGCACTGTTAGTTCAATTGGAAGAACGGAAGTCTACGGAACTTTTAATATAGGTTCGAGTCCTATACGGTGTACTAATACCCAATTGGTGGAAAGGAAGACACACTTGTCTTAGGAACAAGTTTTTGTAGGTTCGAATCCTACATTGGGTACTAAATAATTATAATAAATATATTTTAATATAAATATGAAATTATGAAAAATTTAAAGAGTTATAATAAAAAAAACTCAATGATATTAGTTTTAAATGCTGATTTTCTACCAATAAATGTTACTACTTTCAAACAAGCTTTTAAATTAGTTTGGAAAGGTAAAGCAGAAATAATAGAAGATACAGGAATAACTTTAGATACTAGTATCAACAAATACCATAAACCTTCAGTTATTCGTTTAACTAAATATGTTTATGTTCCTCATAGAAAAATTGTACTTTCAAGAGAAAATATATTTAAACGAGACGATAATAAATGTGCTTATTGTGGATCAACTAAAAATCTAACTTTAGACCACATAGATCCTAGATCTAAAGGAGGATTAAATACATGGGAAAATCTAGTAACATGTTGTTTTCCATGTAATTTAAAGAAAGGTGACAAAACACCAGAACAAGCAGGTATGAAATTAAATATTAAACCATTTAGACCTAATCCTTTCTATTTCATAAGTAGAGTATATAAAAATAAAGAAGATTGGAAACAATATTTAATATTTTAATTAGTATAATACAATTAGAAGCCTTATATTTATAATAAAATATGAGGCTTTTTTTATTTTTAATATTTTAATTAAAATAAAAATTTATATTAACTTTAAATCTTTTAACATAGACTTTATTAAAATATATAATTTAAGTTTTTAAAAAATTTATTTAATATTTTTTTAATATTTTTAAAATATGAATTTAGATATATTTAAAATTTTTACTCACATAGATGATAACATCATATCAAATAATGATGATAATGATGAAACATTACCCATTGATTTTTCAAATCATCCATTATATTGGATAAATGGATTTAATAAAATAATATCTAATGAGAAATATTTTGAAGAATTAATTAAAAATGCTATAAAAAATACAAAATTAAATAATGATAAAGACAATATTTTATTGTTAAAAAATAAATATATGTTTGATAAAGCATGGAATTATATTAAAAATATAGATACCAATAATGTATTCCATATAGATTGTATTTCAAAAAAATCCACATTTTATCTATTACATAATATAAACATATCAATTGATTATTTTGAAAAATTAGAACATTATGAAAAATGTTCATTATTACAAAATATTAAAATTAAAGTTGAAGAATTTTTAGGTAAAAATAAAACTTGATTTCCTTACTCTTTAATGTATATTTCATACTACGGGTTAGTATGACAACATTGGATGATAAGATATAAAGACAACATGGACAACATGGACAACATGGACAACATGGACAACATGGACAACATGGACAACATGGACAACGTGGACAACGTGGACAACGTGGACAACGTGGACAACGTGGACAACGTGGACAACATGGACAACGTGGACAACGTGGACAACATGGACAACGTGGACAACGTGGACAACATGGACAACGTTATCTCCAACTATTGTATTTAGTTATCCATCTATTAAAATATGTTTTGTCTTTTATTACAAAATCATATCTATTTTCAGTAACATAATTAGTTATAGATATTTTATCTAATGTTTTAGTTTTTAACTTAATATTATCAGATTTTTGTAAATTAAATATAGCTAATATTTTACAACTCATTCTTTTTACACTCCCTAATTTAATAGAGTCCAAATCATCAAATTTAAACATTATTATTGTAGAATCTGAGCAGTATCCATCTATTGGTGGTCCTTTTTTAACATCTAGTGGTTTTACCATTTTATCTTTATAATATAGTTTCAGTGATAAAACAATTTCATATCCTTTTAAATCTATATTTTCGACTAATGGTTGTAATCTAAAATTAGAATCAGAGTCTAAAATTAAAGGAGGTGGTTGATCTATATCAAAATAGTATTGCATAGATACAGTATCTCCATATATTTTTTTATTAGTAAAATCTATCATCAATCCACAACTTATTATCAATATTAGGATAAAAGTAGATATTTTCATTTTTTATTTATAAATATAATTAAATTTGATTTCCACAATTAATTTTTATATAATTAAAAACAAAAATTATGAAAAATAGAAACGCAGTTTTGCATAAATTAAATCAAATGGAGTCTACTATTACTCATTTAAATATGTTTGTTAACCAAAATAATAAAGAAAAGTATTATGAAACTTTAGACAAACTTAAACAACAACTAGATCAATGTGTATTATATATTGAATCTGAACCTTTTGTTGGACCAGAAAATTATTAATTAATATGACAAATAAATTAACAGCTGAACAAATTGAAAAAAATTGGAATGATTTAATAGATATCATTCATAATGAATTTTCTTCTCCTAGGAAAGAAAAATTATTAGAATTATATAATAATTATTCAGATAGAATAATAATGATGCCAGCATCTTATAAAAAAGAATACCATAATGCATTCCCAGGAGGATATGTAGATCATATACTTAGAGTAATAAGATGTTCATTAAAAATAGCATCAATTTGGGAAGAAGAAGGAGCAAATATGACTTCATTTACTAGAGAAGAACTAATATTTTCAGCTTTAAATCATGATTTAGGGAAAATAGGAGATGAAGAAAATGAATCATATATTCCCCAAACTGATCAATGGAGAAAAGAAAAATTAGGTGAAGATTACACCTTCAATAATAAAATACCATTTGCTTCAGTGCCAGATAGATCACTATTTATACTTCAATCAAATGGTGTTCCTTATACTTTCAATGAAATGGTAGCTATACAAACACATGATGGTTTATATGATGAAGGAAATAAAAAATACTTATCACCATATTTACCTGAACAAAAACCTAGAACTTGTTTACCATATATATTACACCAAGCAGATTTAATGGCATCACGTATTGAATTTGAAAAAGAATGGTTGCCAAAATTTAAAGAAGATAAACCTAGTGTTAAATCAGTAGATAAATCAAAAGAAAAATCCCCATCAATTAAAGTCAAAGCTTTATCTAATATAACACCAACACCAGGTTTAGAAGGTGTGATAAACAATTTTTTTAAATCAGATAAATAAGATTTGATTATCAAAAATAACATCATTATATTCAGGTTATGTTTGAAAAAACATAACCTTTTTTAATTTATAAAAATCAAACTATGAATTTATTAATTATTATTTTAACATTATTAGTTATATTATTATCATATACAACTTTTAATTTATTTAGAAAAAATAAAAAATGTGAAGAAATTATATTATCTTATGATAAGCAAATGTATATATTATACAATAATGTAAAAGAAACAAATATTAAGCTTAAAGAAATAGACCAAAGAGGAACATTTAATAGTGACGATGAAATAGGTTTCTTTTTTAAATATATTAACAAAATGCAACAACAAATCTATAATTTTTATATAAATGTTTATGGCGAAGAAGAAAAATAATAACTATTTCACTCAGGAAACCGAAGATGCCATCATAAGGTATAATAATACAGATGACACAATATTGAAAAGTAAAATATATGAACAATATATAAATTATCCTTTTTTTAAACTTACACAAAATATAATCCATACGTTTAAATTCTATCATACAGAAGTAGAAAATATTGAAGATTTACAACATGAAATAATGATTTTTCTTTTAGAGAAAATACATTTATATAATCATGCTCAAAATATACAGGATAGAATTAGAAAAATATTAGTACGAGAACATAATTTAGAATATAATTATGATTTTGTAAAATATGTAGATTATGCTTTAAAAGTAAATCAGCAACAAATAGATAATTTTATTGAGTTTTTACAAAGTCAAATTTCACTTTCTGACGAAATATTATCTAAATTAAAAGTTTTAACTCCACCTAAAGCTTATTCATATTTTGGTACTATAGTAAAAAGATGGTTAATTTTATATAATGAAAAAAATTATAAAAATAAGATAGTTTCTTCACCTGTTACTATTTTAGAAGAAGATAAAAATTATTCATATTCATTGGATGATAGTAAAGAAGTTTTATTATCAAATAATGATAAAATATCTTTATTTATGGATTTATATGTTGAATATTGTACATCAAATATATACTCATTATTTCCTAAAGAATTAGATGCTAAAATTGCTGATTCTATCTTAGAATTATTCAGAATGAGGGATAAATTAGAAATTTTTAATAAAAAAGCATTATACATATATGTTAAAGAAATGATAGATGTTAAAACTCCTAAAATAACAAAAATAGCTGATAAACTATATGATATTTTTAAATACAATTATATTTTTTATTTAGAACACGGTTATATAAAATTCCAAAATGTATAGTATGTATAAATATAATAAAAATATTTAAAATCATGGATATATTTGAATCTAACATATTTGGGGATAAAAAACTTAAAGATTTATTCCAAGAAATATACTCAAATCAAAAAAAGAAAGAAAAACAGATTTCATCATTAATTGATGAGTTAAAACCTTTAGTAGAAAATATAGGAGATGCAACATTAATAGTCCCATTACTTAAAGAATATTTAGAAATAGGAGTTAAAAATGATGAACAATTAATTAAAATGGCTACTATAATACAACGATGTTTAAATAATAGTGGAGGAGGAAATAACTCAAATGATTTAGGTTTATCTGAAGAAGAGAAGACACAACTATTAAAAGAAATTAAAGATATACAAAATATAAAATAAAAATGACCTCTTTTGGATTTAGTGCTTTAAATAAAAATTTTAATCTAAATAAAGAAAATGGGTTTCATACTCAAAAAATACTTTCTTTAGAAAATAATCTAGTTCCAGTTAGAGTATTAGATATAATTTTAGATGCTAGTCATCCTAGATTTAAATCTTTAGGAGGATGGAGATCTTTAGGTGCTATACAATATGAATTAGTTAATCAGCCATTAAAACAAAAATTTGATCCTTCTAATCCTAATAATCCAGTTGCTTATCCGTCTTATTCTAATATTAAAAATTACCCACTAATAAATGAATTAGTATATATAATATCATTACCTAATACTAATATAGGTGAGAATAATAATTCTTTAAATTCATATTATTTAAATTTAATAGCATTATGGAATCATCCTCATCATAATGCTTATCCTTCATATTTACAACCAATATCTAAAAATTATAATCAAACATCCATTGAACCTATCCAAGTTAATAGTGAAAATGAAAGAGTATTTTTGGGTAAAACATTTAATGAAAAACCAAATATTCATCCTTTATTACCATTTGAAGGAGATATAATATACGAAGGAAGATTTGGAAATTCAATTAGATTAGGAAGTACTGTTAATAATGGTAAAAATAATTGGTCTAGTAATAAAGAAAATGGTAACCCCATAATAATAATACGTAATGGTCAGGGATCACAAAATGAAGAAGGATGGGAACCTATAGTTGAAAATATAAATAATGATGATTCATCTATATATTTATGTAATAATCAAGTAATACCAATATCAGTTTCTAGCCAAAATTATACTAGTTATGAAACAGATATTCCTATATCACCAAGTAAATATAATAAAAATCAAATAATATTAGATTCTGGTAGGTTATTATTTAATTCTTATGATGATAGTATATTATTTAGTTCTAATAAATCTATAAGTTTAAATTCACAGCAATCATTAAATATAGATACTAAAGAAACAATAATTAATTCAGATAAAACATATTTAGGAATTAAAAAATTAGCTACTGAGCCTTTAATGTTGGGTAATGTTACTTCTCAAGTAATACGTGATTTAACTAGTGCTTTAAAAGAAATAACTAATTTATTACAAAATATGGAGTCTGATCCTGCAGTAGAAGGAAATCCAGTTAGTTTTTCTAAATTATTAATTCCTACATCTAAGATATTATCTGTGGTGGAAAGTTTAGAAAAACAAATAGGGACAAATAATGAAGATTGTACACTTATTTCAAAACGAAATTTTACTTTATAAATGGGAAATATAGGTGATAATAAATTTGGAGTAACATCAGGTGTAGATTTAACCGCACCTGTATTGAATAATAATAATCCATTAGATATAGAATATGTAAATAAATTCCCTCCGGGTAGTGTAGCAGATAAATGGGCATTTTTTTATTTATTTATACAAGATAAAGAAATTTCAACAGATATAAATTCACTCTCAGGTAAAAAAGAAATTAGTTTAGAATTAATAAATGAATTTAATACAAATAAACGCACATCTATATGGGCTACTTTTAATAACAAATATAGAGGAATTAATAATCCTATAACTAATGAAGATATAATAGCCATCCAAAAATTTACACAAAAAACAGACCCTAATGTTCAAATTGATGGATGGGTTGGTACTCAAACACTTCAAATGTTTTATCCTCGTTCTAATATATATAAACCATCATTAGATAATTATCCTGAATCATCATTATATCCAGCTATATGGGGAAATAAAAGATATGTAATAAGTAAAAAAAATACTCAATTATCAAAACAAAATCAATTTCCTGCTTTAATATATTATGAATTATATAATCCATCAATACATGATCAATATTTAATAAAACAAGCTATACCTAAAATTTGGGATAAAATAGATACCCCAATTATTAATAATATATCATCTGAAAATGTTAAATCATTACTTTTAGAAAAACAAAGAAATTATTTACAATCACAATCTAAAATTATCAATTCATTATAATTTATGAGTAACAAAATACCCATATTAATATTAAATAATACTCAGAAGCTTATCAAAAAATTAATACCCCAAATAGTGAGTATTGCAGATACTGTAGGTATAATAAATATAGGACAAAAAGATGTGATAATGCCTAGTAGTTGTCTTAATAAAGATGAATTAGATAAAATTACTCAAACCAGAAATAAATTATTAAACATATTAAATACTACATCTAATACTATAGAAATTTTAAGTAAACCAATCAATACATTATCAAATGTAGTAGATACTACTTCTATTATTTTAGACACTACTAACAAAGCTCGAATTGCAGCTAATATAGCTCTAAACCTTATTCCAGTTACTCCTGGTGCTGCTCCAGCAGCTATTAATACTTTAAAAGATATTACCGAAATTATATCTCCTAAGATTCAGCTTGCTAAAAATAAAATTAATTCAATATCTGAGGCTTTAAGTTATGCTAATGATGTGATATATAAATTATATGCATTAATTAAAAATATAGATTTGTATTTAACTAGGTGTGGGGTTAATTCAGATGATTTAATTTCATCTAATAGTTACATAAATAACATAAACCAACAATATAATGATACATTGGTTGAAAATATATATAAAGGATTTACATTGGATATATTAGAAGAATATTTTTCTCCAACAGTTAGTCGTCGAAAAGCTGTGGCTAGAAATAAACAAGGTATTATATTATTACAAACTCCTTTATCTTTCACCTCAACCCCAAATGTATTAATTGAACAAATTAAATTAATAATAGATAACAATAATTTAGAAGCTTTATAGTATAAAATATTTATAATTATGAAAATAGAACAATTAAAAACAATAATAACAGAATCAGTAAGAGAAGTATTTCGTGATGAGATAAAAAATATACTTATTGAAGCTATTAATAATAATAAAACATATTTGAAAGAAAATATCAATAATAATCAACATAAATCAGATTTTAATCCTCATCAAAATCAATTAACACCAACACAAATGCGTCAATCTTATACTGATATTTTGGAAGATATGATGAAAGGTCCCAAAACTGGTTTAGAAGGAGAATTTAATTTGAATGAAAATGTAGATCCGATAAATGGTCCTTTACCTAGTGGTCAATTAAGTTTAGATAGTATAAATGCATTATTGAATAGATAACATATGGCTTTTGGTAATAAAAAAATATATCCTATAGATCTTAAACCTGGTACAGCCATTGGTGTATCTATCCCTTTTAATGCTCCTGGTGTATTTTTTTCTACATACACTACTAAAGATGCTATTAGAAATAATCTATTAAATTTATTTTTAACCAATAAAAATGAAAGATACTTAAATAACTTATTTGGGGCTAATTTAAGAGCTTTTATATTTGAACAAATAACCAATGATAATTTAGATGATTTAGAAACTAACATTCAATATATGTTAGAACAATATTTTAATAATATAAAAATAAACAAAATAACAATAGACAAACTTCCAGATTATAATGAAATTAATATACAATTATATTATTCTATATTAAATACTGGAATTGAAGATGATATAAATATAATATTTTCATAATAATGAATAAAAATATAAAATATATAAATAAAGATTTTTCGGAATTTAGAGCTAATCTGATAGATTATGCTAAAACATATTTTCCAACTACATATAATGATTTTACTCCTGCATCTCCAGGAATGATGTTCTTAGAAATGTCAGCATATGTTGGTGATGTATTATCATTTTATTTAGATAACCAGATTCAAGAAAATTATTTACAATTCGCTAGACAATCTAATAATTTATTTGAATTAGCATATATGTTTGGTTATAAACCAAAAGTAACAGGAGTTGCTACTACAAACATAGATTTATATCAAAAAATTCCATCAATATTATCTGGCTCTGAATATGTTCCTGATTTTGATTATGCTTTATTTATAAATTCAAATTCTACAGTATCAGATTCAAATGGTATATCATTTTTGATTGAAGAACCTGTTGATTTTTCATCATCTAGTTCTTTAGACCCAACAGAAATATCTGTATATGAAATATCAGCTGGTAATCCTACTTATTTTTTACTTAAAAAAACTAGAAAAGCAATATCATCTACTATTAATACAACAACATTTAGTTTTGGTTCTCCTACCCCATTTCCTACAGTAGAAATAAATGCTTCAAACATAATAGGTATTTTAGATGTTATAGATAGTGAAGGAAATACATGGAATGAAGTAGATTATTTAGGTCAAGAAATGGTTTTTGATTCTATTAAAAACACAAATATTAATGATCCTAATTTATATATATATAATGACACACCATATTTATTAAAACTTAAAAAAACCCAATATAGATTTACAACTAGATTTAAAAATTCAACAACATTACAAATCCAATTTGGTGCAGGGAATAGTTTAGATACTGATGAAACTATAATTCCAAATATGGATAACATAGGATTAGGATTACCATTTGAACAAACTAAATTAACTACTGCCTTTTCTCCATCTAATTTTTTATATACTAAAACATATGGTATTTCTCCATCCAATACAGTATTAACATTTAGATATTTAACAGGAGGTGGAGTATCATCTAATGTTTCTTCAAATACATTAACTAATATCAATGGTGATATATCATTTTTAAAATATAATTTAAATAATATAACTGCTAATGATATATTCAATTCATTAGCTGTTACTAATCCAGAAGCAGCTTCTGGAGGAGGTGATGGTGATACAATTCAGGAAATAAGACAAAATTCATCAATGAATTTTGCTTCTCAATTAAGAAATGTAATCCCAAATGATTATTTGGTAAGATCATTGAGTATGCCTTCAAAATATGGAAGTATATTTAAAGCATATATTGAACCTACTAAAATTAGAAATTCATCATCTAATAAAAATGAAGGAATTTTGGATTTATATGTGTTAACTCTTAATAAAGATGGAAACCTAAATACTGCTTCAATTGCACTTAAACAAAATTTATCTACTTATTTATCACAATATAGAATGGTAAATGATTCAATAAATATAAAAGATGCATTTATTATAAATATAGGTGTAGATTTTGATATAATAATATTACCTAATTATAATACTAATGAGGTATTAACAAACTGTATAACAGCTCTTCAAAATTATTTTGATATATCCAAATGGCAAATAAATCAACCGATAATGCTTAAAGAAATATATATATTGTTAGATAAGATAGATGGAGTACAAACTGTTAAATCAGTAAATATAACTAATAAAACTGGAGAAAATATAGGTTATTCTAAATATGCTTATGATATATCTGGAGCTACTAAGAATAATGTTGTTTATCCATCTTTAGACCCTATGATTTTTGAAATAAAATACCCATCAACTGATATATCAGGAAGATGTTCATCATTTTAATTAATTTTTTTAATATTAAATAATGGCTGTTTATAAAATATTCCCAACCAAAGATGCTACAATATACTCATTATACCCTAATAAAAATACAGGACTAGATGAAATAATTGAAACTTCATTAGAAATAGGAAATTCTGAAAATCCATTTCCCCAAACTAGTAGATTTTTAATTAAATATGACACTAATGATATAACAAATGTCATAAATAATCTAATATCAGGTTCAGAATGGAAATCAAATTTGAGATGCTTTATAGCTACAGGGGAAGCAATAAGTTCAGATACAACATTAGAAGTATATCCTATATCACAATCTTGGGATATGGGTAATGGTAAATACTCATTTATTCCTGAAATACAAAATGGGGTAAGTTGGATTTGGAGAAATTATACTAGTGGAAGTATGTGGGAAACTAGCTCATATTCTCCAGGAACTACCGGTTCGTATAGTACATCTTCATCAATGGGAGGTGGAACATGGTATGTAACTCAATCTTTAAGTGGTTCCCAAGTATTATCATATTATTCGGATAAAGATATAAATATAGATGTAACTAATATTGTTAAAGCATGGTATAGTGCATCAATAGAAAATGAAGGATTTATTATTAAGCAAAAAGAAGAATTTATTGATAATATAAATGTTCAACCAAAAATAAAATACTTTTCAGTAGATAGTAATACTATTTATCCTCCATATTTGGAATTCATGTGGGAAAATAATATATTCTCTACAGGTTCATCATCATTACCAATTCTTAACGATTCACAATGTGTTATAACTATTGGAGAAAATTTAGGACAATTTTATAATGATAGTATATCAAAATTTAGAGTATATTCTAGACCTGAATATCCTGCTAGAACTTTCCAAACCTCATCATATTATGTTCAAAATTATTATTTACCTGATAATTCATACTATGCAATAAAAGATTTATATACTAATGAATATGTTATAGATTTTAGTAATTATACTAAATTAAGTCGAGATGAAACAAGTAGTTATTTTAATATATATATGAATGGTTTACAACCTGAAAGATATTATACTATTTTAATAAAAATAGAAATTGATGGACAAACAATAATATTTAATGATAATTATAATTTTAAAATAATAAATGGGTAATTTAAATAAAAAATTATATGTTAAAAACCAATATGAGAAAGTAATAGATACTAATTTTTCTCAATTGGCTACATCTCTATCTTCAAATAATATTCCTACTTCGACAATTACAATAAGTGAATTTTTTAAATACTATGAAGAATTATTTCTTGATATTCCTAAAAATGGAGAAATTAATTCTCATGAATATTTAATTAAAACTAGTACAGAATATGTTGGAGAAACATCAATAAATTCAGATATTCAAGCATTAATAGATGAAATTAATCTATTACAACAACAAAATTTAGAATTAAATCAACAATTAATCAACCTACAAGTTTCAGGTTCTAATGGATAAAAAGATATCAATACAAGCTATAAATCCTGAGTCATTCCAATTTCAAGAATACTCCATAAAAGATAATGAACTTATATCTAATTTCATTAAAGAAGATATAACTTTTAATCCTAATGAAAATTATATTGAATATATAATATTTGATTTAAATAAAAATATTTTATACCAAAATAACATTGGATACACAGGATATACAATCCAAGATGATAATATAATTTTAAATCCCCAAAATGATTTAGAATCACAGGGGTTTAATGAAGGGCAGTATTACACATTATATAATTTTTTAAAAAGAAAATTAACATCATCAGTTGATAAACCATTCTATATACAGGATATAAGTGCTGATAGAACAGAATTAAGATTAAATACTACTCAAATATCTAATTCTGATGTAATAGATTTAGTAAATGCATTTGCTGTTGAAATACAAAATAATCAAGGAGTATATTTAGATTTTTATTTGAATTTTGGTAATAATAATTTGATTATAGCTAATAATATTGCTTTAGATCAAAGTAATCCATTAGATCCAACAGTATTAATTAAATTATATGAACCTTTACCTGAATTATTTTCATTTAATGATAAATGTTGGGTTGTTGAAAAAATATCTGAATCTCAAGCATATAATATTGAATTAATAAGTATATTTTCAATAGATGATGATGCACAATTCATTAGTGGTCCTAATTTTAATATAGATATTCAAGATCAAATTAATAACTCAACTCCATATCAAAATTTAACCATATTAAAATCTAATACATCAGTTCCTGGTTCTGGAAGTTTGCAATACCAAATAAACAGTCTTTTAGCTGAAAAAGGAATTGAGATAAATATAGATTATACTAAATATTCTGATTTTATACATTTCTCATCAGCTCAAACTAGACTTGAAAATTTTTATTATAAATTATCATTAATAGAAGAATATAATAATAGTAGTAATCAATTAAATATTAGTGGTTCAAATATATATGTTTCTTCTAGTAAAGTAGTAATAGATAATAAAATAAATGACATAATAACAAATTTTGATGGATATGAATACTTTTTATATTATGAATCCTCTAGTAAATCATGGCCCAAAATTAATAACAATCCACCATATATAAATTTTTCAGTTACATCTTCCGAAGGTCAAACTTGGTTAACAGACCAAATATATTCAGCATCTTTATATGATTCTGAAAATAAAGATATATTATTAAATGCAATACCATCATATTTGAGAGAAGATGAAAATAATGAACCATATTTTTTGTTTACAAATATGGTAGGACAACATTTTGATAATATATGGTTATATATTAAAGATGTAACTAATAAATTTGATGCTGATAATAGATTAGAATTTGGTATATCTAAAGATATAGTAGCACAGGCTATTAGAGATTTAGGTATTAATATATATCAAAATAATTATTCATCAAATGATCTATATTCTGCATTATTAGGTTTAACAGTATCCGGAAGTATAATAAATATACCATATATAACTGGTTCACTCCCAACACCCTCAGGTTATGAATATATCAATAATGTGGTGTCATCTTCTAATAGTTCTAGTATTAAACCATTAGATGACGTAAATAAAGAAATTTACAAACGAATATACCATAACATTCCTGTTTTATTAAAGAAAAAAGGAACAGTTGAAGGATTAAAATTATTAACTAATATATATGGAGTAGATGATACTATTCTACGAATAAATGAATTTGGGGGTAAATCTTCATTTAATGAAACATGGGATAATTTCCAAAATCAATTTAATTATGCTTTTTATACTACCAGTTCTGGATACATTCAAGTTCCAATATATGTTGATACAAGTTCATATTCTGGTGGATATGGGATAGGAATTTATGGTACTGATATTTATGGTGGGGGAAATATGGGGAATAATTCATCATCTTTTACTATTGAATTTAGATTTAAAACAGAAGGTATTCCTAATTCTAGTTCATATGATCAAGTATTAGCATATTCACCTGAAAATAATTTTGTTTTAACCTTAGAATATACAGGTTCAGGATATAATAGTGGTTCATATTCAGGTTCAATTCCTGACCCATATAACGAATACGGTACATTGAAGTTTATTGATTTGACTAACTATACTTCTTCATCAATTTATTTACCGTTTTTTAATAAAGAATGGTGGTCCGTAATGTATAATTTTAATTAACTTTAAAAAATTAAATAAGAATGTTATATTCTAAAAATAAAATATATACTGGGTATGATGGGCATATTTTAGGATTTCAAAGTTCATCTAGTATTTCATCATCAGCTTTTTCTAATATTAGAAGTGGAAGTTTTTATTTATCTTCTCCTTCTGATTTAAATATAAATGGGAAAACATATACTCCATTTTCTGGTTCATTTCAAGAGTTAAGATTTTATAATTTTAATCTAGATGAAGATAAGTTTGATGATTATGTTATGAATCCATATTCAATTGAGGGGAATGAAGAAACAGGAACTAATACATCATTAAATAAATTAATATTTAGAGCTCCATTAGGGACAGTATTAGATAATGATATTTCATTATCTACTAGAATATCTGTTCATCCTAGTATTTCTAAAATTCCTTCAACATCTTCATTTTTTATATCTAGTTCTAATTTTACTAGTAGTATTTATACATTAAATGGAGTATATTCTTTTTCTCCTCAAACAGAAATAATATATCAAAAATCATTTAATTCTGGTATAAAAAATACAATATCAGAAAAAATAAAAATAACAAATTCAGATGATATATTAGATCAAACTTTATCTCAATATATTTCAATTCAACAAGAACATAATTCTGAGAATAACTTTAATAAAAATATAAATTATATAGAAGTTGGTTTTTCTCCACAAGATGAAGTAAATGATGATATAATAGAACAACTTGGATTTTTTAACATAGGTAATTATATTGGAGATCCAAGACAGATTTCATCTTCCTTAACTTTTTATCCAGATTTAAACAGATTAAGAGATGAATATTTTTCTAAATATATTAGTAATTACAATTTATGGGATTATATTAGACTTATAAAATTTTATGATAATTCATTATTTAAAATGATACAAGATTTTACCCCATCAAAATCTAGTTTATCAACAGGGATTATTATAAAACAAACTATGTTAGAAAGAAATAAATATCCATTACCACAAATTAATACTGATTCATCATTAACTACATTAGGTTAATAAATCTATTAAATAAAATATTAAATGACTAAAAACATATTAATAACAGGTTCAATAAATAGTTTTCCTACACAATCACATGGGCAGAAAATATATATTTCATCGAATGATAATGAATCTTTTCCAATAGAACATATACAAGCTGGAAATGGAGGTACATTACCTAATTTTGATGGAAAAATATATACTGATAATTTATTTTCCAATATAACCCAATCATGGTCAGGTTCTGTAGATTCAATATCTGGGAAAGTTGTTTTTATTCATGATAATGAAGATGAATTCATAAATGGGGAATATAGCGGTTCTCAAATTCAAATTTCTACTCAAAATATAACATGTGATGATTGTGTTTCTTTATTAAATTCACCTACTTCATCTTTTGAATATAACATTTTTCTATATTCTACTCCTTTAATCCCATTACCAACACTTGCTGGAGATATAGGATTAGAATGGGTAAATAATTTTCTTAATAATAATACCACACCAAATGAAGGAGAAATTTATATATTAAATGTATATGAACAAATATCTATATTTCCATCCCCTGAATATTCTAGAAGTGTTAAATATATAAAAATAAATAAATCAGATGTAAACAGTAATGATAATTCATCATATTTATCAAACATAGATAAATTAAGAATAATATTTTCAGACATAGGAGTTAAAGAATTTAACATACAGTCAATAACCGAATATCCAGATTATTATTTATATTTTATAATACCTAATACTTTATTTCCTTCAACTACATCTGATAATAATATATTGGATTATAGATTAGATGTATCAGTTGGGTTAAGAAAAATATTAAGTAATACTATTACCCCAATAACTAACTATTCAGTAGCTGTTGATTCATTAGATGCTTTTAATTCATCTAGTGGTATATATGTTGTCCCCAATACACCCAATATAAATTTAATACATACTGCTTCATTTATAGGTTTAGTAACAGGTTCTACAGGTACCGCTATTTTTTATATTAAAGATATATCGAATGGTAGTACATTGATTAGTGAATCTTTTGTTACTAGTAATACCCCAATATATTATGAATATACATCTTCAGTTCCTATGCTCGAAAATAATCAATATAGAGCATATTTCTATGCTATAGATCATGAACTGACAATAGATAGGTTTAATTGGGACATTACCCAATCTATTGACCCTCAGGGAGTATATGTAAATCCAGTATTACCTGAACCTTTTGTTTTAGGTAATTTTGAATATAGTGATTGTAATTCATTACTAAACAATGCTACCAATCTTGAATATGATTCTAAATTCTTTAAAGTTAATTATGATAGTGGTCAACTGATTCCTACTAACCAACAACAGATAATATCAGGTTTAGCAGAAATAGCTCCTGTAAATCCTTCAAATTATACATCTAGAGCTCAAATTCTCCCTAGATATGTTGGAGTTAGAAATTCATCAGATAATATAAACATATCATCAAGTAATAATGTTATAGGTATATCAAATTCTGAGAATATAAATTTAGGTATTCCATCAAATGAATCAGTAGTAAATAATATGAATACTTATTTTGCTTATTTTGATTGGTTAGGAGGAACAACACCTGAGTTTAAAGATAAATCTGCAGCTCATATTCTATATTTAATAAATGAAGATGGAGATGTGTTGGTCCCTAATATATCTAGTTCATATTATTATAACTTAATAAATACATTTACATCTGGTGAAAAAACCAACATAATATTAAATGGAGAAAGTGGTACTACTTCTAATTTAGGAAGTAAATATATACTGCAATCTGGGGTTATCCCATGGGGGATAATAGCATCTCAAACAGGTAGTGAAGAAAATATACAATCCAAAATGTATTTTGGTAATTCAAATGCTTCTATCCCTAATTATTATTCAGTATTTAGTACCAAAGATGAAGGCTCAGGATATTTAGTTATAAATAATGCTTCTGAAGAAGTAATACAATTTGAAAACACTCCAATTATAATAAATAATACGTCGTTATCAGATTTAAATTCACCTTTATTAGTAGATGATGTAATTACAATAAATAATACTTCTAATTTAACTCAAGTAGCAATACAATTAAATTTATTAACATCATTAATTATATCAGGAATTAATCCACCATATAGCTCATATAATATTACAATATCTATAATTAAAGAATCAGGAGGAATCGAAGAAACAATATACACAAACCAATTTCCAGTAACATATGGTCTATCTAACAATATTAATATAACATCTCCTTTTAATCAAACAATTAATGGAGATAAATATTATATTAAAGTATACAATCCATCTGGGTATTATAATTTAAGAATAAAAAATAATGGTAGTACTCAAATAAGTAAATGTACCGTAATCCAAAATCCTCCTGCTATAGTTTCATCAGCATCATATGGTGGTTCTGATAAATATTGGATAACAGGTTCATCATCTAAAAATATATTAACAGGTTCACAATTTGGTTCATTATATAATTCTACTAATCCTTTAACTCAAATTAATTACTCTGGTTCGGGATATTTTGATTTTTTACCTTTTGAATTGAAAATAGGTGATCAAATTAGATTTGAAGGTGATGAATTTCAAACATATGTTATACATAATGTATTTAATGATACATCTAATCAAACTTTATACTTAACCTTAGATAAAAATATAATAGATGGTACAGAAATAAATTCATTTTTAATTCGTAGATATCACCCCCATCCTAATTTTGTAACATTAGATTGGGATTTATATGGATATAACGGAGGTAATGGATTCCTAATTCCTGAATATGTTAATAATAATATTAAAAACAATTTTAATAAAATAGTATTTAATCTTAAAGAAAAAGGGATAATTTAAAATAAATTTATTATATTATACTATAATTTTATAAAAACAAAATATTTATAATTAAAATTAAAAAAATGGGATATCTTTCAAACCAAGTAATTACAGTAGATGCAATACTAACAAATAAAGGAAGACAATTGTTAGCTAAAAATGATGGTTCATTTAGAATTACTCAATTTGCTTTATCTGATGATGAAATAGATTATACTATGTATAATCCAAATCATCCATCTGGTTCATCATATTATGGTGAAGCCATATTAAATATGCCTCTTTTAGAAGCATTTCCTTTGGAAACTCAAATAATGAAATATAAATTAGTTACTTTACCAAGAGGAACAGCTAAAATGCCTATCTTAGATTTAGGATATACATCAATAGTAATAAAACAAGGGGCTTCATTAGCTATTACTCCTCAAACCCTTAATTATTTTGGAGGTAATACATTCGAAACATCTGGTTATACTTTTACAATATCTGATGTTAGATTAATGGGGACTTTTGAAGGAGTAGGAATTAATACTCCATCAGTTCAAGCATTAAATTCATCTACTACTTTAGGAACAGACGTATCTAAAACAGTAGTTGGAACTACATTGAATATAAGAGCAACAACAGTAAACACATTATTCGGTTCTAATAACCAACTTCAAGCAACATTAACTGTAGAAGGTAGAGATAGTGGTGCTAGATTAACAATTCCAATAACAGTTACAAAAATATCATAAATATAAAACATGGCAGGAACATTCATAAGATTAAACCCAGAAGATTTCGTTGTAAGTTCAGATTCAATCACAGCAACAATATGGACTGGAAATACCCCAGAACTAACAACTTTTTACACATCATCTGTGCAAGTTGCAGGTTCATCAGGAGATTTTTATTACAATATATACCAATCTGATCCTTCATCAGCTGACGATGCTGAAATCCAATTTGCGATAGCATACGGTAATAAGCAAGGAAGTGGTAGTAGTTGGTATAACAATGCGGTAGCTGGAGCTTCACCAACTCGAAGTACATATGGTCAATATAGAACTCTAATTTTAGGTGATGAAAATAGTGAATTTATATTTGGTAATGTAACATCATCAGATTTTTGGGTTATATCCTTAGACAGAACAAGATATAAACAATCTTTATTTCCAGGTTCAATGACATTATTATTATCAGGCTCATCAGGAACAATATCATTAACTGATAATAGCCAATATGTGTCATCAATAGTATTTAATGATGCTGGTAGAGTATATCAATTAATTAGTGGATCTGCAGGAACTGGATATTTTGGATCAGGTGTTGATTCATCAACAGGATACAGTCCATCTTCAGGATCATATGGATATTTACTCCCAGATATAGGAACAATATTATTAAACCCATTAGCTTTATCCCAATCTATAGGTTTAGTTCCTAATAGATCATCTAATTCTGATGGTTTAAATTATCAAACATTATATAACGCAATAAAAGGAGCTCAATCTTTTAGATTAAATAGTCAAGAAACTATATCCTCAGATTATATTTTTATTAGAGCAAAAAATGCCGAATTTAATTATACTGAAAACCCAAGCTTTATTTCAGGAAGTACAGGAGAATTAGTATATAGTTCTTTTATAAATAATCCTCAAACTTATCCTACTACTATTGGTTTATATAACGATAACAACGAATTATTAGCTGTAGCTAAATTATCTAGACCTTTATTAAAAGATTTTACTAAAGAAGCATTAGTGCGTGTGAAAATAGACTTTTGAGTTTGGGGTTAGTAAATTTTATATATTTATAATAAATAATTATATGAAAGGAAATTGTGATTTAGTAATCTGTCAAATATGTCAACAAGAGATGTCTTTTGGTAGAATTAAAAGACATCTTATTTCTCAACATAAAGATACAACAATAAATCAATATATACAAACATATTGGTCTACTTTACCTTTACATAAACCATGTGAAATATGTAAAAATAATATAGTTTATAAATATAAAACATGTTCAAAAGAATGTAGATCTAAATTAGAACACGGTCATAAAGGTAAACCAAAACCAAAAGGATTTATGTCTGAAGATCATAGAAATAAACTAAGTAAGACTCAAAAAGGAAAACCCGGTCCTTTTAAAGGACATAAACACTCAGACTATATAAAAAATAAATTAAGAGAAAAACAAAAAGGAAAACAATATTTTCTAAATCATTCTCATTCGGAAGAATCTAAAAGAATAATGTCTGAAAGTAGAAAAGAATATTATGCTAAAGGAAATGAACCCTGGACTAAAAACAATCCACATACTTTTAAAACTATAGAAAAAATTTTCGCTAAAAGACCAATGAATAAATTGGAAAAATTTGTATCTTCCATATTAGATAAAAATAATATAAAATATCATTTTCAATTTTTTATCAAAAATAAAGAAGGTATATGTAAATCATATGATTTTAGAATTAAAGATACTAATATTTGAATAGAAATAGATGGTGACTATTGGCATGGTGGGTCTAGTTTAGAAAAACATTTTTATAAACTGGATGAAGTAAAACAAAATGATTTATTTAAAAACCAATTAGCCAAAGATAATGGATTTAAATTAATAAGAATATGGGAAAGTAATATTTACAATAAACCAGATATAATATTAGAAAAAATAAATGGGTGCATATAAACAACTATTAACCTCAGATGTTATTTTAACCCCATTAGAAGTAAGTAAAGATTTTTATTTTGAAGGAATAACATCTTTAACTTCATCTAATGTTGGTATAGATAGATTATTAGGTAGAAATATAGATTATAATATATTTGATCCAGACATTGATCCCAAAACTGGAAATGATTATCAACAATATCAGAGATTAATATATAATTCTATAAAAGTTTTATATTATTCTAATTATTTAAGTTCTAGTTATGGAGATAATGTTAATTTACCAATATTAATCCCTGGTAGAGACAATGCTGGGGATAGATATATAGGCTCAACTCAGAATCCTCAATATTATAATTATTCTCAATCTAGTTTAACTTATCCTAAATTTTTTCCTACATCTTCTGATGCGTATATTGGAATAATATCTATTCCAACTAAATTAATAGGAGATTATATTAAACCTAATTCTTTTAGATATACATGTGATAGCGGTAGTATATATGATGATGGAGAAGGTAATATATTATTATCTGGTAGTAGTATAATAGGTAATATATTTTACCCTCATGGATTAGTAACTATAACATCTGGTTCTGATGATTTTATATTGAATTTTATTACTTCATCTAATATTACATGTTCATTTAATAGTTCATATACTATACATGAAAGCCAATATAAATGTACTATTCGTGAAAATGAATTTAATTTTTCATTAAATCCAAGTCTTATTTCGGGTAGTACAGAGGGTATACCTTATGGATTTGTTACTGAATCATATTTTTCTCCATATATAACTACTGTTGGGTTATATGATGAAAATCAAAATTTATTAGCTGTAGGTAAATTAGCTCAACCCTTACCATCTTCTCCTACAACTGATACTACAATAATAATAAATATAGATAGATAAATGTGGTTTTATAAAGATAAAAAAATAGAAAATATAGAAGATTTTGGTGATAATATACCTTTTGGTTTTATATATATCACAACTCATATTCCTACTGGAAAAAAATATATAGGGAAAAAATCATTATTCCATAATGTAAAGAAAAAACTTACAAAAAAGGAAATATCACAACAAATAGGTCCTGGTCGAAAAACTATAACCAGAGTTATTCAAAAAGAATCAGATTGGAAAAAATATTATGGATCAGCAAAATACATTACTGATTTAATCAAACAAGGTAAACAATCTGAGTTCATTAGGGAAATATTACATATAGTATATAATAAAAAATTATTAACATACTATGAATGTAAATATTTATTTACTTATGGCTCCATAGAAAATCCAGAAGAATGGATAAATGATAACATTCAAGGTCGTTTTTTTACTCAAGATTTTATAATATAATTTGAATATCCAAATTTTTATTATTATATTTACAATAATTTAGATAAAAATTAATGGATAATATTGAATTAACAAATTTATTAGATTCAGTTTTAGGTAATGGAAAATCTACTTCTAGAGGAAATAGAGCATACCATTGTCCTAAATGTGGGCACCATAAACTAAAATTGGAAATAAATTTGAATTCAAATTCCCCCAATTTTCAATCATATCAATGTTGGGTATGTGGATTTAAGGGGAAAAAATTAAAAACTCTGTTTACTAAATTAAAAGTTGATTTGAATAAAATAAATCAACTTAAAAAAATAACAGGAGTAAAAAATGAAAATACAGGAATATCCAAAGAAGAATATAAGTTTGTATTATTACCTAAAGAATTTATTTCTTTAATAAATCCTCCCTCTACTTTAATCGCTAGAAAAGCATTAAGTTATTTAAAGAAAAGAAATGTATCTGAATATGATATTATTAAATATAATATAGGTTATTGTGAATATGGGCCTTATTCTAATATGATAATAATACCTTCATACAATAATGAAGGAAATCTAAATTTTTTTGTAGCTAGAAATTTTGACCCCAATTCAAATATAAAATATTCTATTCCTGATATTCCTAGAGATATTATATTTTTTGAATTATTTATAAATTGGGATGTTCCTATAATTTTATGTGAAGGAGTTTTTGATGCTATAGCTATTAAAAGAAACGCAATTCCATTATTAGGAAGTAATATTCAACATAACTTAATGAAAAAAATAATAAATTCATCAGTTAAAAAAATATATATTGCTTTAGATAAAGATAAGAAAGCTATTAAAAAATCAATAGAATATTGTGAAATATTAATAAATGAAGGTAAAGAAGTTTATTTAGTAGATTTTGATAAAAAAGATCCAAGTGAATTAGGATTTAAACAATTTACATTAAATATCCAAAATACTTTACCCCTAACTTTCTCAGATATACTTGAGAAAAAATTTGAAATTATATGAGTGATAAACAATATAATAATCCATATGATAGAATATTAGAAATATCAGAGGATTATGAGCAAATAACTTTACCTGATTCTAGATATTATAGGAGAAATGGTAAATATTATCCTTCTGTTACATATGTTTTAACATATTATCCTAAAGGAAAACAATATGAAACTTGGTTAAAACAAGTAGGTTTTGCTTCTGACTATATAGTAAAAAAAGCATCAGAAGAAGGAACCCAAGTTCATGAGTTAGTAGAAAAATATTTAAAAGGGGAGGAATTGAATTTTTTTTCAAATAAGGGGATTCCATTATATAATCCAGATGTATGGCAGATGTTTTTAAAATTTGTAGAATTTTGGGAAACATATAATCCCAAATTAATTGAAACAGAAATCCATTTATTTTCAGATACTTTAGAAGTAGCAGGAACTTGTGACTTAATAGTAGAAATAGATGGTGAACTATGGTTAATTGATATAAAAACATCAAATAACATTCAACCCCAATATGAGTTACAAACATCAGTTTATGGGCAGTGTTATTATGAATGTTATGGAAAAAAAATAGATAAATATGGCATTTTATGGTTAAAATCATCTAAAAGAAAACCATCAAAAGATAAAATTCAAGGTAAAGGTTGGGAAATGTGTTTACCAACTAGAACCCATGAAAATAATATAGAAATATTTAAAATGATAAAAAGATTATTCGAAATTGATAATCCATTACATTCCCCATCATTTGAAACATTTAAAACAAGTATAAAAAGAAAAGATATATAAAATATTTATGTATGTATTTTAATTATAATATAAATGATAGATATAAATAAATTAACCCAAGAAATGATATCACCTATAATAGATGAAGGTAAAAATATAGGTGTTTTATATCATTTTACGAGTCCTATAAATATATGGAATATTTTAAGTCAAAATGAATTAAAAGGATCTAAAGTAGAAATAGAATATGCTGATAAACCAGGTAGTCAAGATTCGGATGAAATAATATCATTTAGGAAAGATTTAAATTCATTAAAAAATAAAGATATAAAATATCTATATTATGTTTCTACAACTCGAAATCGACTTTTATATAAAAAAAATACAACAATTAATGGAGATACAATTAGAATAGCATTAGATGGGAATAAATTATCTAATAAATACAAAATAGTTCCATTTTATTATTTTTCTCAAGAAATGTCATCAACTGACGTAGCTCCTAAAGATATTCAAGATGAATCTGAAGAACGTATTTTGTTATATACTAAATCATCAATTCCAAATTTAAACGAATATATAATAGATATAAATATTATTTTAGATAAAGCTAAAGGTTATTCACATATTTCATATATTAAAGATTTAATAGAAGAGTATCCTGAATTAAAATCTAAAACACTATTTAAAGAAAAACCTATACTTTTCAGTGATTTTATAAAACAATACTCTAAATACGATGAAGAAGAAATATTAGAAGTTAAAGAAAAAATCAATGAAAACAAATTATACCAGCCTGATATATCTACTATTAAAGATAATATATATTCTTTAACTAAATTTATAAAAAAGGAATTGGAATTACAATCATTACCTAAAATTAAATTTATAAATAATGATGAGGATAATGCATCTAAACCTTTAGGTAAAACAGCATATTATGATCCCAATAATAAATGTATTGTTTTATACACTTTAGGAAGACATCCTAAAGATATAACTAGGTCATTTTCACATGAAATGATTCATTTTAAACAAGATACCGAAGATAGATTAAACAACATATCTACTCAAAATATAAATGAAGATGAATATTTAGCAGAACTTGAACGAGAAGCATATGAAAAGGGTAATATGTTATTTAGAAGTTGGGAAAATTCAATTAAATAAAATTCTATGTATAAATTAACAGATCTATATAATCAGATCAAAAATGAAAATTTAAATATTACTAAATATAATATATTTTGTGATATGGATGGAGTATTATGTGATTTTGATTTTAGATTTGAACAATATGGAAATATATCTCCTAAAGCTTATGAAATTAAACATGGAGCTGAAAATTTTTGGAATTTAATTAATAAAATAGGATATGAATTTTGGTCTAAAATGCCTTGGATGAAAGATGGAAAACAATTGTGGGATTATATAAAAACATATAACCCCAAATTACTGTCAGCTCCTTCGAAACACTCATCTTCAAGATACGGTAAAAGATTATGGGTTAAAGAAAATTTAGGTAATTACCAATTGATACTATCAGATAGAAATAAAAAACAAAATTATTCTAAAAAAAATAGAATATTAATTGATGATAGAGATGATACGATTATTGAGTGGAACAGTAGAGGAGGAATTGGTATACTCCATACATCAGCTAGTGATACTATTAAACAATTAAAAAATTTAGGACTATGAATAAATTTAAATATAAATTAACAATAAAAGAAAATTCTGAAGAAGAAAGTGGATTGAAGAAATTTCAAACCCAAAATGAATTAATATTACAATTATTAAAAGATTACAATGCTGATGATTTTATTAAAATATTAAATAACCCTGAAAATCTAAAACAAATATTCAGCAAAGAAGCATCAGGATTAAAAGATTTAGAAAATAAAGTATTTGGTGATAGACCAGGAATAGCTTCAACTATTAAAACTAATGTTAATATTTATAACGAAAACGGAAAAACTTTATATTCAAAAATAGAAGAATTAACTGGGGAAAAATTTGATAAAAAGGGAGTAGAAACACATAAAGATAAAGATGGTAAAATGTTATTTATATTTCCTAAAAAAACTTTATATAATAAAGAATTAGTAGAGAAATATTATAATAAGATTAGCGGAGAAACTGCTAAAAAATCAACATTAAAACCTGTTAAGATAGATGATTTTACATTAAAGTTTCAATTAATTGATGGTCCTATTCTTAAAAAAATATTAAATAATGCTGGTTTAGAATCTGGAGTTGATTATAAATTAACAAAACAAGAAATATCAGATAAATAATGTCAAATAGTATATTATCTAAAAATTTTAAACATCAAGATGTTAGACGTCTTCGTAATCTTATAACAGGAAACGAAACTGAAAAAACTAATTTAAGTGTAGGATATGAAAAGAAAAAAGAATTCTATATTGAAGGAGATATTTGGGAAGAAGATGGAAGACAATGGACTATAAAAAATGGTATAAAACAAAATATAACAAAGTTAGATTCTGCTAAAAAATTGATAAATGTTCCAATATTTTGTTCTTGTTGTAAAAATTTAATGAAACACAAATATGATAAATTATTTTATATTCAATATAAAAGATGTTTTAATTGTCAAATAGATTTTGAAACAAATTTACGTAAATTAGGATTATGGGAAGAATATGAAAAAAACATACTAAACTCAGATATAGATCATGTTATAGAAGATTACAATGTGTGGATAAATGAATTAATAAATACTTCAAATGATTCATTTATTTCTGAAAATGGTGATATAGAAATATGGAATGGTTCTGCAAAACAAAAATTGTTACAAAATAAAGATGAAACAATAAAATATTTGCAATCTCTTAAAAAATAAATTATGGACAAAATAAATGCTATCCTAACTATAGCTATTGCTTTGATAACTTCTGTATTTGGACCAATATTAGTAGAATGGGCTAAAAATAAATTTAGTAGTAATAAAGATATATTAGGTGAATCAATAAATACTGACGAAAAAATAGATAAACAGCTAGAAATATTACAAGAAGAACTTAGTTGTGATAGAATATGTTTATCTCAATTTCACAATGGTGGTCATTTTTTCCCCACAGGAACTTCAATAAAAAAATTTAGTATATTCTATGAACGAATTTCATCTAAAGTTCAATCTATAAAAAATATATTCCAAAACATTCCTGTATCTTTATATCCAAAGACATTTTCATTAGTATATAAAAATGGAGAAATAAGCATACCAGAATGTTCAAATAATGATCTAGATTGTGGGTTATTCCAGGTAAAAGGTAAAAAATATAAAACTAAATCATTTTATTTATTAGCTATAAAAGACATCCATGATAATTTTATAGGTACTCTTACTATATCTTATTATAATAAAGAACATAAATTATCTTACGAAGAATGGGTGTTAATAAGACAAAAATTAGGAGTAATAGGTGCTATTTTAACTAAATATTTACACGGAAAAAGATAATACAATATTTATTATTATAAATTAAATGATGAAACAATTTGAACATATGCAGAAATTAGCTTTTGGAGAAACTATTCCTGCAATAAAACATTATGATACATTAAATGAATCTAATAATCTTAAAGATACAATTAAAGGTTTAATTCATAAGTCTTTAGGTGAATCTAAAAAGAAAAAAAAAGATGTAGCTCCTCAAGAAGATATAGATATTGAAGACATTACTAATACTGATGACAGTGTAGATAACCAAGATGTATCTCAAGATGATACTCCATCTGAAGTAGATATAAACCCAAATATAAAAGCAATTCAAGATTCTCTAAATAAGGCTATGGCAAATGCTCAACAATTAGGAGATGAAAAATTAATAAACCAAATTGGTAATACCATCACAATGCTTGTTAGAACACAAGTTGTAGGACAACAACAAAACATAAATGAATAACAAATAATAAACAAATAAAAACTAAATATCTATGAACACACAAGAACTATTTGAACAAATTAGTGGGTTATATGAAACCGCAAAAGAAAACCATGAAGGTAAATTTAAAACTAATAAAGCTAAAACTCGTAAAGCTTTAAGTGAATTAAAAAAACTAATTTCAGCTTATAACAAAGCATCAGTAGCTGAAAGTAAAAGTAAATAATTTTTAAAACTCCCCAAATGAACCCCAGAGAATTATCAATTAAGAATCAGTTATATAATCAATATAAACAAAATAAAAGAGATTTTGTTTCAAAATATGGTGCTGATGCTGAAAAGGTAATGATGGGGAGAGCTATTACTTTAGCTAAAAATATGGTAGATAAGCAAGATAAACTAAAAATTAAAGAAACTATAAAAACAGTTTTATCATCTCCCATAAAAAAATCAGAAGAAGTAGATGATGATATAAATTCAGTTGATTATATTAAATCAAGATCGATTATATCATCACCTTCTTTAGATATATTTAAAAAAGAAAATGAAGAATCAAAAAATCAATTCAAAGAATATATTAGTTTATCTATTCCTTTATTAATAAGAATAATGGAATATTCTAGAGAAGATGCACATAATGATCTTGATTTACATTTTGTGTTAGAAAATATCATACAATTATCTAAATCCAAAGATATTTTAAATATGAGTGATTATGAAAGTATAGTATCACCATATATAAAACTTGATTAATATGAATAAACGAGAATTAAAAGAAAAAATAAAATCAATATATAACAATGTTATTGATAATAAAACTAAAAATATAGACTTAGATACATCTACTTCTATATCTTTAGACACAACTCGCTTTCCAGTATTAGTCAAATTTCCTACTCTTAAAGATGTTATTATATTATTGTTAACAGAACAATATGAATTATTTATAAAAGATATAGAATGGGTAGCTCCTAGACCTACTACTTTTAGAATAGTATTAGCTAATGAACAACCATTTTATTTAATATACACTGATAGAACATGGATTGGTAAAGTTGAGGGTAAAAAATATTACTTATTAAATTTAAGTGAAGAGCAAAATTGTATTGAATCTATTGCTCGAATTTTATCATATGGAGCCAAATCCGAAGTCAATAAAGAAAAAATAACACCATCATCACAATCACAAGAACAACCTGTTTCTTCTCCTGAAGATATTAATCAAAATGAATTACCTAAAGATGATTTAGGATCAGAAGAAGAAATTAGCGAATAAATTAGTTATAAAAATGTTTAAACCTTTAACCATTTATGATTTAAGTAAAAGGGGAGGATATCGTTTTGATATTTTATCGAATAAAATAATAAATGAGATTCCATTTAATTTAGTTAATGGAGAGAATAAAATATTAAAATTTGATAGAGATGAATATTTAGATCTTTTTCTAAATAAAAAAATAATAACATGTAAACATATGTTTCATCCTATTAATAAATTCCCATTTTTTACAGACATTCAAACTCAATATTCCATTTCAGATCTAACTAAAGATCAATCTTTTGGTGGAAAAGGTACAGGTTCAGGAACAGTAGTTGAAGATTATAATTTGAATTTATTAAATTTAAAATTATATGAATTAATTAATAAACATGGGGGGTATATAGATGTATTAATAAAAAATAAAAAATACAAATATGTACATAAAGCTATATCCCAATCTGGTACTCCAAAATCTGATTTTAATATAATAAACACATCAAATGAACCTGTTATATTTATTTCCCATAAAAAAGCAGGAATCCATGGTCCTTCCCCCGATGATTTTATTAGATGGAGTGGATACACTAGATATAACAATGATCTTGAAGTATTATACTTTAATGATAGATTAAATGATTTTATATATTTAAATAGTTTAGATGGGGTTCCAAACCAAACTCGATTTATTTATAAATTAAAAAATATAAATTTAATTCATAAGTTAATATATGGTTCAGAATATGGTAATGAAAATCATGGGCCAGATAATATAAACATAATATTACAAGGTAATATAAATTTACACAACATATATAAAAACATATATAAATTAACTGCTGAACATAGTTATATTCCTCCATCTATCCCAAAAAATATGTATTACCCATATTTAACTGCTGGTTATAGAGCAGACAGAAATATGTTTAATATCAAAAATAACGAAGCGATAGTTATGACTAAATCTACTGCTCATAAATCTTCCAATGTATATGAATTGAAAAAAGATAAATTCATCAAAATTAAATAATATTTATATTCATGGAAAATATAAGAAAAATAATAAGAGAAATATTAATAAAACAAACTACACAACATAAATGTAGTTGTGGATGTAATACATGTGAAAATGTAGGAAATCCTGGTCCAATTCTTAATGAAAATATATCATCAAGAATTATAATGTCTGAAAATATGAAATATCATATTGATAACAAAGTAGCTCTTACAGAAAATACATTTAGATACGGCTCAGATGCATTTTTAGATTTATGGGCTGAAGCTCGTTATTTATATTCTCGTAATGCTATTTATGTAAATGATCTAGATAAAGAAATATTATTCGAAACTAATTTAGGTGAGTATGGAATGTATGAAGGTAAAAAAGTACCTTTAGACTTACCTATGTTGGAGGAAGAGGAATTAGAAGAATCTAAAGATAAAAAGAAAAACCCACCAATTGGAAAACCAAAACGTGGTGGTTCTAAAAAATTTTATGTATATGTTCGTGATCCAAAAACTAAAAAAATTAAAAAAGTTAGTTTTGGAGATACAACTGGTTTATCTGTAAAAATTAATGATCCTAAAGCTAGGCGAGCTTTTGCTAAACGACATAGATGTGGTACTGGAGAATCTAAAACTAGTGCGCGATATTGGTCATGTAGACTTCCTCGCTTTTCCAAACTTTTAGGATTAAAAAGTTCTTATAGTGGTTTTTGGTAAAGGGACGGCCCTACCAATATTTATAATAAAACAAAATATGACATATGTTTATATTATAACCAATAAAATTAATGGAAAAAAGTATATTGGTTCCTCTCGAAAATCTCAAATTGACGAAAATTATTATGGTAGTGGTAAAGTAATAAAAGATGCTCTAAAAAAATACGGTAAAAACAATTTTACAAGAGATATACTTTGGCAAGGTGAAGGAGATGCCCGTGATATAGAATCTCAATGGTTAGAATACTTTCATGCTTCAACAAATCCATTATTTTATAATTTAACTAATGATGCTAAAGGAAATAATCTTCATAAAGAAGAAACCAAAAAAATAATTAGTGAAAAATTAACAGGTGTTGCTAAACATTCATTTGAACAAAAACATAAATGGAGTAAAGAAAGAAAAGGAATCCCAAATCCTAAAGGAGGAGGGAAAGGAATCTTAAAACCAGGAGTCTCAGAAGCCCATAAGGGTAGGATAAGTCCCAATAAGGGAAATGGAAAACAAGTAGCTTTATATACAATATCTGGAGAATATATTAAAACTTATTCTAATTACTATGACCTAGCTATTGATCTCCAAATAAATCCAGAAACAGTAAGATGTCAACTTATTGGAAAAGCTCAAACTATTAAGAATAAGCAATATAAAGCGCAATATGTATAATAGCAATGTGGTAATATGAAAATTTCAGACCTTAAACAACTTATTCAAGAAGAATTACGTTTAATACGTGAAGATTCTGCTTCTAAATTATATAAATTGGAAGGACATTTAATTACCGATACTGATAAAAAAACCCAATCTCAAATTCTATCTGATATAAGGTCAATCCCAGGTATAACAACCGTAGATACTAGAGAATATACTCCTCGTTTACCTAAAAAAGGACGTGAATATGATATATTAACTGTAAAAATTGATCCTTATCCTTATATTAAAGATGGAGAACAATTTACAATTGAAACTTTAAATAAAATTGTAAACTCGATTAATTCAATCAAAGGTATAATTAAATTCAAAGTTGATAACCCCCAATTAATTAATATTGGAATATGATTAGTTTAATTGGATTATTAAAAAATATTCTTTTAGAAGAAAAGAAAAAAGCAGATCGTTGTCTTCGTATTGCTAGACGCAAAAACAAAAAGTCATCAGCATATAGATCAGGTCAAATTGTTAGATGTCGTCAGGGTGATATTTGGAAGAATTTGAAAGAAGATAATGAATTAGAAAAACTAGGAATCAAATTTTTTAACTATGTTCCTTATTCATTTGCTCCAGATTTAAATTCTTTAAATAGAGAAGAGCATACTTTAGTAATGAATGATCTACGAAAAGAAAGAATGGGATTAATAGATTATTTGAAATTTGTTAATTCTATGTCTGATGATCCTATATATAAGGATATTTTTTCTAAATTAATTAGATCAAATAAAGATAAAATCAATTTTACTCTAGATCAAAATGAAATATTTGAATATGAAGGACCAATTAAACTTCAAAAATTCAAAAATTTTTATGAAAAATATGAAGATCGTTTTCCAAATTGGGCTTCTGAAAATAAAAGATTGTATACTGATACAGTCAATGCTTTAAAATCATCATTAAATGAAACCATATACAGACATAGAAATTACAGATAGATATATTATTCGTGAATTTGATGAAAATGTAAATCCTATTGAATTAATGTGGCATCGAGATCTTAAATCTCGTAAAATAACTGTATTAGAAGGTAATGGATGGTATTTTCAAAAAGATAATGAATTACCTATTGAACTTAAAAAGGGAACTAACATATTTATATCCGAAAAAATATGGCATAGAGTCATAAAAGGAATAGATACATTAAAAATAAAAATAGAAGAATGAAATCAACTGAATTAAAACAACTTATTAAAGAATCAATTCAAGAATATATTCGTGAAATTGATGAAGCAGGAAGTATTGCTGCTTTAGAAGCTAAAATAGCTAAAACTCAAGAAGCTATTGAATTACGTGAACGAAAAATGAATATGGAAGGGATTGATGAAGCATATCATGATATGCTTGATAAAGGAAAAATGAAAGAATTAGAATCTGAAATTAAATTGCTTAAAAAAAGCGCTGATAAATATGATAAGCAATTGAAAAAAATGCAATCAAAAAAATCATCAAAACCAGAATCTAAAAAAGAAGAAACCCAAGAAACAATAGATGAAATCCTTCCAGAAGCTTCTGATATAGATATAAATGAAACCGAAACTAAAAAGACTAAAGAGCAAATTAATGAATCATTTGTTCGTATGCAAAAACGAGCTGGTTTATTATAAATTAGATAAATGCATCCGTTTAATAAAACAATTTACAAATACAATATAGGTAAAGGAGCTACATTGAAATTCAAAGGTGATCCTAATACTTATTATTTTGAAAGATTTAATCCAAATGGATACTCTATATTTTGTAAAATAAATCATCATTCATCTGTATTTAACAAACATACTAAAAATTTGGAAAAAATAAATGGTAGAATAATTAGTAATGATGACGTTATTAATTTATTAACTATGAATAAAAAACAGATAAATGAAGAATTTACACGTATGCAGAAATTAGCTGGATTATAAGCTTTTTATCTTTAAATAAAAAATTAGGCCTCCATAGAGGTCTTTTTTATTTTTATTGCTAAATAAAATCTATGAATATATTTTATATTAATGAAGATCCGATTATAGCAGCTCGTGAGTTAGCAGATAATCATATTAGAAAGATGCAAATTGAAAGTGCACAAATGTGTTGTACAGCACATTGGGAAACAGGAAATGAAGCACCATATAAACGTGCTCACAAAAATCACCCATCTACTATTTGGACTAGACAATCTATACACCATTACAGATGGCTTGTAAAACATGGATTAGAAATATGTAATGAATTTGAAAAACGTTATGGTAAAGTACATGCTACTAAACAAATATTATTGTGGTGTAAAGACAATGAACCTAATTTGCCTAATAGTGAGTTTATAGAACCTCCACAATGTATGCCTGAAGAGTTTAAGAAACAAAATACTATAGAGGCTTATAAAAACTTTTATATTAATGATAAAGTAAAAATTAAAGGATTAAATTGGAAAAAGCTAAATAACAAACCAAAATGGGTAAATTAAAATTAGCAATAATTGGTAGTAGAAGTTTTACAAATTATGATTTATTGGAGAAATCTTTAGAACCATATAAATCTAAAATATCTTTAGTTATATCAGGTGCTGCAAAAGGTGCTGATTCTTTAGGAGAAAGATGGGCACTTAAAAATAACATTAAAACACTAATATTTCTTCCAGATTGGGAACAATATGGGAAAAAAGCAGGAATTATTCGAAATAAAGATATAATAAATAATTGTGATTGTGCTATTGCATTTTGGGATGGTATTTCTAAGGGAACACAACATGCTCTTTCTTTATGTGAACAATTAAATAAACCATATAAAATAATTAATTATATAAATGAAAAATAATAAAAAAATCGATAAAATATTTCCTAAATCTGAATCTCAATTAGAAAAAAACAAAAATAATAATTCTAATTTAATGTCTGATTATGATTTAATGCGTCATATCAAAGATGAAGGTATGGAAGATATGATTATAATAGATGGTGAAGGTGGATTAGTTAATCGTGAAGAAATTATCACTATACTTCAGGATTCAGTAAATAACTTTTAGATATAAATTTAAATAATCAAATGAAAGATAATAAAAAAATAGTAATAGTAGGAGCAGGTGTTGCAGGTATCAATGCTGCTACCAAATTAATAGATAATGGTTACCCTGGAGAATTAATTACGGTTATTGATAAAGGTAGTGATCCATACGTTCGTAAACCTGAAGAAGTAATGACAGGATTTATGGGTTGTGGTCTGTGGAGCGATGGTAAACTTACATACCACACAGCAATTGGGGGTGTATTAAGTAAATATTGTGGTGAAGAAAAAGCAATGGAGTTAATGGACCAAGTTATTCAAATGGTAACTAGATTCCATCCAGATCCCTCCCAAATTATGAAATCAGATCCCCAATCCGAACCTGACTTTATTAAACCTCACTTCGGTCTTCGTTTATTTCCAGTATACCACATTGGTACCGATTATTTACACGAAATAGGAAAACGTTGGTATGACTATCTTGTAAGTAAGGGTGTGAATTTTTTATGGGAAACAGAAGTAAAAAATATAAATTTTGAAACTAATTATTTAACTTATTCTTATAATGAAGATAATAAAGAATGGTATAATACAATCTTTGGAGATACTATTATATTTGCAGTTGGTAAAAGTGGAATTGACTTTGGTAAACAATTAGCAGATGATTATAAACTACCAACCGAACCTAAATCAGTACAAATAGGTGTTCGTTTTGAAGCACCACAAAAATATTTTCAGAAATTAATTGATGTATCATACGATTTTAAATTGTATCAAAAATTTGACAACGTATCTCTACGTTCATTCTGTACTAACAATAATGCAGCTTATGTGGCTGTTGAAGAGACTTATGGTGATATTAGTTACAATGGTCATGCTAAAAAAGGTGAAGAATATCGCAATGATATGACTAACTTTGGTATTTTAATGGAAATTAAAGGTATTGAAAATCCGTTTGAATGGTCAAGAGAAGTTGTTCAAAAGTGTCAAATAAACGGTAAAGGATTATATTACTCACCATCTAGAAAAGTATCAACAACTTCTGAAGGTAATGAAGTATCAGCTACTCAAATTATAGATTTATTTCCTGTAAGATCAGCTATGGGGAAATATTTTAACTATATTGAAGATTTTATTGACCAAATGAATGAAGTATTTGAATTCGGAGATGATTGGGGTATATATATTCCTGAAGTAAAATATTTAAGTCCTGAACCGCTAGTAAATTATGATGATCTATCATTAATTGAATATCCAAATATACATTTTGTAGGTGATGCATTAAGTGCTCGCGGTATTACTGTAGCTGGAAGCCAAGGTCTATATGTAGCTGAAAGTATTTTAAGAACACTAACACTGTAATTCCTCGAATAATTTAATATATTTATAATAAAATAATTTATTAAACAATGAAATTAAGACAACTTATTAGAGAAATGGTAGAATCCGAACTTGATGAAATGGCTCGTATTTCTACTAACATAAAACTTGGAGACCCAGAAAAAGCATCAGCTGCTAAAGAATTATATGCGGGAACATGGTATGGAGATATGATAGACGCTGTTGAAAAAGCAGGGGATGTTGGTATTCCTCAACCTGAACTAGCTAGAATATTAGGAAAATCAGGTATGCAAGCTATAAATCCTAAAGTTCGCGATTTTATGGATGCTGGTATATTTGTTAAAGGTGATTTATCTACTCCTAAACAAGAAAAACCTCAATCCACAGGAGTTAAAGGTAGACCAGTATCTGATAAAACAAAACTGGCCTTAGATATAAATTCTAAACTAGAACAAAATCCAGATTATGAACCTAGTGAAGAAGAAATCTCAATATTAGGTCCAGAATTTATACAAAAACTTAAATTAAGAGCTAAAGGATTATTAAAACGTGGACGCAAACCTGGTCAATCATCACTATCAGGTGGTGTGAAGTCAGCTATGAAAAATGCTGATATAGAAATGGATGATGATGAAGATATTTCAGATGTTGCTGAAACTGTTGTTGTTAATGAATCATTTCTTCGTATGCAAAAACGAGCTGGTTTAATTACCGAAAGTGATTTAAAAAAAAAACTAATAACGGAAAATGAGAATTTATCTAGATGGTCGAGAGAAGTAGATTTAATGACTAATCCTAAAATCCAACAAGCTTGGGTTGATTTTTATAAGAAAAAAATATCCTCAGATGAATTGAAAGAAATCATTAAATTAATATGTGTGAATTTTCAAGATGGATTTTATGATTATGTAAATGATATAGATGCAAATGCAAATATGGTATCACCAACATCTAGTGGATCATCATTATCTGGATTTTATGATTTTGATATTCAAGATAGTACAGGACTTAATGATGAAGATTTTACCCCATTATATAACAAAATGGAATCTGCTTATAGAAATATAATTCGACAATTAAATTGAAAAATATAAATTTTTTGAAAAAATAAAAAGGCTTGGATTTCCAAGCCTTCTTTTTTATATTTATTAAAAATAAAACCATATGAGTAATAAAAAAGTTGAAGTAAAATGTTTTAAATCCACAGATGGAATTATTCGTTATATTAAAGATAATAAATTACACAACACAGAAGGACCAGCAGTTATATATCCCGATGGTAAAGAAGAATATTACATAAACGGTTTTAAATATTCTAAAGATGATTATAAAAAACGTAAAAAAGAAGGTGAAGGATTACCTTTTTACAAATCATCAAGTGGTAAAATGAGACATTAAATCCTTTAAATTATCTATATAATTTTTTAAAACTTAATAACCCTATCATATTCAAAAAAATCCTAAAAATTACCGGAAAATATAATGGAGTTATGAATAAAATCCAAATAACTACTATATATGGAGATGTAGAAATTACTCCTGATAGTATATTAAGGGGAGGAGGATTTGACATAAGAAGTGCTATTGATAAAACCAAATATCTTTATAATTATCTCTCATATCATCAACCCCAATATACTAACCAAAATATACAATTTACATCAGAATTTAAAGGGACTAATAATTATATTGAATTTATTATAAATGGTGAAAAACACGTTTCAACACCTACCTCATTAATGTTTGGATATTTTTCACCTAATTCCTCTCCTGGGATATATAATATAAAAAATATTGAGAAAAATAGGTTGGAAAATATAAATAAAAAATGTATTTTATATAAAATTAAATTATTCAATGATAATGAATGCTTTTATAAAATTGGTATTACTACAACTACCATTAATAATAGATTTAGACAGATTCCTTACAATATAGAAATAATAGAACTAATTAATACTAATTTATATGATGGATATTACCAAGAAAAACAAATACATGAAGAATTATCGCAATTCAAATATATCCCCCAAATCGAATTCGGAGGAAAAAACGAATGTTTTACTAAATTATAAATAAATATGGCTCGTATTGGCTTCACAGGAACAGTATCAGTTGGTAAAACTACACTTGTTAATTCATTAAAAGAACTACCAGAATTTAACAACTATAACTTCAGTGTTGAAAGATCTAAATATTTAAGAGATTTAGGTATCCCTTTAAATACTGATAGTACATTAAAAGGACAAACTATATTTTTAGCAGAAAGATGTAGTGAATTAATACATGATAATATTATAACAGATAGAACAATAATAGATGTTATATCTTTTACAACATGTGCTAATTCAATTAGTTTACATGATAAAATTAAATTTGAAGAATATGCATCAACATTTATTGATGAATATGATTGGATATTTTACGTTAGTCCATCAGGTGTACCTATAGAAGATAACAGTGTACGTACTACTGATGAAAAATATAGAGAAGTAATAGATTTATCTATTAAACATTTTTGTTCAAAATATTTATGTAAAATAAAAAATTTTGCAATTATATCTGGTTCTAATAATGATCGAATACAACAAATAAAATCTTACTTAAATTTGTAATATTTATATAAAAATAATATTACTAATGAAACGTAAAGAATTATATAATTATATTAAAGAAGAAATAATTAATGAATTATCTGAAGATTTGAATGCAGATAAAGCAGCATTTGATGCTCAAAAAAATGCTATTGATAAAAAAATAATATCATTGCAGAAAAAAAAAGCAGAAATGTCTAAAAATAATATTCAATCTTTAGAAGAAAAAAATGAATTAGAAGAAATGGCTCGTACTCCAAATAAAATAAAACTTGGTGATCCTTCTAAGGTAGAATTAGTAAAAAAACTATATGGTGGAACATGGAAAGGAAACATGTTAGATGTAGTTGAAAAAGCAGGAGAAGATGGAATATCACAATTAGATTTAGCTTTAGCTGTGGGTAAATCTAGTCAACCTGCTATTAATCCTGCTGTTAATGAATTTATTAAAGTGGGAGCATTTGCATTTACTAAAATTAAAGATACTACTCCAACATCTGAACCTGAATCTAAATCTGACGATACTGAAAAAGATGAATGGGATATAGCTGCTGAAAAAGATGAATGGGATACATCAGCTGATGATAAAGATGAAACTGATGAAAAAGATCCATCAACTAGCGATATTAAATCATCAGAAAAAGCTGCATCTAAAATCACAGGAGGTAAAGGATATGCAAAAGAATTATCTCCTGAAGATGAAGATAGATATAACCGTATTAAAACAGGTATAGAAACTAAAGTAGCTAAAATTGCTGCTTTACCTAAAAATAAAAGATCATCATCCAGTGACATGTCAGTGTTAAAAACATTAATCAAACGAGATGATGTAAAAAAATTATTTAAAGCTAAAGGAGTTAACCTAAATGCTTTAGTTTCAGATATAATAGATTAAAAATATGAAATTAAATAAGAATAAATTATATATTAGCTTAATATTAATTTTATTAGGAGCATTGATATATAATATTACTATCTCTCAAATCAATTATTCTAAATATAGTAATGAAATAGAATTATTAGATGATAAAAATGACCGTTTAGTTAAAAATTTAATCAATAATGAATTAATTATAAATAGATTAACATTAAGAATAGATTCATCTAAAATTGCAGTTATGAGATATAGAAATGAATTAGATAGTTTATATTTAGTATCTAAATATAATAAAAATAAATACAATGAAAAAATTAATACTATTAACTCTATTTCTAATAGGGAACTTACACTTAAATTCACAGAAACTTTCAACACAAGATAGTTTATGTAGTGTACCATGTTATACTCTACGTAATGCTCTTTTATTAAAAGCTGATCACGAATATTTGCAAAATCAAATGCAAATCATTCGTGATTCTGTATCTACATTAAATAACATAATTGATGAAAATAATATTATAATTAATGATCAAAATGATATAATTTCATTACAAAAACAAAGTGAAAAAATATTAACAGATATTGTTGATGTAAAAAATAAAGAAATAAAAAATTATAAAGAAGAAATCAAAAAACAAAAGATTAAAACAACATTAGTTAGTATTTTGGGAGTAACATCTGTAATTTATAGTATATATATTACCGTATTATAAATTACAAAATGTTATTTTATGTATGATATAAAACAAATTATAAAAGAAGAGTATATAAAATGTGCTAAAGATCCTGCACATTTTATGAGAAAATATTGTAATATTCAACATCCTCAAAGAGGTCGTGTAATATTTAATTTATACCCATTTCAATCTAAAGTACTTAATTTATGGAAAGATAATCCATATTCTATAGTACTAAAATCCCGTCAGTTAGGTATATCTACTTTAGCTGCGGGATATTCTTTATGGTTAATGACATTTCATAAAGATAAAAACATATTATGTATTGCTACTAAACAGGATACTGCTAAAAATATGGTTACTAAGGTAAAGTTTATGTATGAAAATTTACCTTCCTGGTTGAAAGTAGCTGCTGAAGAAAATAATAAATTAACAATTAGATTAACAAATGGTTCTCAAATAAAAGCAGTATCAGCAGCTAGTGATGCTGGACGATCTGAAGCTGTATCTTTATTATTAATTGATGAAGCGGCATTTATTGAAGATATAGATAAAATATGGGCATCAGCTCAACAAACATTGGCTACAGGAGGAGGAGCTATAGTATTATCTACTCCATATGGTACCGGAAATTGGTTTCATCAAACATGGGTTAAAGCTGAAGAAAATACTAATGATTTTTTACCAATTAAACTACCATGGTATGTTCATCCCGAACGAGATGAAAATTGGAGAAAACGACAAGATGAATTATTAGGTGATCCTAGATTAGCAGCCCAAGAATGTGATTGTGACTTTAATACATCCGGGGATGTAGTTTACTATGAAGAATATTTGAATTATTATAAAACTACATATGTTAGTGATCCTATAGAACGAAGAGGATTAGATGGTAATTTATGGATATGGGAACCCCCAGATTACACTCGTAGTTATATTTTAGTAGCAGACGTAGCTAGAGGAGATGGAAAAGATTATTCTGCATTTCATATTTTTGATATTGAAACTAATGCCCAAGTAGCAGAATATAAAGGTCAACTTCCCCCAAAAGATTACGGGTATTTCTTATGTGGTATTGCAACTGAATATAATGAAGCTTTATTAGTAGTTGAAAATTCAAATGTTGGGTGGTCTACTTTAGATGCTATATTAGAAAGAGGATATAGAAATTTATTTTTTTCATCTAAAGGTGAGAACATAATCCTTGATTCATATCTTCACAGATATAATGAATATTCAGATACAATACCTGGGTTTAATACATCTTTAAAAACTAGACCTTTGGTTGTAAATAAAGGAATAGAATATATAGGAGAAAGAAGTGTTATAATTCGTTCTAAACGATTATTAGAAGAGATGAAAGTGTTTATATGGAAAAATGGTAGAGCTGAAGCACAATCTGGTTATAATGATGACTTAGTGATGGCTTATAGTATAGCAATGTATTTAAGAGATACATCATTGAAAAATAAAGCTCAAAATTTAGAAATGTCAAGAATGGCACTTAATAATATAATGCGTAATCCGTATTCTCAAAATACTCAACATTTGGGGGCTTATTATTCTGGATATAATGTAAATCCGTATAGTATAAAAACCCAAAATGGAGAAAGTGAAGATATTCGTTGGTTATTTTAAAAATATATAAAAATAAAAAATATGGCAAATGAAAATAATAATTTATTTGGTAGACTAAGAAGGTTATTTTCTACTGATATTATGATCAGAAATGAAAATGGTAACCAAATTAAAATTATAGATATAAATACTATACAACAAAGTGGATTAGAAACTAACTCAATAATGAATAAATATAATGGAGTTTATTCTAATGCTACTTCATTATGGGGTCAACAACTTAATATAAATTACCAATATTTAAGACCATTCTTATATTCAGATTATGATATGATGGATACTGATGCAATAATTGCTTCAGCTTTAGATATTATATCAGATGAATGTACATTGAAAAATGAAATGGGTGAAGTACTCCAAATTCGTTCTTCAGATGAAGATATACAAAAGATATTATATAATTTATTCTATGATGTATTAAATATTGAATTTAATTTATGGTCATGGATTAGACAAATGAATAAATATGGTGATTTTTTCCTTAAACTAGAAATAGCAGATAAATTAGGAGTATATAATGTATTACCATATACAGCATATCATATATATCGTCAAGAAGGATATGATAAAGATAACCCATCATCTGTAAGATTCATGTACTCACCTGATGGTAATTCATCATCTGGAGGGATGTATCCTGTATCTAATACTTTAAATTCTGATTCTATAGGAATATATTTTGAAAATTATGAGATGGCTCATTTTAGATTATTAACTGATGTTAATTATTTACCATATGGGCGTTCATATATAGAACCAGCTCGTAAATTATATAAACAATATGTATTAATGGAAGATGCTATGTTATTACATAGAATATCACGTGCTCCTGAAAAACGAATTTTTTATATAAATGTAGGTAATATTGCTCCTAATGAAGTTGAAGCATTCATGCAAAAAACAATTTCTACGATGAAGAAAACTCCATTTAGAGATGAAAGAACAGGAGAATATAATTTAAAATACAACATGCAAAACATGTTAGAAGACTTCTATATTCCAGTTAGAGGAAATGATTCAACTACAAGAATTGATACTACTAAAGGATTAGAATATAATGGAATAGAAGATGTAATATATTTAAGAGAAAAATTATTTGCAGCTCTTAAAGTACCCAAAGCATTTATGGGTTATGAAAAAGACTTAACAGGAAAAGCAACACTGGCTGCTGAAGATATTAGATTTGCTCGTACTATAGATCGCATACAAAGAATAGTTCTTTCAGAATTATATAAAATAGCATTAGTACATTTATATTCTCAGGGATATAGAGGAGAAACATTAACTAATTTTGATTTATCATTAACAACTCCATCTATCATATATGATCAAGAACGTGTTGCTTTAATGAAAGAAAAAGTAGACTTAGCCAAATCAATTATAGAATCTCAATTATTACCAACTGATTGGATATATCATCATATATTTCATTTTAGTGAAGATCAATTCGATGAATATAGAGATCTAATACTTCAAGATGCAAAACGTAAATTCAGATTAGCTCAAGTTACAGAAGAAGGAAATGATCCTTTAGAAACAGGAAAATCATATGGTACTCCACATGATTTAGCAGCACTATATGGTAAGGGAAGATTAATGTCTAATCCTAATAATATACCTGTAGGATATGAAGATGGTATAGAATTAGGAAGACCAATAGAGAAAGTAACCAACATAAATAAGCAAGATAATGCATTTGGAAAAGATAGATTGGGTGTGAAATCTATGAAGATAGATGATCAACCAAATATGGTTAGCATATCTGAAAATACTTATTTAAAAAATAAAGATTTCATCAATGAAATTAAAAAAAAATTGGTATTTGATATTGATAAATCTAAAGAATCATTATTAGATGAATCTCAATTGCGAAATTAATAATTTTTAATATATTTATAATTAAAAAATAAATTAAATGTTAATAAAACATTCTAAACTAAAAAATACAGGTATCTTATTTGAATTATTAGTTAGACAAATAACTACTGATACTTTATCTGGGAAAAATTCCGAAGCTGTTGATATTTTAAAAAAATATTTTGGTAAAACAGAGTTAGGTCGCGAATATAAGTTATACGATAGTTTATTAAAACATACTAATTTAACTGAAGGTAAAGCTGAGATCATAATTAGTACAGTTTTAGAAAATGCTAAAAACTTAAATCGCTCAGTTTTAAAAAGACAAAAATATAATTTAATTAAAGAAATAAAAGAACATTATGATTTAGATGTATTTTTTAAAACTAAATTACCTAATTATAAGATTCAAGCTTCTATATACACATTGATAGAATCTACATTTAAAGGTAATGATTTATCATTAGAACAAATTATTAATAATAAAATATCTATTTTAGAACATTTAACTTCATCTTCAAAATCATTATTAGAAGAGAATAAAAACAATTCTATAATAGATGAATTTATAAATTATGATAAAGATATAAGAATATTATCTTATAAACTTATATTAGAAAAATTTAATAAAAAATATTCAAATTTTGGGGATGATCAAAAACAGATATTACAAGAGTTTATATATAGTATAGATAATACTCCTAAGTTAAAAAATTTTTATAATACTAAAATAGATGAAATAAAAACTAATATTTTGAATTTAAATGAAAATACAAATGATATTACAACTAAGATTAAAATAGATGAGATATCAAAATTATTAATTCCTTTAAATAAACAAGATAAAGTAACTAACGAACATATGGTTAATTTACTTCAATATTGTGATTTAATTTCTGAACTTAAAAAAACCAATGGAAAATAATCAACCAAGCGGATTTAGTAAGACTGAAAGAGAAACTAATCCAGAAACAGGAACAGTTTCATGGGATATTACATATAAGGCCAATTATAACAAATTATTACAACAATTTAATTTATTAGGTAAAGAATTTAAAGAATTTATGACATTTGATGATGTTAAAAAAGATCCAAAATTCAAAGAAATAAATTCAGGATTTAATTATGTCTATAATCAATTTAGATCACATCTTAGAAACAATTATCCTAAAGAATATAAATTAGCACAATTAGCATTAAAGGAAATTTTAATAAAAGAACTAATTTTTAATAAATTAAATGAGTTAAGTTCAACAGGAAATGGTGGGAGTTTTACACCAGGGAGTGGTGAACAATATGATACCCCATTATCAACTAAATATAAACATATATATGAAGATGAATCATCAGATTCATATTTAAATTCAATCAATATTGGTGATCCACAATTGAAACAATTTATTGAAGATAAAATCACAGATTTTGATAAAATAGAAGATAAACTAAATATATTAATACCTTTATTAAAAAAAGCCAAAACCGAAACTATGGATTATTACAAAAATAATCCAGATTTTAAAATACAATACAGTACAGATTTGGCATCTGACTATATAGATGATTTAATAACTCTATTCAATAAAAAATGAAAAATACACTTCAAGAACAATATAATAATATAAAATCAGGAAATGATGAGTTAAAACCTCAATTTCTAAAACAAGCCAGATCGTTGTTTCCTGAATATTTTAATCAATACACAAATTTCGATACAGCAATATCTGTGTTAAAATCTAAACAAATTATTAGTGAGGTAACAGGTGGTGTTGTTTCTAAAGGATTTGACATTTATGATTGGAAAAAAATCCTAGCTGAAGAAGTTAAAGCAGAAGAAAAAGAAACATCTAAAGAAGTTAAAGATAAACAAGCGCATGCCTACGATAACACAGACATGAAAAACGCTGATAATGTTAACTTTAACGAAATTATGAAAGGTTTTTATGCTGAGTTAAAAGATGGAAAAAATACTGATAAAACAGGTGATGAAATTAAAGCTATGGTTGTTAAAAACTTAGCTAAAGATCCTTTATTTTATACTAAAGATGGAATGTTTGGTGAAAAAGGTGTTGGGTATACTGATGAAGCTCCTGGTTTAGGTAAATCTAAAGAACCAAAAGGTAAATATAAATCATCAGGTTATGGTGATTTAGATGCTGATATTAAAATTGAAAAAGTAAAATCTAATGTTCAAGATTCATTAAGCGATAAAGAAGCTAAAACAACAAATCCTTCAAAAGTAAAAGAAATGGAAGTAACCCCAAAAGGTGCCTCTGGTGTTAAAAGAATGCCTATGCCCGGAGCAGAAAAGAAAATGAAATTGCAAGAAAATAAAGAAAAAAGAAAATTATCATTAAAACTAGTTGATAAAAAAGATAAAAAAGGGCTAGCTCTTTACAAAAATACTGAAGATCAAAATGATTTATATTATTATGATGGGAAAGTATTATATTCGGTTATTGATGGAGATAGAAAAGGACCATCCGTTCGAATGAGTTTATTTAATATAACTGGACTACAAGAAAATACCAATATTTTAGAAAATAAAGATGAACAAAAACTTCGCTCTTTAATTCATAATATCATTAAAGAAGCATTAGATGAAAATGAAAACTTATATCAACAACTTGAAGATCTTCAAGACGAATTAATGTCTGAAACTGATCCTGAACGTAAAGCTGAAATTGAAGCCAAAATTAAAACCCTAGAAACTGGATTAGATGAAGCAATATACCAAACTCCAGTATCTATAGGTAAAACAGTTAAAGGAGATGGTGAACGTAAACCACCAAGAGCATTATTTTTAGATAAGGATAATATAGATGCTATAAATAAAGTACAACCAAATAGTATTAAATTAATATCCAAAAACCCAGATCAAATATATATGTATGTTTCAGATTATGTTAAAAATGCATTAGATGAACTAGGTAGAGGAAGAACAACTAGAGATAAATTAAGAAAACAAACCCCATTAGCTGATGTATTATCTGATAAATTATCATCATTAATTAGAGGAAAAATAAAAAAAGAAATTAATCCTAAATTAGACCCAAATGTTAAGATGCATTTTGTTAATTTAAATATAAAACCATCTAAAAATAGACCTGGATATTGGATATTATTATCTGGAGATTTTGAGTCTTTAGTAACAGAACATAAATTACGTAAATTAATTCAAGAAGTTATAATTGAAGTAATTAATGAAAAAGGAAAATATTAAAAAATGAAATCATTACTTGTAGAAACTTTTACCCCATCTTCATTTTTAATTACTGAAAATAAAAGTATGCGTGGGAATCCTTTAGTAGAAGGTATTCTAGCTACATGTGAAGTAAAAAATGGGAATGGTCGATATTATAAAAGAGAATTATGGGAAAGAGAAATAAAAAAATATTTAGATTTAGTAGCCGAAAATAGAGCTATAGGTGAACTAGACCATCCAGATTCTCAAATTATAAATCTCAAAAATGTATCTCATAATATAACTAAAATATGGTGGGATGGAGATAAAATAATGGGTATTATAGAAATACTACCTACTCCATCTGGAAATATTTTGAAAGCATTAATTGAAAATAAAATAAAACTAGGTGTGTCATCTAGGGGATTAGGTTCATTAAAACAAATGGGTGAACTTTTAGAAGTACAAGATGATTTTGAATTAGTATGTTTTGATTTTGTTTCAAATCCATCAAACCCAGGTTCATATATGATGCCTATTAATGAAAATAAATCATATTCAAATATTAATCCATATCATAGTGTAAACAACATAATTACTGAAATATTATGTTCTAATGGTACTTGTCCTATATTTTAGAATATAGAATAGTTAAAAATATTATTATATATTAAAGAAGGCATTTCTCTATAAAGAGGAATGCCTTTTTTTGTTTTAAATGCGACTTTAATAGTTTTTAATATATTTATATTTGATTATACCCAATCAATATGAGGTATCAAAGGTAATTAATATATTTATTACGCTTCTCCCTATTATATATTAAGCGTATTTCCAATTAAAAAATTAAGGAACAATGAGTAAAAATAGAGAATTGCTTATGGAAGCAATTGCTGATGCGAAAGCTATCAAAGAAATGGCTATTGCAAATGCTAAAGCATCACTTGAAGAATCATTTACCCCATTCTTAAAAGAAAAATTTTCTGCTAAAATAAATGAAATGGAGCAAGAAGATGAAATTAAAGAAAAAGTAAATGAAGATTCAACAAATGAAGTAGATGATATGGAATTAGATGAAGAAATATCATTAGATGAACTTTTAAAAGAATTAGAAGAATCTGAATCAACAGATGAAGATCTTTCTGAAGCTAAATCGAAAGATGAAGATAAGAAAGAAGATAAAGATGAAGACAAAGACAAAGACGAAGATGAAGAAGAAATTTCAATCGAAGATATGTCTAGTGAAGATTTAACTGGTTTTATTGAAAGTGTAATCAAAGATATGATAGCATCTGGTGAATTGGAAGGTGGACATGAAGGAATGGAAGATGAAGTACCTAATATGGACGCTGAAGAAACTGAAGACGAAGAAGAATCTGAAGATATTGAAATTGAAGATGAAGATATGATGTCTGAAGTTAATATAGACGAAGAAGAATTAGATGAAGAAATATCATTAGATGAACTTTTAAAAGAATTAGAAGAATCTGAATCAACAGATGAAGATCTTTCTGAAGCTAAAAAAGAAGATAAATCTGATGAATTAAAAGAAGCATTAGAATTAATTAAAACTCTTAATGAGGAAATAAATAATACTAATTTGTTAAATGCTAAATTGCTTTATACTAATAAAATTTTCCGCAACACTTCATTAACTGAATCTCAAAAAGTTAAAGTGCTAGAAGCATTTGATAAAGCTAAAACTAAAGATGAAGCTAAATTAATTTATGAGACTTTAAGCGTGAGTATAAAACCTAATAAATCACAAATTAAAGAATCTATAACTGGTATAGCTTCAAAAGTAATAACAAATACAAATTCAACTAAAACAATTATTAATGAAGATGCTTTCGCTCGTATGCGTGAATTAGCATTTGGAAAAAAATAATTTAAAAAACAAACAAACTTAAAAACATGGATACAATTCAATCATTATTAGAATCTGCTAATCCCTGGAAATCACTTCAGAGTGATGCCTCTAGATTAGCAACAAAGTGGGCTAAAACTGGTTTACTTGAAAAGCTAGGTTCAGACGTTGAGAGAAATAATATGGCTCTTATTCTTGAAAACCAAGCTAAACAATTAGTTATAGAAGCAAACTCAACAGGTGCTGGAACTAGCGCAGGTACATTTACTGTAGGTCAATCTGAAAACTGGGCAGGAATCGCTCTTCCTTTAGTACGTAAAGTATTTGGTTCAATAGCTGCAAAAGAATTTGTTAGCGTTCAACCAATGAATTTACCTTCAGGACTAGTATTCTTCTTAGATTTCCAATATGGAAATACTAAAAATCCATTTACTAGCGGAACTTCATTATATGGTTCTCGTGATGCTAGTGGAAGATTCCCATACCAAACAACAGGAACAACTGGTGGTTTATATGGACCTGGAAGATTTGCTTACTCAACTAACCAATTCTCAGCATCTGTAGCTGGTACACACGCATCAGCATCTTGGGCTAACTTAGGATTTGATTCAGATCTATCAGCATCTGTAGCAAGAAATGAAGTAAAAGCAATTACTGTTTCTACATCATCATTAACTGCATTTGATCCTGATGGTGTTAGAGCATTCATCATTTCTTCAGGTTCAGTAGCTGTAGCTGATAACTTATCAGCATTTAACTCATACAATTATACATCTGGAACTATTACATTCTATGTTACTGCATCATCAGCTGAAGTAGCAGCTTCAGGATCATGGTTAGTAGAATATAATAAAATTACAGCTGATAATAATCGTGGTGATTTTGAAGCTACAAGTGCACCTTCATTCTCAGTTCCAAACGCTGCAAGTGCTACTTCAATTTCAATTCCTGAAATTAATATCAAAATGCAATCTCAAGCTATTACTGCTAAAACTAAAAAATTAAAAGCAGTATGGACTCCTGAATTTGCTCAAGACTTAAATGCATATCAAAATATTGATGCAGAACAAGAATTGACAAATATTATGAGTGAATATATTTCAATGGAAATTGATCTTGAAGTTCTTGACATGTTAATTGAAGATGCAGCAGCTGCTACAGAATACTGGTCAGTAGTTAACAATACTACATTAAATGCCGGTGGTACTGATTTCACAGCTAGTTTAGGTTTCTACAATTCACAAGGACAATGGTTCCAAACTCTTGGTACTAAAATGCAGAAAGTATCTAATAAGATTCACCAATTAACTTTACGTGGTGGTGCTAACTTCTTAGTATGTTCTCCAACAGTAGCAACAGTATTAGAATCTATTCCTGGATTTGCTGCAAATACAAATGGGGATGCTGCAAATGCTGAGTTTGCGATGGGTGTTCAAAAAGTAGGAGCTATCAATAACCGTTACACAGTTTATAAAAATCCATATATGACTGAAAATGTTATATTAATGGGATTCCGTGGAAAACAATTCCTTGAATCAGGTGCTGTGTTTGCTCCATATGTTCCACTTATCATGACTCCTTTAGTATATGATCCAGATACATTTACTCCACGTAAAGGTCTGATGACTCGTTATGCTAAGAAAATGTTAAGACCAGAATTTTATGGAAAAATTTATGTTAGTGGTTTAAATACTCTATAATATAAATTTCTAATTTTGAAATGGAGAAAACTTTGGTTTTCTCCATTTTTTTTTTATATTTATCATAAAATTTAGGTCGTAAAATATTTTTAGCATGAAATGTAAAATATGTAATGAAGAAATTACTCCAAGAAAAGCAGCAATGCATTTTAAATGGAAACATGATGGTTTAAAGACAAAAGATTATATCAAAAAACATGGAGAATTTAGGTCTAAAAAAATAAATGAAGATTATTTAAAACAAGACTCTAATTTTGAATGTAAAATATGTAATCAAAAAATGATAAATAATAGACAATTAATGTATCATATAACTAAAAATCATAAAAATATATCTAAAGAAGAATATATAATAAAATATTTTCTTAATGGGGTTGCTCCTACTTGTAAATGTGGATGTGGAGAAAATGTAAAAATTCTTCCTAATGGAAAAAATAATCAATATCATAATGAATATATTAAAGGACATTGGGATTGGGTAAAACCTGGACATTTAATACATTCTGAAACAACTAAGAAACAAATGAGAATAAGTGCTATAAAACGAATAGAAAACGAAAAGGGATTATTTAAAGGAGTTTCTAAACTAGAACAAGAACTAGTAGAATTTATTAAAAATATATATAAAAAAACCATTATTCTAAATGATAATATTATATTATCTGGTAAAGAATTAGATATATATTTACCAGATGTAAAAATAGCTATAGAATTTAATGGTACATATTATCATTCAGATTTATATAAGGATAAAAATTATCATTTAAATAAAACTAAAGAATGTAATGATTTAGGTATTAAATTAATTCACATATGGGATAGTGATTGGATATACAATAATGATATTATTAAATCCATATTAATAAACCAATTAAGTAAAACTCCAAACAAAATATATGCCAGAAAATGTAATATTAAAGAGATAACCAAAAAAGAAAGTGTATTATTTTTAAAAACAAATCATCTTCAGGGTAATGCTATATGTAAATATAGTTTAGGGTTATATTATGATGATGAATTAGTATCAGTTATGACTTTTGGTAAACTTAGAAAAAATTTAAAACAAACTCATATAGAAGGACATTATGAATTAATTAGATTTTGTAATAAATTAAATACAAATGTTATTGGTGGTGCATCTAAATTATTTAAACATTTTATAAATAAATATAACCCATACAAAATAATTTCATTTGCTAATAGGGATTGGAGTGATGGTAAATTATATAATCAATTAAATATGACTCAATTAAAACCCACTCCACCAGGATATAATTGGTTTAAATCTAAAATAAAATATAATAGATTTAATTTTAGAAAAGATATATTAGTCAGTCAAGGAGAAAACAAATTATTAACTGAATATGAAATAATGTTAAATAAAGGGTATTATAGAGTTTGGAATACTGGTAATTTAAAATTTGAATGGAATAAATAAAATATTTTCCTTTTATTTATAATATTTATAATAAAACAATTCAACTATGTCTATTAATAACGAAGATATTTTTAAAGAAAAGAGAAAGCCCAAAGGTGACATTAAATTCAAATTATCTCTTAATGATGAGCAAAAAGATGCAAAGCAAATAATATTAGACAATCCAGTAACTTTAGTTAAAGGAATGGCTGGTAGTGGAAAAACTTTACTTGCATGTCAAATTGCTTTAGATTTAGTATTTAAAAAAGAGATGGATAAAATAATAATCACACGTCCAACTGTATCTAAAGAAGAAATTGGATTTTTACCTGGTGATTTGAAAGAAAAAATGGATCCTTGGTTAGCACCCATATATGCTAATTTATATATGTTATATGATAAAGAAAAAATAGATAAAATGGTGTTGGAAAATCAAATTGAAATAGTACCATTTGCATTTATGCGTGGTAGAACATTTCCTAATGCTTTTGTTATAGTTGATGAATGTCAAAATATTACCCATAGTCAAACTGAAATGATGTTAGGTCGTTTAGGGAAAGGTGGTAAAATAGTATTTTGTGGAGATATGTCACAAGTAGATTTACCCAAAGGTAAAAAAGATAGTGGTATTGGATTTTTTCCTCGTCTTGAAGAAAGAATCAAAGGTGTAAGAATAATTACATTAAAGAAAAACCATCGTCATGAAATAGTAGAAGAAATTTTAAAAACATACGAAGAATTTAGAGACTAAAAATATGTCAGCAGGTAGATATTCATTTGTTATAGAACAAGGAGCAACATTTAATTTAGAACTCCAATATAAAGATTCAAATTCAAATCCTATAGATTTAACAGGATATAGTGGTAAAATGCAAATTAGACCATCCGTAGGTTCTCCTGATGTATATATTACTTTGAGTAGTTCATTAGATAGTGATGGAACGGGAATTAATTTTAGTGGTTCAAATGGAACTACCCCACCTACTTCGGGTTCAATAGGAATATATATATCAGCTGTATCTTCTTCTGCTTTAGATTTTGATACAGGAGTATATGATTTAGAAATTTCATCTGGTAGTTTTGTGTCTAGAATTTTAGAAGGTCAAGTTAAATTATCCCCTAATGTCACATTATAATGTCAAATTGTATAGGCCCAACTCAGATTATTCCTGATAATAATCAAGTAATATTAGTAGATGTAAATAAAACTATTACTATTATTGATAATAAATGTTGTACTACTGTTGATGTTACCCAACCATTAACTTCTGTAGTTCAAATTTTAACAGGACCTATAGGTCCACGAGGGGAAGGTACTATAATAGACACTGGTTCATTTGTAACTACATCTTCTTTTAATTCATTTACTGCATCGTATAATACTGGTTCATTCACTGGTAGTTTTAGTGGTAGTTTATTAGGTATTGCAGATACAGCTTCATATACACCGAATGCTATAATAACAGGATCTATTTTATCTAATATAATAACATTTGTAAAGGGAGATGGTTCGACATTTGATTTAATCATAAGTGCTAGTTCAAGTGGTTCATCATTTGATACTGGTAGTTTATTAGTAACTGCATCTTCAAATCAAAATAATATACTCTTTACAAAAGGTGATGGAAGTCAATTTAGTATAACAGTAGATACTGGTTCTACATTTGATACAGGTTCATTTGTAACTACATCTTCATTTAATTCATTTACTGGTTCATATGAAAATTTTAGTTCATCATTAAGCAATATATATGCTAGTAAATCCGAATTAAACGTTATAACAGCTAGTATAAATAATCTATCAGAATCATTAAATTTAATAACATCTTCATTTAATTTATTTACTGCATCTTATAATACTGGTTCATTCACTGGTAGTTTTAATGGGGATTTATTTGGTACTGCTTCTTGGGCTAATAATTCATTAACTGCTTCATTTGTTGAGTCAAGTAGTTATGCTTTAAGTTCATCATATAATCCAAATGCTTTAGTAACAGCATCATCCAATCAAAACCAAATTACATTTTTAAAAGGAGATGGAAGTCAATTTAGTATAAATTTAACAATTTCTGGGAGTGGAAGTATAATAGACACTGGTTCATTTGTAACTACATCTTCATTTAATTCATTTACCTCATCATATAATACCGGTAGTTTTACAGGTTCGTTTATTGGTGAATTAATAGGAACATCTTCTTGGGCTTTTCAATCATTGACTAGTTCTTATACCGTTAGTTCTTCATATGCTGTATCATCATCATATGTAGAAAGCTCAAGTTATAGTTTAAGTAGTAGTTATGCTTTAAGTAGTTCCTTTTCAAATACATCTTCATACGCTTTAAATGGTGGGGTAACTCAAATATTAGCTGGTCCTAATATATTATTATCACCAATAAATGGTTTAGGTCAAGTAACAATTAGTTCGACCGGAGGAGAAGGTGGATTTAATACAGCTACTGGTTCATATGGTAGTTTTTATGATACAACTACACAAACCAATCCTGTAAGTAATATACCAAATTCCATGTCTTTTAATACGACATATATTACAAATGGGGTATCAATATCAGGATCAACATCCCCTTTTAACACATATATAAAAATCCAAAATGCTGGAATATATAACATACAATTTTCAGCACAAATAGATAAAACTGATGGTGGATCAGATGATGTTGTTATTTGGTTAAGAAAAAATGGAATTGATTTAGATAATACAGCTACTACTTTAACTTTACCAACAAATAATTCAAAAGTAGTAGCAGCTTGGAATTGGTTTGTAAATTCAGCAGCTAATGATTATTATCAAATAATATGGCGTTCTAATGATACTAGTTTAAGATTACTAGCTGAATCAATCTCACCCCAACATCCCGGAATACCATCAATTATTTTAACAGTAAATAGAATAGATCAATTTCTAAGTAATACTGGTTCTTTTACTGGTTCATTTACCGGAGAATTAATTGGTACTGCTTCTTGGGCAACTAATGCTGCAACTGCTTCATATATAACAGCATCTAATGTTTATGGACCATTTGGTTCAAATAGTATATTAAGTGCAAGTTATGCTTCTCAATCATTAAGTAGTTCATATTCTTTATCTTCAAGTTATGCTTTATCAAGTTCATATACCTTAAGTTCATCATATGCTTTAAGTTCAAGTTTTACCCAAACTGCATCATTTTATAATGAAGTAGATCCTATATTTACATCAAGATCATCATCATTAGCAACAACTGGATCTAATAGATTTAACGGTAATCAAATAATAACAGGTTCGTTAACTGTATCTGGTTCTGGTTTTACTCAAAATGGAGGAACAGGACATGTTGTAACATATAATACATCATCTGGAACATTTGCTTATACTGCTTCATCAGCAATAAGTAATAATATTATACCTGTTACTACATTTATTAAAGAAAGTTATCTTGGTAGTACTGGTACAAGAAATATTGAATACGTTCCTTCAACAGGTAAATTATATATTGCTAATAATGCAGCTAATACTGTGTCTGTTATCGATATATCAACAGGGCAATTATTAGCTACTGTTTCTATTGCTGGTGCAAATAAAATGAAATATATTGTTTCTACTAATGAAGTTTATGTAACAAGTACGTCAACAGCTTCTATTTTTAGAATAAATTCATCAAATAGTTTAAATTCATCAATAACAGTTGGAGTAACAGCAAATGGGGTTGATATTTTAGAACTTAGTTCAACAAAAATATATATAACTATCAATGCTGGATCTGGTAGAATTATGATAATTAATCCTAGTAACGGAACAGTAACTGGAAATATAACAACAAACATTCCTTCATTCCCACATGGGATGGCTTGGAATCAAAATTCTTCTAGTTTACAAAATGGTAGAATAATAGTATCAGCAAATGCTGGTGTTTTTATTGTTGATCCAACAACTGATTCAGTAACTACAACTATAGTAAATCCATCTAGTGCAATAAATACAGGTGCAATATGTTTATATAGTCAAATTCTAGATAAATATTATATAGCATCTCAAAGTAATAATTCTATAGTATGTTTATCTATCGCTTCATCAACAACATTTTCACTTGATAGTATAATATACCAAGCTTATAACGTTATAAGCATTGGTATAGATGAGATTAATAGGTATTTATTTTCTTGTATTATTACTAATGCTTCTGCTGGTAGTGGACCAGTTGGTGTTAAAATTTATCAATTAGGTTCTGTAGTACCACTTATTACTAGCTTAACAGGATTAGTTGGTGGTGGTAGTTCGGTAGCTGGTGCTTTATCTATTGATGTTATAAATAAAGAAATATATGTAGTTGGTTTTTCGGCTGGTACTATTGGGCAAGCTATTAGAATTAAGTATAGTTAATTTTTTTTAAATCAAAATAATTATTATGAGAGTTCAAATTATAGATGATATTGTAGTTGCTTGGGGTATAGCTGTTTTTGGTAATAATACTTTTGATGCACCAAATGATTACTCCCCAGAAATTTATGATTATATACCAGAAACACCAGGTGTATTTGATATAAATAATTTTAAACCCAAAAATACTCAGAATTGAAATATTTATAAATAAAACACACAATGAATATAGAATATTATCCAGGTAGTTCATCATTTTTTCCAGGTAATACCCCATTTGGATTTTATGATAATGATTATCAATTCCAAATAGATGCAGATAGAGTAACTAAGTTTTGTGCATATAGATTGGGTTACCCCATAATGGATGTTGAATTACAAGATGTAAATTTTTATTCTGCATTTGAAATGGCTGTAACTACCTATGGTAATGAATTATATGCTTTTCAAGTTAGAGATAACTTATTAAATGTAATAGGATCTCCAACTTCATCTAATTTAAATCATGCCATTACTATTCCATCTATGGCTAATATAATTAGAATATCCCAACAATACGGTTCGGAGGCAGGAGTAGGAGGGAATATTACATGGTATAGTGGTTCAATTCCAACTACAGCTTCTATTCAAGATTATGATTTAAACCAATGGGCTTTAGATAATAATATAACAGGGGGTATAGAAATTAAAAGAGTATTTTATGAACCCGTACCTGCTGTTAATCAAGTATATAATGTTAATATGTTTTCTGGATTAGGTGGGGTACCATCTGTAGGAACATATGGCTTATTTGGTGCGTCTGGTTTTTTAATGTACCCAACTAGTTTAATAATGCAAACAGCTCAAGCTATAGAAATGCAAGAACAAGTAGCATTATCTGGGTATTCATTTGAATTAATAAATAATAAATTAAGAATATTCCCAATACCAACCGAAGATAACCACAATATATGGTTTCAATATATATCACTAGAAGAAAGATTTAGAGATAGCATAATTCAAACTCCCGGATCTGTAACTAATCCATCTAATGTTAATTTTACCAATCCTGTATACTCTCAAATAAATTCTATAGGAAGACAATGGATATTTGAATATACTTTAGCTTTATGTAAAGAAATGTTAGGATACATACGAGGGAAATATCAAAATACAATTCCTATTCCTAATAGAGAGATATCATTAAATTCAAATGATCTGATAACATCAGCAACTGATGATAAAAATAAATTAATTGAAAGATTAAGAACATATTTAGACGATACATCTCGTCAATCTTTATTAGAAAGAAAAAAAGCTGAAAGTGATGCATCAATGCAGGAATTAAATAAAACTCCACTAGTAATATATATAGGATAAAAAATGTGTGCTTTATTTGGATCTAATAGAGATGTTTCTTTTATAAGAAAACTAAATCGTGAATTGATGGGAAATATAATATCCCAACAATGTGTATATTATAAATATAATTTAAAAGAAACCAAAATTAATATGTATGGGGAAGCATCTAAAAATCGCACTTTTGACCCCCCAGTTATATTAAATGCTTTGATTACAGTTGGAGATAATACTAGTCCTACTAGTGATATTGGAGTTAATTTTGATTGGCCTGTAACTTTTGCTTTTTTAAGAGATGATTTAGTTGAAGCTAATTTGCATCCTGAAATAGGAGATATTATATTATATCAAGAAGGATATTGGGAAGTAGATAATACTAATTCAACTCAATTTTTTGCTGGTAAAGACCCAGATTATCCTTATAATGTAAATCCTCTTAATCCTGGATTAGAAAAGTTTGGATATAATGTTTCTATAATATGTGAATGTCATTATGTTCCTGGTGATCGTATTAACTTACAACCTACTCGTCTTATTTAATTATATCAAAAATCATGCCTAATAAAAAACCAACACCTAAATCTCAAAGAGATATAAGTATATCAAGACAATTACCATATGATCAAAATGGACCTGGTTTTCAACCTGTTGGTAATCCTAACAACTTAGAAACTAATAATAGAGCAGATCAAATTTCATCAAAAAATGATTCTACTAAACCATTTCATATAGGAATTCAAGATATTGATGAGTCAATAATGTATTATTTCATTAATGTTATAAAACCTACTATAAACCAAAATGGAGATATAATAAATGTACCAGTAATATATGGTTCCCCAGAAAAATGGGCTTCATTTCAAAAATATGGTTATATACGAGATGCTCAAGGAAGAATAATGATGCCGATCATTATGTTTAAAAGAGATAATATAGAAAAAGTAAGAACTATAGCTAATAAATTAGATGCAAATAATCCAAATAATATAGCTTTATATCAACAAAAATATAGTATAAAAAATACATATGATAATTTTGATGTGCTTAACAATATAAAACCTCAATTTCAAAATTACATAGTTGTTATCCCTGATTACATAACATTAACATATAGTTGTTCAATAAACACATATTATATGGATCAAATGAATAAAATAATAGAAGCAATAGAATATGCTTCTGATTCATATTGGGGAGATCCATCTCGATTTCAATTTAGAGCAATGATAGATTCGTTTGCTATAAAAAATGAATTATCAGATAATGAAGAACGTGTAGTAAGTAGTACATTTTCTATAAAATTAAATGGATATATTATACCAGATATCATCCAACGTGATATCACAATACCTCACCAAATTCCAGGAATATCTAGAATATCAATATCTGAACAATAAATAATAAAACAAATAAAATTATGCAACAAGTTATTTCTTTAACTGAAGATGAAATATCATCATTAAAAACAATTCAAGAAACCAGATTACAATTAATTGAACAATTTGGTATAATAGAATTTAAACTTCAAGAATTAAATAAGCAAAAAAATTATTTAATATCTAAATTAGATGAATTCAATACATATGAAAATAATGTAGCTTCTCAACTTCAACAAAAATATGGAGATGGAACCATAAATATCGAAAAGGGAGAATTCATTAAGCAATAAATTTTGAATAATTCTTTCATATTTATAATAAAATTAATCAATTATAAAAAATAAATATGGCAGAAGTACTTATTTCACCAGGAGTCTTAGCAAGAGAAAATGATTCATCTTTTGTTCAAAAAAGACCAGTTGTTGTTGGAACTGCAATTATAGGTCCCACAGTTAAGGGTCCAGTTGAAATTCCAACAATAGTAACAACATGGAATCAATACCAAAATATATTTGGTACAACATTGGAAAGTGGAAGCACAAACGATAAAAAAAATTATACATATTTTACATCTATAGCTGCTTTTAATTATTTTTCAAATGGAGGTAAATCTTTACTAGTAACTCGAGTAGTCTCAGGTTCAGGAACATCGTATAGTCCAGCATCTAGTTCAGCTATAAATAATGATATATCTTCAATAAATGGGAATCCAGCTACAGCTTCATATACTTTCACAGCTTCAGATACGGGCTCAGCATTTAAAGGATTCTCTCTTACCATTGGAACCAATACATGGTACTTAAATGGATATGGTGGGACCACATTTTATGCTGATGCTTTTGATTATGGATATTTTAATACTGGTTCAAATTGGGTAGCATCAGCTTCTCAAGCTATTAATGGTTGGTCTGAATTATCTCAATATGTAAGTGCTAGTTATAGCGGTAGTAAATTAATATTATCTGGTTCAGCTGGAGATTTAACAGTGAATGGTGCTACTCTTAATACTATAGATTATGTAGGAGATAGTGGAACTTTAGTTGCTACTTTTGGTGGAGCAACATCAAATATAGGTTCAGAAGCATTTGTTTTAGAAACATTTTCTGAAGGTATAATTATGAACAGCACAAGTGTTGAATCTGCAGGAGGAAGCTTAGCAAGTGGTTCAGCTGATAATTTGAGATGGCAAATAATAAATGCTAGATCATCATCAGGAACATTTGATTTGTTAATTAGAAGAGGAAATGATAATACAAACCAACCCGTTGTATTAGAAACATGGACTAATTTAACATTAGACCCTAATAGTCCTAATTATATTTCTAGAGTAATAGGTGATTTTAAAGAACAATATGATTCATTAAATAATCAACTAATATATACTGGTTCTTTCCCTAATCGTTCGAATTATGTTAGAATTAAACAAGTTAATTATACTACACCTAACTTCTTTGATAATGCAGGAAATTTTAAACCTCAATACACAGCTTCAATTCCAGTAAATGCATCTGGAACATTTGGTGGAGCTATAGGTAGTATCCCAGGAGGTGTGAATTTTTACCAAAACATTAACTCAACAAATACTCAGGGATTAGTAGGATCTGATTATACTAATATGATTAATTTATTGTCAAATACTGATGATTATAAATTTAAAGTATTATTAACACCAGGTTTATATAATACTGATTATTCTAGTCCTATAAATAGTTTAGTTACTGTAGCTCAAGATAGAGGAGATTTTATATATATTCCTGATCCAGTTGCATTTAATTCAAATATATCTCAAGTAAGTACTGAGGCTGGGACAAAAGATACATCATATGCTGCTATGTACTGGCCTTGGTTACAAGTAGTTGAACCATCAACTGGAGAATATGTTTGGGTTCCAGCTTCAACAATGATTGGTGGAGTTTATGCATATAACGATAATGTAGCTGAACCTTGGTTTGCTCCTGCTGGTATTAATAGAGGTGGTTTATCAGGTGTAATTAGAGCAGAAAAAAAATTATCCCAAGGTAATCGTAATGATCTATATTCTGCTAAAGTAAACCCAATAGCAACATTTCCAGGAACTGGTATAGTAGTTTATGGTCAGAAAACACTACAATTGAAAGCATCTGCTTTAGATAGAGTAAATGTTCGTCGTTTATTAATTGATCTTAAATCATATATTTCTCAAATTGCTCTTAATTTGACATTTGAACAAAATACAACAGCTACAAGAAATAGTTTCTTAAGTCAAGTAAATCCGTATTTAACTAGTATTCAACAACGTCAAGGATTATATGCTTTTAAAGTAATAATGAATGATACAAATAATACTCCTGATTTAATAGATAGACAAGAATTAGTAGGTCAAATATATTTACAACCTACTAAAACAGCTGAATTCGTTTATTTAGATTTTAATATTACACCAACAGGTGCAACATTTCCAGTTTAAATAAAAATGAAAATATCTTCTCCCTATGAAAATGGGGGGAAGATTTTTTAAAACATTACATATTTATAATAAAATAAAAATTAAAAGAAAATGGCAATTTTATCACCGAATGAAATATTTTTTACTGCATTTGAACCGAAAGTTAAAAATCGTTTTATTATGTATGTAGATGGTATTCCTTCATATACAATTAAAAAAGTAAGCCCTGTTGGGGTTACTATGGATGAAATAAAATTAAATCATATCAATGTTTATCGTAAAATCAAGGGTAAAGCATTATGGGATGATATTGAAATGACACTATTTGATCCTATCACACCATCAGGTGCTCAGGCTGTAATGGAATGGGTACGTTTACATCACGAATCTGTTACAGGCCGTGATGGTTATTCAGATTTTTATAAAAAAGATGTAACTATTAACATCTTGGGACCTGTAGGAGATATCATTTCAGAATGGATTATCAAAGGTGCATTTATTAAATCTGCTAAATTTGGTGATTATAGTTGGGATGATGAAGCAGCAGCACAAGAAATCACAGTTAACTTGGGACTAGATTACGCAATTTTGAACTTTTAGTTAAAAAAACAACAGTCCAAGTCGATTTTGAATTCCTTTCGAATATTTATAATAAACGAAAGGAATTCTTTATGCTTAAATGTCAACTATGTGATTACGAAACCGATAAACAACAAAAGTTAAGTAAACATACTTCTTTTATCCATAAACTAAAATTTCCAGAATATCTTATCCAAACTAAATATAACGGGAAAAATCCGTTATGTGAATGTGGTTGTAAGTCTTTCACAAATTATAATCCTAAAAACGGGGATTTTTTTGAATTTATAGTAGGTCATAATTCAAGAAAAGAAGGACATTGGGGTGATTGGAACAATCCAGATAGAGTAAATAAAATTAAATCAACTCGTAAAGCTAAATTCGAATCAGGTGAATATGATTATATCAGAAATGCTGTTAAAGAAAATAGAAAACAACCAACTTTAGGAAAAAATATATCTAAAGGAGCTAAAGGAATACCTAAACCCAAACCTGAAGGATTTGGTATAGGAAGAAAACACTCAAAAAAGACCAAAGAAAAAATGAGCAACTCGGCTATAAACCGAATTGTAAAAGAAGATAAATTACACATTTCCAAATTAGAATATAAGTTTCAAAAAAATTTTTTAGATAAATTAAATATAGAAAATATACGTTCATATTATGTTAAACAAATTAAAGCATTCTATGATTTTTATTTACCTAAATATAATACTATTATTGAAGTAGATGGAGATTTTTACCATTGTAATCCCATAAAATATCCAGATGGTCCAATATGTAAAACTCAAGAAAAAAATCTTAAACGTGATCAACAAAAAAATCAATGGGCTCAAGATAATGATTTTAAATTACTTAGATTTTGGGAAAATGATATAAAAAATAATCCTCAACAAATTATAGAAATACTTAAACGAGAACTCATTTAAACTTGATGAGTTTCTTTTTTTTATTATATTTATAATAAAATAAGTTACATTAAATAAAATTTATGGAAAAAGAATTTGCAACTGAAGAAATAGAATTACCATCAAAAGGTTTATTATATTCATTAGATAATCCTTTATCTAAAGGAGTTATAGAAATGAGATACATGACTGCTAAGCATGAAGATATACTTACAAATAAGTCATATATTGAAAATGGTACAGTTTTAGATAAATTATTACAATCTCTTATTGTTTCTAAAATAAATTATGATGATTTAATTATAGGAGATAAAAATGCAATAATGGTTGCTGCGCGTATTTTAGGGTATGGTAAAGATTATTCATTTGAATATGATGGACAAGAATATACTGTAGATTTAAGTCAGATAAATAACAAACCGTTTGAATATCATAATAAAGGTTCAAATGAATTTAGATATACTTTACCATCAACAGGAACTGAAATTACTTTTAAAATTTTAACTCATGGTGATGAAAAAAAAATTCAAGCAGAATTAGATGGGTTAAAAAAAATTAATAAGACATTATCTCCTGAATTATCCACTCGTCTGAAATATATGATTACTTCAGTTAATGGAGATCGAGAAACAAAAACAATTCGAGAATTTGTAGATAATCATTTATTAGCTCGAGATTCTAAAGAATTAAGAAAATATATAAAAGAAGTTCAACCAGATGTTGATCTTACTTTTTTTCCCGATGGTTATGAAAATAGAGTCGATATCCCAATTGGGATTAGATTTTTTTGGCCTGAATTCTAAAAACGTTGATGTAGTAAGAGCAAATCTATTTACTCAAATTCATGAAATTTGTTTTCATGGAAAAGGAGGATATGATTGGGAAACGGTATATAACATGCCTAGATGGTTACGTCAATTTACTTTTAGTAAAATAAATGATTTTTATAGAAAAGAAGCAGAACAAATTGAAAATTTGAATTCTAAATCTAATAAATCTAAATCAATCCTTATGGAATCATCTGGGGAAATAAATCATCAAGCTTGGAGTGAATTATCAAAATCAAAAAAGGTTAAATATTAGAATATTTATAATTAAATATAAATAATGGATTTAGATAATTTAGGTCAGTCAGCTGCTGAACTGAAATCAGCATTTGAAACATTACAAGAACAAATTAAAAATAACGCTAAGTTATTAGCACAACTTACTGGTGATGCTGCTAAGGGGTTTGATCCTTCTATTTCTAAAACTAAAAAATTAACTGAAGAATTATCCAAAACTAATAAACAATCATTATCTAATTATAAAGATAGATTAAAATTAGAAACTCAACTAAATCAGGTCCAAAAAGAATTAGTAGGTTTAACTCGTCAAAGAGATATTTTACTACAAAGACTACCATTAGCTACTAGAGCTGAAAAATTAGCCTTATTATCAATAATAGATTCATATAATGATCTAATATTTAATTCAGAAGAATTAATAAGTAATACTCGAAGATTATCAGATGAATTAAAACCTATAAGTGAAAATATAGGAACCAAAATATTCGGTGCAATATCAGATATAACTTCTAAACTTCCAGGTTTAAATAGATTTTCAAGTGTATTTAAAGATGCAGCTCAAGCAGCTGAAAAAATGGCAACTCAAAATCAGATAACATTTGGGAATGCTAATGGTATAACTAAAGCTCAATTACAAAGTTTAAAAACAGGGAGAGGATTAACAGCAGAATTTGCTAAACAACTTGGTTTAGTAGATAGAAATGGTAATACATTAATGGGAGCAGCAGCAGCTGCAAGGGCAAGAACTTTAGGTATTACATCAGCCGCTGAAAAATCTATGAACCCAATAATGGCTGGACTTAAAGAATTAGGACCATTATTGATTAAAGCTTTTGGTCCTTTAACATTATTAAAAGAAGGTTTAAATATTCTTATAGGAATAGATAAACTTACTGGGGATTTAGCTAAAGATTTTAATTTAACATATAATCAAGCTTCTAATTTAAGAAATGAATTATCTAAATCTAGTATTGATTCTAACAATATAGCATTAAATAGTAAAACTTTACAAGAAACATTAGTTGCTGTAGGTAAATCATTAGGGTCTAATGCTGTTTTAAATAGGGCAGATTTAGAAACATTTACTGAATTAAGAGAAATGGCTGGTTATACCAATGAAGAATTAATTGGTATACAAAAATTAACACTATCAACTGGTGGTAATTTAAAAGATAATACTAAACAATTTTTAGGTACAGTAGCAGCTTTAAATGCGCAGAATAAATTAACAATAAATGAAAAACAATTGTTAAAAGAAGTAGCCAATACTTCTGCTGCTATTAAATTATCAGTTGGTGGAACAACTAAAGGATTAGCTGAATCTGCTTTTCAAGCAAAACAATTTGGTATTAATTTAGATCAAGCTGATAAAATAGCAGAAAATTTATTAAATTTTGAATCATCAATAACTAATGAATTATCAGCTGAATTAATCACTGGTAAAAATTTGAATTTAGAAAGAGCTAGATTATTAGCAATAAATGGTGATATAGCTGGAGCAAGTGCTGAAATTTTGAAACAAGTAAAGGGTTCATCTGAATTTACTAAAATGAATCGTATTCAACAAGAAGCATTAGCTAAAGCTGTAGGTATGAGTCGAGAAGAATTAGCTGCTTCATTAATTGAAAGAGAAGCATTATCTAAGATAGGAGTTAAAGATGCTGAATCTGCTAAAAAACAATTTGATATATTAGTAGATAAATATGGATATGATAAAGCAGTTACAATGCTAGGAGATGAACAATATGCTACTCAATTAAAACAACAATCAATTCAAGAAAAAATGTTGATGACTGTAGATAAATTAAAAGAAGCATTTGTTGGTTTAATTCAACCTATATTACCTATAATAAATGCATTTTCATCTATAGTATCTAAAATACTTGAAACTAAAGTTGGTTTATTAGCATTACAAACAGTAATTACCGGTTTAGCTGTAAAAAGTATAGCAACCGCTATTTCTAGTATATTCTTTGGTAGCGCTATTCTTGGCCCAGTAGGATTAGGCATAGCAGCAGCTGCAACAGCAGGAATGATGGCTATGATTGTATCTAGTCAAAACCAAATAAAAGCAGATGATATGGTATCTGAAGGGGGATATGGAAATAGAACTTTACTTACTCCTAAAGGATCTATATCATTAAATAATGAAGACACAATAATTGCAGGAACTAATTTGGGGAAAAACAATAAACCATCTCCCGTAGTTAATATAGATATGAATCCATTATTAGATGAAATAAAATTATTAAGACAAGAACAATCTAGATACATTAATAAACCAATAACAATTGAAAATTCAGTTGATGGTACTAGATTTGGTACATCTATTGCCATGAATACTTATAAAATTCAATAATATCAGATATTTATAATAAAAAATTCAAACATGGGACTTTTAAACAAATTAATTAATCAAGGATCACCATTTTCATATGGTAATGGAGAAACTCCTTCTATAAATCCTGGTGCTACTGCTCAATCTAAATTACATGCCAATGGGAATGCTCCTGGGTATTCATTAGATGGTTCTGAATTTGGAGAAGTAAATGATGCATATCAATCATATAATGATGGATATGGTAATTTTTTACCTCAACCATCATTGTTAGATATAAATGGTGATGTTCCATTAGGTCCATTAAGTGACCCTAATATTCCTTCAATAAATGATAGTTTTTCACAAGGACAATACCTAAATAACTTTCCAGGTTAATGCCATTAATTAATTTAAAATCAAACCTTACATCTCTTAAATTTGGAAAAGATCAACCTGGAGGTGGGTCTTCTAATCAGCCTTATATTCAAAAGCCATTAGATCTCGACCTTCCTTCAGTTTATGATTTTTTAGGGAATGATTTTATTTTACGTGGAGGACCAGTTGGTGCTCCTTTAGCTACAATAAATGACATAGCAAGGTTAACAAAATATTTTACAGATTTTAAAAACCCAAGTGGTCTTTTATTTACTGCAAAACAAAATTTACTTTCTAGAACAGCAGTTAAAACACAGACTAGTGGAATTTTAAATGAAGGTATATACACACCATTAAATACTTTAGCACAAATAGGAGTAAGTGCATTTGGACTTCATTTGAATAAACAAGGAATAAATCCATTTGAAGAAACAGGTCCTTATTCTAATAATGATAATTTATATGCTGTTAGAATGCGTCTTTATAATGAAGATGCTTCTAATTCTCCTGATGGTATATTAAAAAATAGATTAGTAGCATTACAACAATCTAAAATATCAGGTTCATATGATTCTATAGGTAATAATTTTGCTAAAATTAGTAATATATCACCTGATGAAAATATATTATTGTCATATCCTGGAGGACCAGATTCTGAACTGGGTATAGGAAAAACAAATATCAGATTTGCTGATCAAAGAACAGGTCTAAATAATTTAAACCTAAAAAATTCAGGATTTTTTAAAACATCATATTCATTGAATAATGATGGTGAATTTGGTCCTCAAAATGTAGATAGTGTTACATATAGTTTAGATTACTCTGTATTTAAACGTCCATTAGTATATATAAATGGTAATAAATTACTAGGATTAAGTAATAAATATAATAATTACTTTCCATCAGTAATACCTATTACTTCTAAATCTAATGGATTTACAAATGAAGGAGAGATAGATAGTAATATTCGAAATGTAGGACAATTAAACATTCCTGATTCTACATTATCTGATTTTGTGGATAAAAATGTAATTTCCAATTTAACTTATGAAAAAGGAATTATAACATATGATCAAAATTTAATAGGTAGTGTTAGAAGTGAAGAATTATACAGTCAAGGTCCTATATTACCCTCAGATTTTAGAAAAATAATTAGAAATAATATTGATCTAACTCAATATCAAAAAAATCTATCCAAAGAAATAGGTAATTTATCTAACGCTCCTGACTATAATTTTAAAAATATAGAACAAAGAGTAAAATTAGGTGATCCAGGATATAAATCTGGTAAAAACCTAGATTCTTATGTTAGTGGAGGATTTTCAGGAGCAGCTTCATTTAATTCTTTTGACAAAATAAACACAATTAGAATATATGATAGTCAAGTAGAAGGAGTAAATCCAGATAATATAGGAAATGACTTAGTTAAATTTAGAATCGGAGTATATGATATAGATGCTCAGAGTAAAAAATATATTCATTTTAGAGCATTTCTAGACCAAATTTCAGATCAATATATATCAGAATATAATACTAATCAATATATTGGAAGAGGAGAAAATTTATATAAATATAAGTTGTTTGATAGAAAAATTTCATTATCTTGGACAGTAGCGGCTCAATCTAAAATTGAGCTTATACCTATGTATAAAAAATTAAATTATCTAGCTTCAGTTTGTGCCCCAGATTACAGTGCTAATGGATATATGAGAGGAAATATAATAACGTTAACTATAGGGGGGTATTTATATGAACAACCAGGGATAATTACTGGATTTACATATGAAATGAATGATGAAAATGACACTTGGGAAATAGGTATAAATGAAGAAGGAATATCAGATGATTCGGTTAAAGAATTACCACATATTGTTAGAGTAAAAGGTTTTAACTTTATCCCTATTCATCAATTTGTACCTAGAAAAGTTATAGGAAATGGTGATGTTAATGTAAATGAAAAATATATATCATTACAAGCAATAAATAATAATTATAATGATCCATGGCCTGTTCCTTTTAAATAAATTTTTTATATGAATAGATATCAATCAATACCCCTTATAAAAATAGATAATAAATTAATATATCAAACATCTCGTTATCCTGAGGTTCCACTTTCAGAAAATGATGAATATGTATATTCATCTCAAGGAGATAGATTTGATACTTTATCTTTACAATATTATAAAGATCAATCATTATGGTGGGTTATATCTATTGCTAATACAGCGATAGCTGGTACTTCATTACCATCTGATTTTCCCCAAGATTCACTCATAATCCCAGAAGCATGTCAGATTAGAATCCCAGCTAATTACCCAAATGTTGTATCTGAATTTAGAAGAATAAATAACGCATAAAAATAAAGTTATGAATATAGTAGGTGAAGGATTTAATGAAACCATTATAGAACAAATAAAACAACGACAAAAAATATATGGTTCAGGATATATAGAAAGAAGAAATCTTGATGAAATATCGTATTTAAATAGTAATACATCATGGTGTAAACTAGTATCATCTGTAGATGTTGTTTCTACTTCTAATTTAATTAATACATCTTTAAATAAATTAAAAATAGACAGAAAAAATAGTTTAGCTAAACAATTTGTATTATTTAATGGTACTAATGAGTCTCCTTCTAATCAAAGACATGGTTTATCATTGAATAATTCAATATTAGGTGAAAACGCAGTATATGGAATAGGGGGAAATGAATATGGATTAGTACCAATGATGGGTATACAATCTGTTGAAGTAAAACATGAAAATAGAGGTTCAATACGTAGAGCAATTGTAAAAATTAAAGCATTTAATAAAATTCAATTTGATATTATAGATATTCTATATTTAAGATTAGGATTCAATGTGTTATTAGAATGGGGTCATTCAATGTATTATGATAATACTGGAACTCTAAATAGAGGTTCAGATATTAACAATAGTTTAGCAGATTATTTTTTAGAGGGGAAAAAACCAGGTCCTTTTGTATATTTAACTTATGATAAATTTTTGGATTTAATCCAAGAACAAAGAATTAAAAGTAATGGAAATTATGATGCTATGTTTGCTAAAGTATCTAATTTTCAATGGTCATTTTTACCTGATGGTAGTTATGATATTACTTTAAATTTAGTAAGTATAGGAGATGTGGTAGAATCATTTAAAGTAAACGCTTTAATAAATGGTATAAATAATCCATCGAATTTAGTAAATAATGAAGATACAAACCTAACCCCCATTGAAATAATAGATCTTTACGCAAATAAAAATACAATAGGTCAATATTTTTACAAATTAAAATCAGAAATAACATCAACCTCAGAATATATAGCTTTACAAAATAGAAAACAAGATGAGGTAATCAATATAGGTAAAAAGGCATCTTATAATTATAAATAATTGAATCATAAGTAACCCAAAATTAAATATAAAGTATTAGAAAATGGCAATAGATTCAATATCACTAACATTTAGAAATAATAATGGGGGCGAACAAGAAATATTTTATGTTCGATTAGGAGCATTTCTAGAGTTTTTAGAAACAGATATAATGTACCAAGTTGAAACTCAAAATATTTCTACTCCTTTATTGAAATTTAATTACGATATTGAATCTAATATAATGTATATAAATGCTGATCAAACTAGTCTTGATCCTACTATATGTGTTTTAAATAGAAATATAAATTGTTTAGACTCAAATTTTTCTCAAGTAAATCGTAGTATAACTCATGGTAAAGGTGAATTATTTGATAGTCAATTATTATCAACCATACCTAATACAGTATATGGTAGAATAATGAACATATATATAAGTATGTCATGGGTATTAACTAAATTAGATGAATTAAAAAATGCATCTACTAATAAGGTAGTACTTGTAGATTTATTAAATTCATTATTATCTAATATTAATAGCGCATTAGGGGGAAATGTTAAATTAGAAGCTACTATAGATGAAATAACTAATACTATAATAGTTAGAGATTCTAATCCTATACCTCATTTAGAACAAGTTATTAAAATATTAAATAGTGAAGGATATAACATCCCAAGCCAAATAGCATTATTTGACCTTTACGGTTATAATAATATAAATGGTACTGGAAGTGCATCTTTTATTAAGAATTTTTCATTAACTACTGAAATTACTCCTGAATTATCCACTATGTTAACAGTAGGTGCAACTGCAAATAGTGAAGTAGTAGGAGAAAATTCAACAGCTTTTTCCAAATTTAATATAGGTTTAGTAGATAGATTTAAAGAAAACATTACTCAAGGTAAATCAGAAACAGAAAGTAACGGGATATCTGAATTAACTAATACTATTACTATAGGTAATAATAAATATAAATTTGGTGAAACTCTAAAAGAAGCAGAATATAATGCTATAAAAAATAAATATGCTGGGACTTATCTTAGTTATTTGAAATACATAGGTAAATTATCAAATAATCCAGGTCAATTTACTTTAGGAGAAGCAGAAACATATAAAGATGTATTAACTAACATATTAGATTATAGACAACAATGGCAACAAGCATATTTGAATAAACAAGGTAAAAATACAAATATATTCTCCCCATCAACTGGATTTATACCTTTTAATTTATCTTTAACAATGGATGGGTTATCAGGTATGAAAATATACAATAAATTTTCAGTTGATACTGAATTTTTACCTGTTAATTACTCAGATAATGTTGAATTTTTAATAAAAAATATAATACATAAGATCGAAAATAATGAATGGTTAGTAACTATAGAATCTATAGCTATATCTAAAGGTGATGAAATATACAACAATCCATTAAATTTATCTAAAAATCAAAAAACTAACACATCCATAGATCAATTAAAATCATTTTATTCATCTACTCCTGATGAAGATTTATGGACATTAATAGCAATTTGTGTAGCTGAAAATTATATATATTATCCACAGGGAATATCAGATGTAGCTCAATCTATATATAATAGATTAAATGCTGGGACTTATGGAAAAACATTAAAAGATATAATATTAAGTCCAGGTCAATATGAACCAGTGTTTAGAAATTATAAAGATTGGACTAATATAGTTGATAGGGAAACCGCTATCATAGCATATCAAAATGCTAAAAAAATTTCAAAAGAAATTGCATCTCAACACATAGATATAGGGTATAATGCTATAACCAACCCTAATTTAAAATTAAATTCTAAACAATTTGTAGGTTCAAGAACTGAATTTTTAGCATATTCACCTAAAAATAAAAACGCTGTTGGTGAAATAAAAAGAGACAAAATATTATATGAAAATAAATTAGTAGATGTTAGTAATACATTTTTCTGGAATTATTCAGGGAAATCTCAATTATATGATAAAGGAAAATTAGCAGCTTTACCTCCACCTAAAAATATACCTCAATTAATATCATGACATATTATCCATTATCTCAAGTAACGTGTAATTTATTTACTAATGGGGGGGAATTTGTGTTTCTATCTAATAATACCCCATATTCTGGATATTATTGGAAAACATCTGATGGTAAATTTTTTACTGGTAAAACTCCACAAAGTTTACCGAATGAGGAAATTATTAAATACATTGAAAATCAAGAGGATACAACAAATTATATATCAACAGATAATAATTATTCATATTATAACAACTTTAATACTTCTACTAACATATACATAACTTTAACTTCTCCACCACCACCACCATTGGTACCTTTATATATACCTAATATACCTAATGCTGAAGATTATAATAATGGAGAATTTAATAGATATTTTTGTAAAAAAAATAATGAATTAATATATATAGAAATAAATTTAGAAACATATGATAAATTGAAATCTAAAAATTCACAAATATTATATCAATTATATTCCCCATTTTTAATTCCTTGGAAATTAACAGGTATTAAAGAACAAGTATATAAAACTAATAAAAATATGACAGAATTAATATCATATCAATCAAAACTCCCTAAATTATCAGAATATATTGGTGATTTTGTAAAATATTATAAATCATAAAAATATACGGACTTAGGACCCGTTGTAGTTTAGGCTACGTAAAAACACTCATTGTTCGCTACCTTGAGTGTTTTTTTTTTTATAAATTGATTTACAAAATTATTGTATTTATCTTTAAGAAAAAAGTTATGTTTTATATTATAGAAAATAGTAAACAATTAGATGAATTTTGTGATTTAAATTATAGTGAAGTTTTTATTGAACCTATATATTTAGATAATAACCTACATCCATTATTTAATGGTATATCCTTATTATATTTAAAACCAATAAATGTTGATAGTAAAGGTTACATAATATGTGTAGATCATTCTGAATCATTTTCTGTTGATATAAATTATATAGAGAATTTATTTAAGAATTTTAAATATATATATGTTAGAAATGCTAAAACATTTAAATATCATTTTTGTTTAAATAATATAATAGATATATCATTTAATATGGTTGGTGATGATATTATGGAAGAAAATTATCAAATATATAAATTCTTTCAAAGATATGGATATGTTCCTTCTATAAATAAAATAATCCCATTAGTTAAACATTTTGAAGTATGTGAAAACATATTTGATAAAATAAAAAAATATTGTTATGTTAATAATAAATCTTTTAATAATAAAAGAATAAATGTTTTCTATTTAATAGAACAAAGTGGTATAAAAATAAATCCAAGTATATTCAATACTTATTTTAAATTAGACAACCCACATTTTTCTATTAATGATGATTTTATATACACTCAGTATAATTTGTATAACACAACCGGAAGACCATCTAATCGATTTAACAATATTAATTTTGCTGCCTTAAATAAAGATAATGGATGTAGAGAATCATTTATCCCAAGTAATGATAAATTTATAGAAATAGATATCAAAGCATATCATCCAACATTAGTATCCCAATTGGTAAAATTTGATTTTCAAAATAAAAATCCATATGTTTATTTATCTGAAATAGCAAATATAGATGTAAATGATGCTAAAATTCTAATGTTTAAACAATTATATGGAGGAATAAACCATGAGTATAAAGATATTCCATTTTTTAATTTAACCCATAATTATATTAATGAATTGTGGGAAACATATAATAAACAAGGTTATATAAAATGTGATATATCAGGTGATATTTTTGATAAAAATTTAAATTTATCCCCACAAAAGTTATTTAATTATGTATTGCAGAATTTAGAAACATCAACAAATATATTAATAATGTGGGATATTTTGAAACTATTAATCGATAGAAATAGTAAAATAGTATTATATACTTATGATTCTATTTTATTGGATTTTTGTAAACAAGATGAAGATATTTTATCACAAATATTAGATATATTTAAAAAATTTAACTTAGATATTAAAATAACTAATGGGATTAATTATAATTCTATGATTTTGAATTAATATGACTTTATGTGAAGAATATAATATTTATAATCAATATGATTTATATATCGATTATAACAATATGAATAACAGATTATTTGCAACCTTTACTTCTAATGATAATTTAGATAAATTATTAGATCACCTAATTTCTAAATATGAAATTATGTATAATAAGTTATTTATTTTATTTGTTAAAGATACAAACGAATATGTTGTTACATACAATGTAGAACAAGGTAATATAAGTAATATACTTTCTAACACAATATTAGTTCACCGCAAAAAAGAATATAATGTTTTATATTCAATAAATGCTTTAAATGAATTAATCAAAACATTAAATGATGGATATTTAGATGTCTCATATCCTATAAATTGGGGTAACTATAGAAATAGTATATTATTAACCCAACATGGAAATTTCAAACAATTAAATACTACATTATATAAAATAATTAATCTATAATAGGATAAATTAACATTAACTCGAACATACATTACATATAATAAGGCTCGTCGTATAAAATTTTATAATTTTCAAATTTGGCCATTCAAATAAAAAGTAATATATTTAAATAAGTAACTTAAAAACCAAATAATTATGGATTTAAAATCAATAAAAAGTAAATTAAGTGCTCTTCAATCGCAAGGGCAGAAAAAAGACAAAGAAAAAATAGATTATAGTAAATATCTATGGAAACCAAAACAAGAAGGTAAATATCAAATTCGTATTGTTCCTTCAAAATTTGACAAAAACAACCCATTTACTGAAGTGTTTGTTCATTACGGGTTTGCTAAATTTCCATTATATGCTTTAACAAACTGGGGAGAAAAAGATCCTATTGTAGAATTTTGTAAACAACTTAAATCAACTAACGATAAAGAAAGTTGGTCCTTAGCTAGAAAATTAGAACCAAAAATGAGAGTATTCGCTCCAGTTATAGTTAGAGGTGAAGAAGATAAAGGAGTACGTCTTTGGGAATTTGGGAAGGAGATATACATGCAATTATTAGGAATTGCTGATGATGAAGATTATGGTGATTATACTAGTATCACAGATGGTAGAGATTTTACTCTTGAAGCAGTTATTGGTGATATTGGTGGAAAAAAAGGATTAAAATCGACTATTCGTATTAAACCTAAAACTTCCCCATTAAGTACAGATAAATCAGAAGTTGAAAAATGGTTAGAAGAACAAACTAATATTCTTGATTTTCAAAGTACATTTAAAATGAGTTTTGATCAAATGAAAGGAATTTTACAAAATTGGTTAAATCCTGAAGATGAAACCTCAGATGAAACCGAAAATGATGAAACTTCAGATGAAACTGAGTCTCCATTTATAAATGAAAATCCTCAACAAAAAATAACCCCACCTTCTGGTAAAAAATCATCGTCTAAAAAATTTGAAGAATTATTTGACGAAAAAGATTAATTAAAATTTTATGGCTAAAAAATCATCACTTTCAGCAGCAGTTAGTGCTGAACTGAAATCGGACTTTAATCTTGATAAGTTTAAAGAAAAAAAATCATTAAATTCAACTGTTAAGTTTAAAGAGCAAAAATGGATTCAATTTTCAAAAGCATTACAAGATTCTATTTCTATCCCTGGTGCTCCATTAGGTCATATTACATTGTTAAGAGGACATAGTAATACAGGTAAAACTACAGCTTTACTTGAATTAGCAATTAGTGCTCAGAAAATGGGAATATTACCAGTATTTATAATTACTGAAATGAAATGGTCTTGGGAACATGCTAAACAGATGGGATTCCAAATTGAAGATGTAATTGATGAAAATACAGGAGAAGTTACAGATTATAAAGGATTTTTTATATATGCTGATAGAAGTTCTTTAAATACAATTGAAGATGTAGCTGAATTTATAGCTGATTTACTAGATGAACAACGTAAAGGTAATTTACCTTATGATTTATGTTTCTTTTGGGATTCAATAGGTTCTATTCCTTGTAAAATGAGTGTAGAAGCAAACAAAAATAATCCAATGTGGAATGCTGGAGCTATGTCTCAGCAATTTGGTAATTTTATTAATCAACGTTTTCCTTTATCAAGAAAAGAAAACTCTCCATATACAAATTCATTAGTAGCTATTAATAAAATATGGGTTGCTCCTGCTGAAAATATCATGGCTCAACCCAAAATGAAAATGAAAAATGGTGAGACAATGTTTTTAGATGCTTCGATTGTGCTTACATTTGGTAATATTACTAATAGTGGTACTAGTAAAATTAAAGCTACTAAAAATGGAAAAGAAGTTGAATTTGCTGTTCGTACTAAAGTGGCTTGTGATAAAAACCACGTTACTGGACTCCAAACAAAAAGTACAGTAATAGCTACAATTCATGGTTTTATCAATGAACAAGATATAGCATCATATAAGAAAAAATATGCAAATGAATGGGTTAGTATATTAGGTAGCGTGGATGTAGACTTAATAGAAGATACTTCAGAATGGGAAGAAAGTAAAGATTCTATTCCTTTAATAGAAGAGGAATAAAAAAATAACTATATGGAACATAAAGATTTATTAAAAATTTTAGAAAACATCAAAGACGACAGTCTATCACCAAATGATACTCAACGTATTTTGATTATTGATGGTTTAAATCTATTTTATAGAAATTTTGCTGTTTTAAATTATGTTAATACAAATGGTATTCATATTGGTGGGTTAGGGGGTTTTCTTAGATCTTTAGGTTCATTAGTTAATCAGATTAACCCAACATCTGTACAAATTATATTTGATGGAGTAGGTTCTACTATTAATAGAAAGAACCTACTCCCCGAATATAAATCAGGACGAAATACAACTCGAGTAAATAAATATGTTTTTGATAACATTGAAGATGAAGATGAATCCAAATTAAATCAAATATCTAGATTAATTCATTATTTAAAATGTCTTCCTGTTAATATAATTTCTTTAGATAAAGTTGAAGCAGATGATGTTATAGCTTTTATGAGTAAGGAATTATCAAAAAATGGAGATAAGGTATATGTAGTTTCATCAGATAAAGATTTTTTTCAATTAATAGATGATAATATCACTGTGTATGCTTCTATGGAAAAAAAATTTTATTATTCTGCTGATTTAAAAAATAGATTCGGTGTTTATCCTTATAATTTTCTAACATATAGAACACTAACTGGTGATACTTCAGATAAAATAGAAGGTATTAAGGGATTAGGTAAAAAAAAGATAGAAAAATTATTTCCTGAGATTTTTGGTTGTGATAAAATATCATTAGAAGATATATTTAAAATTTGTGAATCCAAATATAAAGATCATATATTATATTCAAAAATAATTTTTAATTATGAACAATTGAAAATAAATAGGAAAATAATGAGTTTAGATAACCCAATGATTGATGAAGATGAAAAAAAAGAAATATTAATTTTATCTAACTTTGTAAATCCTACATTAGATATTCCTAAATTTATTAGCTTATATAACAGCGATGGATTAGGACACATTTTGAAAAATGTAGAATTTTGGCTTAGAAATACTTGGATAAAACTACATAGATATAATAAATTAAAAATTAATTAATTAAAAAATAAAAAGTTGTGACTTTAAATAGTTTAGAAAATTATGGAATTTCATTCCAAACAAAGGTTATATCTGCATTATTAACAGATAAATCATTTTTACAAAATGTTAATGATATATTAAATGAAGATTATTTCTCAAATTCAGCTCAAAAATGGATAGTTAATGAATCTATCAAATATTATAATAAATACCATTGTAATCCAACAATGGATGTGTTAAAAACCGAACTGAAAAGAGTTGAAAATGATATCCTTCAGATATCAATAAAAGAACAACTTAAAGAAGCTTATTCTTTATCTGAAGGTAACGACTTACCATATATTAAAACTGAATTTACTAATTTTTGTAAAAACCAACAATTAAAAAATGCATTATTAAATTCAGTTGACTTATTAAAAGAAGGAGACTATGACTCAATTAGACGTGTTGTTAATAATGCTTTGAAATCAGGACAAGATAGAAATATAGGACATGAATATAATAAAGATGTTGAAACTAGGTATAGAGATGAAGAACGTTCTCCTATTCCATTTCCTTGGAATACTTTCAATAAGATAACCCAGGGTGGGTATGGTAAGGGGGATTTGGTTTTAATATTTGGTAATCCTAAAGGAGGTAAATCATGGTCTATAGTAGCTATGGCTGCTGAAGCTATGAGATTGGGATATAATGTTATTTATTATGCATTAGAATTGGGGGAATCATATGTTGGGAAAAGATTTGATGCTTATTTTACAGGCATACCTGTCGACGAAATTGATAAACATAGAGATAAAGTAGATGAAATAATGTCATCTATTCCTGGTAAATTAATAATAAAGGGATATTCACCAAAACGAGCTTCATTATCAACAATCGAAACTCATATAAATCAAGTATTAGAACAAGAAAGAAATGAAGATTCAACATTTAATATAGATGCTGTATTTATTGACTATTTAGATTTATTGAAAAATAGAAATTCTAGAAAAGAAAGAAAAGACGATATAGATGATGTATATACGGATGCTAAAGGATTAGCCAAAGAATTAGATATTCCTATAATATCCCCATCTCAAGCTAATAGATCAGGAGCAGAAAAAGATATATTAGAAAGTAGCCACATTGCTGGAAGTTTTGATAAGATAATGATCGGTGATATAATTATATCTTTAGCTAGAGGAAGAAAAGATAGATTAAATGGAACAGGAAGATGGCATATTATGGGAAATAGATATGGAGTAGATGGAGTAACATATAGTTCAACTATAGATACTAAAACAGGACATATAGAGATAGATGAAGATGAGTTAGATTTGGATATATATGAAAAATCATCATCTAAACCTGATAGTATAGGCGTTTTTGATGATGAAAAAGAATTTCTTAGAAATCAATTTGTAAAAATGGATTTATAATATTTATTATCATATCAAAATTTTATCTATGAACATATTAGAACCTAGAATTTATTATAAACCATTTGAATATCAAACAGCTTTTGATTTTTATAAAGATCAACATAGAGCGCATTGGATAGCAGATGAAGTACCACTTGCTTCTGATTTAAACGATTGGAAATTAAAATTAACAAAATCTGAAAAAAATTTAATAGGAAACATATTAAAATCATTTGCACAAACTGAAGTACATGTAAATGACTATTGGTCGACAAAAGTATCAGTTTGGTTTCCAAAACCCGAAATTCAAGCTATGGCTCGTGTGTTTGCTGATTTTGAAAGTATTCATGCTGAAGCATATTCTAGATTGAATGAAGAATTAGGTTTAGATGATTTTAAAGCATTTTTAGAAGATGAAGAAGCAAAAGCCAAAATTGATCGTTTAATTGAAGTACCAGGCGAAACATTAGAAGAAAAAGCTTTATCATTAGCTATATTCTCAGCGTTTACTGAAGGTGTTAATTTATTTTCATCATTTGCAATATTGATGTCATTTCAACTTCGTAACATGATGAAAGGTACAGCTCAAATTGTTGAATGGAGTGTTAGAGATGAATCACTACATTCAAAAGCAGGATGTTGGTTATTTAGAACATTATTAGAAGAACAATCTGAATTAAATACAGATGAATTAAGAGTATTAGTTACAGAAGCTTGCCATTTATCTGTGAAATTAGAATTTGATTTTATAGATAAAGCATTTGAAATGGGTGATATAGAAAATTTAACTAAAGATCAATTGAAAAATTTTATTAAAGCTCGAGCTAATGAAAAGATGATTGAATTAGGTTATAAAGCAATATATAATGATATTGATCCTAATTTATTAAAACAAATGGAGTGGTTTGGTCACTTAACAAGCGGACATAGTCATACTGATTTTTTTGCTTCACGTGTAACAAATTATTCAAAATCTATTGGAGATTGGGATGATTTATGAAAAATTTAGAACAAAAATTATCTAAATATAAAAATCGAATGGAATTGATTAGAACCATTATAGGGATAATAGTTCTTATTATCCAAATAATAATTGTTGTAAATCTTTTAAATAAATAATACACTAATGATTAAATTAACAAATCTATTGAAAGAAATAATAGATATATATTCTCCTGAAGAATTAGATTCTAATGGAGCAGATGGTAATGTTAGAATTAAACTTTACAATTATTATTTAAAAAAAACACTTTCCAGATTTTAAAAATACAAATAAAGCTGAAGCAACAGATTCAGATATATTCATATGGGAGAAAATATAATATATAAGATAGAAATTCTTCAACTTATTGAATCTAAATATAATATTGAGATAAAGGACGAAGAAGTAGAAAATATAGTCACATTTGATGACTTAATTGAATTAATAAAAAATAAATTATGAGTATACAAGTAGATACAACAAATTGGATTAAAGGAAAAAATTACCCAATGTGGTTTACAGAAATTGGATTATCGATGATATCCAAAGGATATTTATTACCAGATGAAGATGTTTTAGGAGCGTTTAAACGTGTTTCAAAAGCCGCAGCAAAACGTTTAAAACGCAAAGATTTACAACCATACTTTTATGAAGCGATGGTTAAAAATTGGTTATGTTTAGCATCACCTGTATTATCAAATATGGGAACAGAACGTGGAATGCCTATTTCATGTTTTGGTATTAATGTAGGTGATTCAATTGAAGGAATAGCTGATGCTAATTCTGAATTGATGAGATTATCATCTCAAGGAGGAGGAGTTGGTATGGGTTTATCTCGTATTAGAGGTAGAGGAAAACAAATTAAAGATAATGGTGTATCTGAAGGAGTAATACCTTGGGCTAAGATATATGATTCAACAATTTTAGCAACTAATCAAGGTTCAGTTCGTAGAGGAGCCGCTTCTGTTAATTTAAATGTGGATCATACTGATATTGATGAATTTTTACAAATTCGCAGACCTAAAGGTGATATTAATCGCCAATGTTTAAATTTACATCAATGTGTAATAATTGATGATGAATTTATGCAAAGATTAGAAAATGGAGATGTAAGAACTAAAAAATTATGGGGTGAAATTTTAAAAACTCGTTTAGAAACAGGAGAACCATATATAATGTTTGGTGATAATGTAAATAATCAAACTCCTCAAGCATATAAAAATAATAATCTGAAAGTAGAATTTACAAATATATGTTCTGAAATAACTTTATATAGTGATGAATTACATTCATTCATTTGTTGTCTATCATCATTAAATTTAGCCCGTTGGGATGAATGGAAAGATTATAAATTTGAAAATGGAATGACATTACCTGAACTTACATGTTGGTTTTTAGAAGGTGTATTACAAGAATTTATTGATAGAGCTAAAAATATGAAATTCATGGAAAACACAGTTCGTTCAGCTGTTAAAGGTAGAGCTATAGGAATTGGTGTTTTAGGATGGCATACTTTGCTCCAATCAAAAAATTTACCATTTGTTGGTATTCAATCCAATTCTTTAACTAGAATTATTTCAGAATTTATATATAATGAAGCTATAAAAGCAAGTAAAGAACAAGCTGAACTTTATGGAGAACCAGAATGGTGTAAAGGTACAGGTTTAAGACATACTCATCATATTGCTATAGCTCCAACAGTTTCCAATGCCCATATTTCAGGGGGTGTTTCACCTTCAATTGAACCTATTCCAGCTAATGTTTATAATTTGAAAACAGCTAAAGGAGTATTTATTAAGCGTAATGAAATATTAGAAGATTTATTAGATAAAAAAGGATATAATATTGATAGTGTTTGGGAACAGATTTTAAAAGATCAAGGTTCAGTATTAGGTTTACCTGATTATATTTTGACTGATGAAGAAAAAGAAATATTTCTAACATTTAAAGAAATCAACCAATTAGAAATTGTTCGTCAAAATGCTATTCGCCAAAAATATGTTGATCAAGCAATTTCATTAAATTTATGCTTTGACCCTAATGATTCACCCAAATGGATTTCTCAAGTACATAAAGAAGCCCACAAATTAGGAATTAAAACGTTATATTATTTAAGAACAGAATCTGTTTTAAGAGGAGATAATCTACAACGCTTAGCTGATTGCGTCGCATGTGAAAGCTAGGCGATCTTTAATCTTTATTAAAAAATTATGAGATATATATTAATTATATTAAGTTTGTTTTTAATCAGTTGTGATGATGATAACCCATATCCTGATAAAGTATGCCCAGATGGTTGTTATTCACATTTCGAAATTATTGGAGATTCTTTAGATAATAACGGATTTAAACATGTGAAATTCAATGGGTTAGGTTATTTTACAGTTAAGGGTAAATTATCAAAATTAGATCCTTATTATGAAGTAAATGGTGTTCCTTTAATTCAAACAGATTTTGATTCTAATTATTGGATTTTATTAGATACCTTTCAATATCAAACAGCTATGTATTCATATCTTAGTTGGTATACTGATAAACAATTTAATAATCCCATATCTATAGGTAATCAAACTTATACCTTACAAAATATAGCTGAAGTTCACCCACCATTAAATATAGCTGGTTATCAACTTACTCCACATATGTGTTTAGATTGTCCTTATACCCCAACATTAATAGGTACTCATAGTAAATATAATTATGAACCTAAACAAAATTTCTTTTTTGACGAACAAATGGTGGGAGATACAGCTTATTTATATATTCAGACTACATTTAATAATGATCTAGGACCAAGAGTTGTATCAAATACAACAATAAAGGTTATATTTGATTAAAAAATTTAAAAAATTAAAGTTATTATGAAAGTATCACACGAATTACCTCTATGTCTTTTGGACAAAAGCAAGGAATGGAATGATTATGAATTTTGCCTACCCACCTATTGGTTTAAATCTGAACCATATAAGGAATATTATAAAAATGCTAAAAAAGATGGTAGATTTATAATTGCAGATAATGGATTATTTGAAGGAGATTCATTTACCGAACAACAATTAATTGAATTTATTAATGAACTCCAACCAGATATATTTGTTATTCCAGATGTATGGAACGATGCTTTATTAAGTTTAGAAAATGCTAAACATTGGGTAAATATAAAAAATTCACTCCCAGAAACAACTAAATTAATGGCTGTGATCCAATGTACTGATTATGAAATAGGCTCTTCATTATATAAACGATATGTTGATTTAGGAGTTGAAGCTATTGCATTTAATCATAGTTCAACAGCATATCAAGATTTTTTCCCACATGAAAATCTATCAGTATCTAAAATGATGGGAAGAATATATTTTATAAATCAATTAAAAAAAAATAATATAATCCAAAACCACATACATCATCATATGTTGGGTACTTCAAATTTTTTAGAATTCAGAGCATACCAAAACCCACAATATTCATTTATTAAAACTATAGATACTAGTAATCCAATTATTTTTGGTTTAAAAGAATTAAAATATACATTTGATAATTGTTGGAATAAACCTGAAGAAAAAATAGAAGTTTGGTTTAATAAAAAAACAAATAATAGACAATTAGAATGTATCGAATTTAATATAAAAGAATTTAAAAAAATCCTTCCCAAATAATATTCCCTTAAGGAAATTTTATTAAAGAATGGGAATCCATTAAAAAGCAGCAATTGAATTATTCAATATTGAAGAAAAAAGAACAGGAATAGTAGCTTGTTGTAGAGGACAACAAAAAAAAGCTTATGGATTTATATGGAAATACAAAATTTAAATGTTAGCTAAAGATTGAGATGAAGAGAAGAAAAAATTGAAGAATTTTTTGATAAAGATTTGGATTTCATACAAATTGAACTTATATTACAAAATATAAAATTATTTAAAAGTTATATAAAATGAATGAAAATACTGAAAATAACGGGTTTATATCAATTTATGATTTTTTAGGAGGAACTAGTGCAGGTTCTATAGATAAAAATTTAGGATATGAAATATATAAATTATCTAAAAAAAACAAAATAAAAATTTCATCAAAACAAGTTCCTTGGAGTAATCATGAAAATAAACGAATTTTAATATATCCTTATAAATTTTTGGTAGAAGCATTTTCAAATAATAAAATAAAAAATCTAATTAAAAATGAAAAATAAACAAAAATATGCTGTACTGTCATTAAGTGGAGGAATGGATAGTAGTACATTGTTACTTCATCTATTAGCAAATGGTTATGAAGTAACAGCACTATCATTTGATTATGGTCAAAAACATAAAGTTGAATTGGAACGCGCTACTGAGTTAGTACAATATATTAATGAAGGACGAGAAAGAGGATTTAAGTGGATTGATCAAAATACTCCTCCTTATCATTGTGTTAAACATCAAATTATTAAATTAGATGGTTTATCAAATTTACTAGTAAGTGGGTTAGTAGATAATAATTCTATGGAAATGAAAACAGGACATTATGCTCATGAAAATGCTCTTACAACTGTAGTTCCAAATCGTAATGCGATATTTTCAGCCATTACATATGCTGTTGCTTTATCTATAGTAAAAAAAACAGGAGAACCATGTAATATAGCTTTAGGAACCCATATGGGTGATTTCAATAATAAAAAACAAAGCGGAATTTATCCTGATTGCTCTGAAGAATTCAGACAAGCTATTGAACATGCTTTTAAAATAGGAAATTGGGATTCTGATAAAGTAGATTATTATGCTCCGTATAATGTTACTGATAAAACAGGAGTATTAAAAGATGGGGTTGAATGCTGTGAAAAATTAGGTCTAGATTATAAAGAAATTTATAAACGTACTAATACTAGTTATGCTCCTATCAGAGTAATTCTTCCAAGTTTAAAATCAACATTCCCTAATGAAGAAATAGAATCTGGAGAAAGAGAAATATGGTACTCAGACTATAAATCAGGCTCTAGTATTGAACGTTGTGAATCTTTTATCAAATTAGGATTAGAAGACCCAGTTCAATATGCTGAAGAAGATGGTACTTTAGTATCTTGGGAATTTGTTAAAGAATATGTTGAAAAAATTTGTGATGAATGGGAAAGAAGTGAGAAATCATGATATTTATAGTCGTACCGCATAGACTGATATATTATGAAAATTTACATTTATTGTTTATTAAATAACAAAGATATTCCTTTTTATATAGGAAAAACTAAAAATAGTTTAAAAATAAGAGAATCCCAACATAAAAGTAGATTAAATAAAGATTTAAACATATTTGAGTTAGACTACATAAATGAAAAAGATTGGAAGTTTTGGGAAAAACATTATGTATCACTTTATAAAAGTTGGGGTTTTATTTTATTAAATAAAAATGATGGAGGTGGTGGGTTATCCTTTCACACAGAAGAATCTAAACATAAGATGAAAAATACTTTAAGACCTGAAACTTCTAAAAAATTAAAAGGAATAAAACGCCCTGATGTTAGTAAAAGATTTAAAGGAAAAAATCTATCACAAAATACTAAAGATAAAATAAAAAATTCTAAAATAGAACATGAATGTTATAAAAATCCTAAAAGAGGAGAAAAAATAAAAACTTCTAATTTGGAACATTATAAAAAAGAGTCTATAAGAAATAAGAAAATATCATCTAAATTAGAAGGAAGAAAAGTAGATTGGGTTAAAACTAAACCTGTTCTACAATATGATAAAAAAGGAAATTTTATTAAAGAATGGATTAGTGCTACAGAAGCTGGAAAATCATTAAATAAAACTAGTTCTGCCATAAGTGAATGTTGTAATGAAAAAAGAAAAACAGCATATAAATACATTTGGAAATTCAAAAACTAAGACTACATTAAAATATTATTTATATTTAAAACAAATATTATTAACCCATAAAAATTAAAAATTATGATTTTCGATTTTTTTAGTAACAGTACATTTAATTTTAACACAGAACACGATTGGGAAGCTCTTAAAAAACAAGGAACTGTAACCGAATCTACCGAAGAAAAAGATGGATTTAAAACTATCACAAGAACATTTGTATCTAGTGATGGAACAACTAAAATTACTAGTTCTGAATCTTTCCCAATCATAGATGAAACAAAACAAAAATTAATTGAGCTTGATAAACAAATTAAAATTGCAGTTAAATCTGAAGATTATGAGAAGGCAGCTCAATTAAAAAAAGAAAAAGAACAATTAATGAATTCAAAATCTTAAAAAATGAAACAAGTATTATATTTTACGGCAGGGTGGTGTCCATCCTGCCAAAAAACAAATCCAGTTATAGAACAAGCATCAACATCCGGAACCCAAATAAATAAAATAGATGTAGATTATGATGCTGTATATACTAGTAAATTTAATGTTAAAAGTATTCCAACAACTATTATTTTAGAAAATGGTAATGAAGTACGTCGTTATGTTGGAGCATTAAATTCATCACAATTAAATAATTTAATTAATGGATAAATATATTTTGTAACTGGGTAGTAGATTTTGGATTTTATATATTTATAATAAAATAACAATTATGAGTATAGGAATTTATAAAATCACAAATCCAAAAGGAAAAATATATATTGGTCAAGCTAAAGATATAGAAATTAGATGGAAATATAGTTATAAAAATTTAACTTGTAAACAACAACCCAAACTTTATAATTCACTTAAAAAATATGGCCCTGAAAATCATATTTTTGAAATAGTTGAAGAATGTTCTAATGAACAATTAAATGAACGAGAAATATATTGGAAACAATACTATCTTAATCAATCTAAGGGGAATTGGAAAAGAGTTTTATTTTGTAATTTATATGATGTTGGTGGAGGGCCAAAATCTAAAGAACATAGAAAGAAAATAGGGATAGGAAATAAAGGAAGAAAACATAGTGAAGAAACTAAACAAAAAATGTCTTCTAAAGCTATAGGAAGAAAATATTCTGATGAAATAAAATTAAAAATATCATTATCTAAAAAAGGAAAAAAATTCCCTGAAGATAAAAAAATTAATATGAAAGGGAAAAGATGTTTACCTATCCTTCAATATAGTTTAGATGGAATCTTTATTAAAGAATGGGAATCTTTTAAAGATATTACAAAAAATTTGGGTTTCCACAATAGTGGTTTATGTTTTTGTTGTAGAGGAATCCAAAAAACAGCATATGGTTATATTTGGAAATATAAAAATTAATCAACATATTTAATTTATGAAAAAAATACAATACATAAGTCGAAAAGGCAATTTTGATTCAGGTCATAGAGTTATGAATGAATTTATGAAATGTTATAATATTCATGGGCATACTTATTTATATGAATTAACTTTTAGTTTTGAAAACATGGAAGAAATAGGGTATGCTATTGATTTTAAAGAAATAAAAAGAGTATTTTGCCAATGGATTGATGATATTTTAGATCATGGAATGATTTTAAACCCACATGATTATAAGTTGATTGAGACTACAAAAGAATATGGTACTAAATTATGGTTAATGAGTTTAAATGGAGCAGGAGAATATTGTAATCCATCAGTAGAAAATATTGCTAAAGAAGTATTTTTAGCAATGGAAATATTATCTAATACTTTATATAAAGACGCTTTAACTGGTTTAAAAATTCATAAAGTAACAATTTATGAAACTCCAAATTGTTGGACTGAATGTTTAGCAGAAAGTATTTCGACTAAAGAGTGGAATGCTTTTAATTTAGAAAGAAGATATGAAATATCACAATATGCATTAAATAAAGGAATTATAGAGTATGATGATAGAAAACAAAATATATCCAAAAAAGGATGATTTTATAAATAATAAATTAAAATAAATATGTCAAAAATAGATCCAAACAAGTTACTCATATCAAGTGATTTTTTTTCAGTCCAAGGGGAAGGTTTTTCAACAGGTATACCATCATATTTCATTCGTTTAGGTATTTGTAACTTAACTTGCGGTATGTCTCGTAAGTTTACTAACCAATTAGCTAAAGAAAAATCATTAGAAGATGGCGAAATATTCAAAGGCGATTTAGAGTTAGAAGGTAAAGCAACTTGGACTTGTGATAGTACTTCTCAATGGTTATGGAGAGGTGAAGAAAAAGATTTCCAATACCTAATTGATCAATGGAAAGAGCAGGGTATCTATGAACAGATTAGAAATGGTACTATCCATATCATTTGGACAGGTGGAGAACCTACAATTAAAGGACATCAAGAAGCCATTGTTAATTTTACTAAATATTGGATTGACAATCAAGGGATTGACATAGTAGGATATGAAGATTATCCGTCATTACATGGTCATAAAAAAGATTATAATAATTTTATCTATGTTAAAAACGGACCTTATTACGAAATAGAAACTAATGGTACAATCATAATTGACCATCCACTATTTAGTCTACTAGACCAAATCAACTGTTCACCTAAGCTATCCAACTCAGGTATGACTGAGAAACAAAGAATAGTTCCTGCAGCTATTCAACGTATTATGGAACACCATAACTATCAATTTAAGTTTGTTATTTCAACTGAAGATGATGTTAAGGAAATATTCCGTGATTTTATTGAACCATTTAAAATACCACTTAAAAACATTGTTTGTATGCCAGGTTTAGATAGTCAAACTGACTTCCATGAACGTACTCAATTTGTATTAGAAATGAGTAAGAAATATATGTTTAGAGGATTAACAAGATTACATATCTCAGCTTGGGATCGTGTAATTAACGTATAAAAGAGTTTTATTCCATATATTTATAATAAAAATATATGCATAAGTTAACTCAAGACGATTTCATAAAACGAATAGAATCTAAATTTGGTATAGATAAATTTGATTATTCTTTATTATCTTATAAAGATGCTCATTCTAATGTTAAATTGATATGTAAAAACTGTGGAAATATAGAAAACAAACCACCATCAGTATTATATAAAGGATTTGGGTGTTTAAAATGTCAAAATCGAAGACCTAATCCTAAACAAATAACAAAAGAACAATTCTTAGAAAGAGCAAAAAAGATCCATAATGACATATATGATTACTCTAAAATAAACTACCAAAATCTTTATCAGGAAGTAGAAATTATATGTTCAAAACATGGATCTTTTTTTCAAAAACCATCTATTCATTTATATGCAAAAAGTAACTGTCCTGAATGTAATATATATAAAGGAGAAGAACAAGTAGGTATTTGGTTAAATAGAAATAATATAGAATATATCTATCAATATCAAGTAAAAATTAAAGATTCATATCATTATTATGATTTTTATTTACCCAAACATAATATGTTAATTGAGTATAATGGTTTACAACATTATAAACCAGTTACATTTTTTGGAGGTGAAAAAGGATTTGAATACCTTAAACAAAGAGATGAAATAAAAAAGCAATATTGTTTGGATAACAATATTGATTTACTTATATTATCTTATAATGACAATATTGAAGAAAAATTAAAAACATTAAATGTATAAATTATGGAAGAACAAATGTCAAAATTATTAAATGAACTACCTTCAATAAGTTCAACTAAATTAGATGATCAAATTAAATTTATGGAGTTATCAAATAAATTATATAGAAATCCCATGTCTATATCTATATTAAATTCACTTATAGAATTAAAGGGTATTAAAGAATCAAGAATTCCAAAACCATGAGACTATTATTAGGACTACTATTAATATCTAATTTATTATTTTCACAAACACCCACAATTAATATATTGGGAGGAAATGACACTACTATATGTGGTGACATTTCTCTCAATTTAACTTGTGATTTAGATACAATAACATATAATACTACATCCTATTTAGTATCACCAATCCCTTATAATCCTTATCCTTATAATACCGGTACTTTATATAACATCCCTATCGATGATGTATGGTCTCAAATAATAAATTTACCATTTAATTTTTGTTTTTATGGGCAAACTTATAATAAATATGTAATTAGTACTAATGGTATTATAAGTTTTAATCTAACATATGCTAATCAGTTTTCTCCTTGGGCTTTTAATGCATCTATACCAACAAATGTTGCAAACTTCCCAAGATCAATGATAGGTTTATATCATGATATTGATCCATCAATTGGGGGTACTGTTAGATATGGTGTAATAGGAGTATCTCCGTATAGAAAGTTAATTGTAAGCTTTTATCAAATCCCACATTTCCAATGTAATAATTTAATATCTACATTTCAAATAGTATTACATGAATTTACTAATATAATTGACATATATGTTAATAAAAAACAAACATGTAATACATGGAATGGAGGAAGAGCTTGTTTAGGTATACAAAATAATTTAGGTACTATTGCTTCATTTCCTGTAAACAGAAATACAAGTGTGTATACTATCAATACTCCAGAAGCTTGGAGATTTACACCTAATGGTCCGATTAATTTACCTCAATGGTTTATAAATGGTGTATTAATAAATACAGGATATAATATATCTGAAAATATATCAGCTCCATCTATAATAAATGTCAATTATTTATATACATGTCCTATATTTGAAATTAGTGATACTTTATATGTAAATGAGTTACCATGTTGTGATCCAATAAATGTTGAACTTTTTACGGATTAAAAACTAGGATTACATTTTATTTTTTATATATTTATAAAACAAACTCAAAATAAGTTATATGAAAAAAGTCAAATTGTTTTTTAAGTGGTCTTATCTTCGTAGAAAAAGCCGCATGAGAAAATCTTATAATGGTAATAGAAAATTAAATCCTAATGAACAACTTATAAAAAATATAGTTGTAAAAATATTATCTAATCCTAAATCATCAATATTAGTTAATCCTGAAGCTTTGGATTCTAATATTAAAAAAGTATATATGCAAACCGAAGATAAGGAATATTCGGTGATAATTAAAGGAAATATGATTAAAATGTCTAATCATAATTTATTTATGGAAACATATGTGGATCCATTTTTTAGTAAATTAATGTTTAGAATTATTAATAGATTTATATCCAAATATCAATCTTCTATATCTGATCATTCTAATAAAAATGAATTAAAAGGATTAAACTCAATTTTAACACAATTAAACAAATAATAAATGAAATATATTCAAAAAGCAAATGAGAACAGACCTCGTACTCCTGAGGAAATTGAGAGTATGATTAAAGAAGCAGCTCTACATTATGGAAACTTTTTAAATTCAATGGGGTTTGATTATACTGCTGATCCTCAAACTATTGACACTCCTCGTCGTGTAGCTAAAGCCTGGTTAAAAGATCTAGTACTAGGCTCAATTACAGAAGAACCATCAATGACAGTGTTTCCTAATGAAGAAAATTATACTGGTGTAGTAATTCAAACTGGTATTCCTGTTGTATCACTTTGTGCTCATCATAATCTTCCATTCACAGGGTATGCTTCAGTAGCATATGTTCCTGGGGAAAAAGTAGTTGGTTTATCTAAATTAAATAGAGTAGTAGATTGGTTTGCCCGTCGCCCCCAAATGCAAGAATCATTAACTCAACAAATTCATGATTTTTTAACAGATAAACTAGAATGTAAATCAGTAGCAGTTAGTATTTCATCAAAACATATGTGTTGTTCAAATCGAGGTATTAAGCATCCTACTTCAACTATGACCACCAATAAATTCAGTGGTGTATTTATGGAACCTGGTAATTTAATTCGTGAAGAATTTCTCCATGCTATAACATTAAATGGAGCCCAATTAAAATAAAATGATAGGAATATTAGTTAGAGATAGATATAAAATATGGTCTGTTAAATATAAGGATATTGATAATTCAGATAAACAATTACCCTTAATTTCAGAAGATGTGGAATATTTATTAGAATTAGAACGTAATTTTGATAATTTGGATTCAAGGATTGATGTTAATCCTGAAGTTGAGTTTTTCATTGTTGAAAATAAAAAAATGTCAGGTATTGTTAAATATGCTAAATTAATGTGATTTAAATACATATGGAAATTGATAGAGAAAAACTACATAAACTCTATATGGAGTGGGTAGATAACGTTACAGAAGAATGTGATTGGAAAACTTCATTTGGACCAAAAGAAATAGTTGGAGCAATTGCTACTATTTTAGAAAATAATATAGAAGAATTAGATAAATCTCTTTTAGTAGATAATTCTGCGACAGAGATTTATCATCGTATATGGAATATTGAAGATTTGGCAAGACTTGTTACAAGAGAAAATTTCGAATCGCTAATTGAAGATATAGGTCATTGTCTTGTATTCTACATTCGATTGAAGGAACAAATGAGTTCCGAGGAGTTTTTAAATATGAAAATAGGACCTATTAGATGGAAAGATGATAATATTCGTGGTCTAACACATGTATATTACAATGATGAAGAAATAATAATTAAACCAAAGGAATAAATATTTGATATATTTTATATGAATAAAGAACAAGCGAAAGACGCACTAATTGAATTACTACAAAATCAAGTAGTGGACCTAGTAATGATGTCTAAAATTGAATTGGGTGATGAGGTAATTGCAGAAATTAAAAAACTTAAAAGTATTATCAACGACAACGAATAAAACAATAGAAAGTTATGAGTAACAATCTAGATAAAACATACACAGACCACCTCCAAGAATACAAAACAACTTGGAATAATTTTCAACATTATAGTATGAAAGTAACCTATGGTGAAAAACGTGATATGAAATATAATACAGAACAAGCCAATAATTGGTATATAATACTTAAGGATTTAAGAAGTAAATTAATTAAAGAATGAACAACCTAGATAAACCAAAACCACCACTAACTAGAATAATAACGGAAGGTACTTATGGAACTTGTCCAATATGTAAATCTACCGAAATAAAAAGATTTGTATTTTTTGGTCGGTCTATTGGATGTATTCAACCTGAATGTGAAAGATATTATTTAAAAAATGAACAACCTAGATAAAACATATACAGCACTCCTTCAAGACATTCTTGACAATGGAGTAGAAAAGAAAGACAGAACTGGTACTGGAACCCTATCAGTATTCGGTAGACAAATCCGTCATAAAATGAGTGAAGGGTTTCCACTTCTTACAACCAAAAAGATGGGTTGGAAACAAATTGTAACAGAACTACTATGGTTTTTACGTGGTGATACCAACATCAAATTCCTTGTTGATAACAATTGTCATATTTGGGATGGTGATGCTTATAAGAACTATATAACACATAATCAATTTAATTCTAATCCTAAATGGTTAAAACCTGTTTTATTAGATAATGGTCATTCTGGTGCAACTTTATATACACAAGAAGAATTCATCAACAAAATCAAAACAGATGATGACTTTGCTAAGACGTGGGGTGAATTGGGGCCAATTTATGGTAAGCAATGGAGAAGTTGGGAATATGGTGAATTGGTGTCGTATATGGGTGAAATCCCAAGTAGAAAATCTGTTGACCAAATTAAAGAAGCTCTTGAAAAACTTAAAACAAATCCAGATGATAGAGGTATAATTGTATCTGCCTGGAATGTTGGTGAGTTGGATGAAATGATATTAAGACCATGTCATAACTTTTTCCAGTTCTATACTAGAGAATTAAGTTTACAAGAAAGAGGGTTTATAGCTGGTTCTAATCATTATGAAGTATCATTAAACATAAAGTTTTTTACGAAAGTTGATGAAGATGAACAATTACATAAGCAATTAGATGATATAAATATTCCTCGTAGAGCAATATCATTAATGTGGAATCAACGTTCAGTAGATACTGGGTTAGGATTAGGTTTTAATATAGCATCTTATGGTTTATTATTAGAAATGATTGCTAAACAAGTTAATATGATCCCAGATGAATTAATAGGAAATTTAGGAGATGTACATTTATACTTAGATCATGTAGAACCTATTAAGGAACAATTAAATAGAAAACCATTTGAATTACCTACATTAAAAATATATAGTAATATTGATGACATATCTCATTATAAAGTTAGTGATTTTGAATTAATTGGTTATCAATATCATCCTACTATTAAACTTCCATTATCAAATTAGTGTAAAAAATATATTTTTCATATATTTATAATCAACGGAATATTGATAGACTTATGGAAAATTATTATTTATACCATCATAAAAACCCACTAACTAAAGAGTTATTCTATGTTGGAATAGGGGCAAATAAAAGAGCATGGGATTTTATCTCAGGAAGGAATTCTCATTATAAGAATTATATTAAAAAACATGGTGAACCTATAGTAGATATAATTAAAGAAAATCTTACTAAAGAAGAAGCATGTTCTCTTGAGATGGAATTTATAGCTAAATATGGAAGAAAAGGAATAGAACCTGATGGTATATTACTAAACAAAAGTATTGGAGGGGAGATTATTGCTTTAGGAAATAAATTTACTGAAGAGCAAAAACAAAAAATAGTTCAAGCTAAAACAGGACAAAAATATAATATACCTGAAGGAAGAATCCATGGTAATAAAGGTAAACCTAAACCTGATGGATTTATGAGTGGTGAAATGAAAGAAAAAATTAGCAAAGGAAATAAAGGTAAAAAACATAGTAAAGTTCATAGTAATAAAGGAATACCTATCTCTGAGGAAACTAAGCAAAAAATAAGTAAAGCTAATTCTAAACCTAAACCCCCAGGATTTGGAAATTTAATTAAATCAAGGATTGATCATAAATTAATAGGAGAAAAAAATAGTAAACCCATTCTTCAACTTGATCAACAAAATAATATAATTCAGGAGTTTAAATCTATTAAAGATGCTCTTGAATATTTTGGAAAATCAATCAACAATTCATGTATAACAGCTTGTTTAAAAGGAAGACAAAAAACCGCTTTTGATTATGTTTGGAAATACAAAGAATAATTATTATATTACAACAATTAAAGTACCATTATCAAACTAACCTAAAGTATAATATCTATAATATTTTATAGTTTTAGACTCACGATCCGATAAACCATTGGTACCTCCATTTATCCTTTGAGTTAATTTTAATATTGTGTTTTTGTCAATTCCACCATCACATATATTCCATAATTTATTTTTATCAAAGAAAAACAATGCTGATTCAAAAGCATACTCATTAGATACTAAATCTGGATTAACCATTATTTCGGGTTTATTTATATATTTAGAAAATGCTAAATAATTTTCTCTACCTGTTAATTGAATAGCACCTCTACCTCTAAATTTCCATCCATCCCCCGAATTTTCATTTCCATTCCCCATTCTATTAGCATATACTCTATTAGCAATTTTTTCAGGTTGACGAGCATATTGTGATGCTAAGTTACCAGGGAAATATTTACCAAAAGTAGTCTTCAAACCGGATTCAGAATAATTTAAATTTTCAGTAAATATTAAAAATTCATTAGTTTCATGTGATGTTTGACCAAAAAAATGAGCTGCTCTAATTGGAGTAAGTTTTAAATATTTCATTGCGGCTAAAAATGTTCCTGGACCAAAATCTCCATCTGCTTGAACACCTATTTTTGATTGAAAATGTTTTAAACTCATAATATTATGGTTTTATATCATCTGATTCAGAATCAGTGAATAAGTTAGTTAAAAATTTACCAATAACACCCAAAATAATTGGACTTATAATTAACCATTTTATTTGACCAACTGTAAATATTTCTCTTAGATGTTCAAATTGCCACATTCCACCTATGGATGCTACAGTTGAAGATGCTAATAAAGCATCTCCTATTTTTCTCCATTTTTTTGGAGTAGGAGCCCAATAATTTTTCATGGTTTTTTATGTTATAATGTGTTATATCTAATTATAAATATAATTAACTTATGAAAAAAATTTGGTATTTTATAATTTATTTTATATATTCAAATAATTAAAAATTTTAATTAATAATTAAACATGAAAAATAAAAATTATGTACCCTTTGTCTCTGAGGTAGAGACATTTAACGAAACAATGGGGAAACCCAACACCTATACTCCAAATATTCCTGAAAGAAAAGAATGGGAGTTTGTATACAATTTTATTCTTGAAGAATTAGAAGAATATAAACATGCATGTGAAACCGGAAATATTGTAGAAGTATTAGATGCACTTTGTGATATTACTTATGTTGCGACAGGAAATGGTGTTTTACTTCATGGTTTGAAAAATAAATTTATGGACGCATATGCTGAGGTACAAGCATCAAATATGTCTAAAGCTTGTAAAACAGAAGAAGAAGCAATTGCTACTTGTAAAAGTGAAGCGGAAAGAATTGGTGAACCTACATATTATGAAAAAGTGGGTGAATATTGGATAGTATATAGAACTAGAGATAAAAAAGTACTTAAATCAATTCTATATAAAAGACCAGATTTAAAACAATTTTTTACAGAAGAAGAATTAAATAACGTAAAATAAAAAAATTTTGTATCAATCAGTCTATTTTGATTACAGTGATTATACATATCATTTACGCGATGATGTGAAAGGGTGGTTACAATTTCAATATCAACAAACATATTGGAAACGTGTTAATAAATGGGAAGAGGGTGCTCAACCTATTTTAACAGGTGGATATGCTGTACCTACTAAAAAATACAATAAAGAAGATCCTAATTTATTAGAAAAGGATATTAATAAGGAACTACTTATATTGAGGGAACTTTATTATAAATTTGATGATGTTGTTCCATCTTGGCATAATGTTTTATATCTGGATATTGAGATCGAAATTGGGGGAGCACTTACACCAGAATATATTAAGGCTGCCCCAATGCCTATTACTTCTATTGCTTTAATAGATGTAACTACAAAACAAAAAATATGTTTTATTGTAGATAAAAGTAAAGAAATACAAGAAACAAATCAAGATGGTAAACATATTATCCCTTGTGGTTCTGAAAAAGAATTAATAAAACGATTTCTAGATAAATTTGAAGAACTAGATCCAACTATTATCATTGGATGGAATAGTGCTTATTTTGATATTCCTTATTTATACTTTAGACTTATGAAAATAGTAGGTCTTGATGAGTTACTAAGAATGTCTCCAATTAGAAAAATCGATTACTCAGAATTTACGGGTGGGATTCAAATTCGAATTGGTGGAGTTAATCACTTAGATTATATGTTGCTTCATAAAAAATATATTATGAAGGAAGAACCATCATATAAATTAGGAGATATTGGAATTAAATATGTAGAATTAGGTAAAATCGAATATGAAGGTAATTTAAACACATTATTTAAAAATGATTTAAATGCGTTTATTGAATATAACTTGCGAGACGTTGAAATTATTGAAAAATTAGAAGAAAAACTTAAATTTATTGAGTTAACTATCATGATTTCACATATTTGTAATATACCTTATGAAAGTATTTATTACAATACTGTAATGAATGAGGGTGCTATATTAAAATATCTTAAACGTGAAGGTATTGTTTCACCAAATAAACCTACCACTCATAATCCAATACTAAAAAATACTAAAGAAAGCTATGCTGGAGGATATTTATTAGAACCAATTCCAGGTCTATATTTTGATGTAATTGACTTGGACTTTACATCTCTATATCCTTCAATTATTAAATCATTGAATTTAGGTATTGAAACATTAGTGGGTAGGATTAAAGTAGATCACAATCCAACTTATGAACAAAACCATTCATTAGAAAAACTTAAAGAACGTGATCCTAATGAAATAATTACTATTGAAAAGTTAAATAAAGTAAATTATACACTTAAATCTACAACTATTAAAATAGGTGATTTAATTGATATAATTGAGAAAAACGAATATACAATTGCTGCTTCCGGAACTATGTTTAGAACCGATGAAAAGAGCATAGTTGCTAAAATTCTAGAAGGTTGGTTTGAAAAACGAGAACATTATCGTGGTTTAAAGAAAATAGCAGGTAAAGCCGAAGATTGGACCAACTATAAGTTATACGATTTATATCAACATAGTTTTAAAATCCTCCAAAATGCACTTTATGGGACTTTTGCTATCAACGGGTGGAGATACACTGATGGATATTTAATTTGTAGTGCTGCTATCACTAACTCAGGTCAAAGATTAACTTGTGAATCAATTAATTTTGTAAACAATAAAATAAACACTGAATTAAAAATAGAAAAACAACACATTTGTCTTTCAGATACTGATTCAATGTTTATAGTATTAGGGGATTTACTTAAACATAGATTTCTAAATCTTAAACCTGAAGATAAAAATGATAAAATACTAGAATTAGCTATTGAGATCCAAAACGAATCAAACGCTAATTTAGATACTATTTGTAAAAATTTATTCAACATTAAACCAGGTACTCATTATTTCCAATTAAAACAAGAGGTAATTTGTGCTGGTGTATTTACAACAGGTAAACGTCGTTATGCGATGTATGTTACCAACAAAGAAGGTGTTGCAGTAGAAGAACTAGATATGAAAGGACTTGAATTAATGAAGTCCAATATGAATAAATTATTTAAAGAATTTGGAGAAAATTTTATTAAAAATATATTATTTGGTAAACCCAAATTCGAAATAGATAATGATGTGATTGGTTTTTACAAAACATTGAAAACACTAGATCCTAGACAATTAGGTAAACCTACGGGGGTAAAACAAATATCAGCATATCAGATACCAGCTAGAACAGGGGATATATTTAGTTCATTTAAATTAAAAGCCCCAAGTAATACAAAAGCAGCAGTACGTTATAATGATTTACTTAAATTTAAAGAATTAGATAAAAAATATGAATCTATTATTGAGGGTGATAAGATATTCATTATTAATTTAAAGAAAAACCCATATAATTTAGAAACAATTGGTTTACCAAATGCCCAAATTCCTGCAGAAATTGAAGAATTTGTTAAAACATATATAAATATAGAGGAAATATTTGAATCGTTGTTAGCAAATAAATTAAAATCATTGTATGATGATCTATCTTGGGAATTTCCATCATTAAATCCCAATGTAAATAAATTTTTTACATTTTAGAATGAAAAAAAAAACAACCACAAATTCGTAAGGGTGATCCTAATTATCTTCCTCCTAAGAAACCACATTTGTGTAAATATCATGTAGATCAATCGTCTTTTGAAAAATTAAAGAAAGATTTAGGAATTAAAGATTAGGAAAACAAAAATTTATTACATATATTCTTTGTTATATTTAATATCAAAAATTTTTATACAAATAACATGGATGATTACAAAGGTAGTTTCAGACAAATAATAGATGTAATACTCGCAATAGTGTTGGTAGGTTCGATAATAATATTTTTATGGATGGGGTATAAACAATACTATCCATAAAAATTTTTAAATTAAATATAACGTTTTGCAGCTACCATTGCAGTAGCTTTGGTAGTGCGATAGCTTTATGCAGCTATTGCTGGTAGGTGCTGTTAGCTTTAGTTTCCTTGCGTTGGATTAAATTAATAAAAAACATAAAATGGAGCAGAAACATCAAGACACAAAATTCGATGGTAAAAAAGCAATGATAATTGATAAAAACCATCCGCATTACCAAGCAACAGCAATTTGCATGGGTGCAGACTTAACAAATGTTGGTTGGGGGATGAAATTTAAAAACGTAAATTCAGATGAGGAATTTTATGTTTTTGATGGTAAAGGTGTGCGGTGGTTAGACAATTGAAGCTAACGTTTTGCGTGTTTACGCAGTGCGATTCAACAACTAAAAACTTAAATAGAATGACAGCAAAAGATTATTACAAATCAACACGAATGGTTGAAACAAGGAATTGGACATTAGAAATGGCTATGAATTTTGCAGAAGAGTATGCAGAAGCATTGCGTAAACACGCTGTTGTAGGGCGAAGCGAACAGTTAGTTTGCGAATATTGCAATGATGATGCTAAACCGACTTGCTGTGATAATTGCCTTGAAGGAATGGTAGACGCAGTACAGAAAGCAAACTAATTGCCTACAACGTATACTTAGACGTAATACTCTCTAATTAATTAATAAATTATATGAATAAAAATATAAATTTTGTTGAAACACAAATCTATGTAAAATTAGCTAATAATCTTCAAGATATTCCTTCTTTACTATAATTGGGATTATAAAATTATTTATTTTATATTTAAATTAAAATTAAAAAACCATATGTTTCTAATCAAAAAACCAGAATTTCAGTCTCTTATAAATAAATATTATTTAAATGGATTAATAGAATCAGTTGAATGGAATATAGAAAATAAAAATTTGAATATTAAAATTACTTCTCCCAACAGGGAAATGGTAGGTATTATTTCTCATAATAATTTTAATCTGTGTGATTCAAATATAGGTATATTTAATACTTCTCAATTAAATAAGCTTATATCAATTATGAATAATGATGTATATCTTGATTTAACCAAACATGGTAATATATATAGTAAATTAAATATATTTGATGATCAATTTAATGTTTCATATACTTTAGCTGATACTATCACAATTCCTAAAGCAGGAAAATATAATGGTCCTGAAGAGTATAATTTGAAAACAATTCTAAACAAAGAAATAATTCAATCTCTTATAAAAGCAAAATCAGCATTAGATGATAGTTCTACAGTAATGATAAAATGTAATTCAGATATTGAACTTTCATCTGAATATAGTTTGGAATTAATATTTGGTGGAGATATAGAATATTCTAATAAAGTTAGTTATTTTATAAAAGATAATCTTTCAACAATTAATTTATCAGAATCATTTATTGATCCCATGTCTGATTTTAAGTTAGGATTTAATTCTGATTTATTTAAAGAAATATTAAATGTAAATAAAGATGCAGAATCGGCATATATGGATATAAATTTAGAAGGATTATTAAAACTTTCATTTAATGTAGGTAATATAAGTAGCACATATTATATTGTTAAAAAAGATGTTTGAAATGAATAAAATAATAATTAATTATAAAAACAACTTATATATTGTTAACAGAATTATTAAAGAAGAAACAATACATGAAGATGAAATACAAGAATATAGAAAATATTTAGGTTGTGATACAGTGTTAAAAAAACAACATAAATATTATTTTGTAAATAAAATAGACGATGCACAAATAATAGAAGAAAATAATTTAATAGAAGAAAAAACTAATTAATAAACTTAAACATATGTTACGAGCGACACATAATAATATAATAGTAAAACCCCAAGAGGAAAATGAGAAACAATATGGTTCAATAATAGTTCCTGATTCTGGAAAAGAAGTAGGGTTAAGAGGAACAATTGTATCTGTAGGTCCTGGCCATTTTTCAATTAATGGTACTTTTATTAATACTTCCTTAAAAGAAGGACAAAAAGTGATATTACCACCTATAGGTCCTGTAAAAGTAGAAGAAGATAATCAAGAATATTGGGTATGTAATGAAACTCTTGTATTATCAATTATAGAATAATAAAATTTAAACAAAATTAAAAATAAAATTTATGAAAATAGTAGAATTTGGTTCATCAGTTAGAAAAAAAATAATATCAGGTATAGATAAAGTAGCAAATGCTGTTACATCAACTCTGGGTCCTAACGGAAGAAATGTTATATATTCTGAATTTGGAGAAATTAAATCCACAAAAGATGGAGTATCAGTAGCAAAACAAATTTCAGATTTAGAAGATCCTTTTGAAGAATTAGGAGCTCAAATGATAAAACAAGCATCTATAAAAACAGCTAACAATGCTGGAGACGGTACAACAACTTCAACTCTTTTAGCACAAAATATGATTAATAAAGGAATTTCATTTATTGATAAAGGTTCAAATGCTGTAGATATAAAACGAGGTATTGATGAAGCTGTTAAAGAAGTAGTAAACTATATGAGAGAAAATATAGTGGAAGATATATCATCTGAAAACCAAATTGAACAAATAGCTACAATTTCAGCTAATAATGATCCAGAAATTGGTAAATTAATATCTACAGCTATGGATAAAGTAGGTAGAGAAGGAGTAATTACTATTGAAGAATCTAAAACTGGAGAAACATATCTTGAAACTGTAGAAGGGATGCAATTTGATAGAGGATATAAATCTCACTTTTTTGTAACCAACAATAATGATATGACTTGTACTTTAGAAGATCCATTTATATTGATAGCAGATCGTAAATTTACCCAAGTCAAAGACTTACTTCCAGTATTGGAGCATGTATCAGGAACTGGAAAACCATTATTGATTATTGCTGAAGATATTGATGGAGAAGTATTGTCAACTCTTATTGTTAATAAAATGAGAGGCACATTAAAGGTAGCAGCTGTTAAAGCCCCAGATTTTGGGGAACGACGTAAATTAATTCTTGAAGATATAGCCATAATGACTGGTGGGGAAGTATTTTCAAATGAAAAAGGGATGAAATTAGACAAATTTTCATGGGATTGGTTTGGTAAATCTCGTTTAGTTACAATTACTAAAGATCAAACTACAATTATTGATGGAAAAGGAAATTCAGATAAAATAGAAACAAGAATTTTAGAATTACAATCTCAAATTGATAAATCTGTAGTTCCTTATGAAAAAGAGAAATTACAAGAACGTTTAGCTAAATTTATAGGAGGTGTAGCTATAGTTCATGTTGGGGGAAATTCAGAATTAGAAATTAAAGAGAAGAAAGATCGTGTGGACGATGCATTGCATGCAACCAAAGCAGCATTAGAAGAAGGAATTGTTCCAGGAGGAGGAATGGCATTATTATATTCTAGTGAAGCTATTACTAAATCAAAAGATAACTCAGATGATTTTAATATAGGAAAATCAATAGTTTATGAAGCATGTGCTTCACCATTTATGAAAATATTAACAAATGCTGGATATAGTGAAGGAGAATGTTACGGATTAGTAAGTGGATTAACAAACACACCTGATAATTGGGTAGGATACAATATAAGAACTGAAACTTTTGTCAATATGAAAGAAGCAGGAATAATAGATCCAGCAAAAGTAACACGTAATGCTATAGAAAATGCAGCATCTGTAGCTGGTTTAATATTATTAACTGAATCAGCAATTGTTGAAAAAAACAATGAAGATAAAAAACCTGAAATGCAAATGTATTAAAATAAAAAATATATGAGTAAAAAAAAGAGGAATATCGATTACATCAACGTATTTGAATTTCAAATTACTAAACCTAGTGGTGAAATAGATTTTATAGAAGTTTATGATTTACCATATAGATTAGCTGAAAAATTTGTTAAAAACAAATATCCTAATTGTAAAATTGAAAAATATTAATAAACAATATTATGAGTAAAAAAGAACATACAATTTTAGTTGAAAAATATCGTCCAAACACATTGATGGGATTCATATGTAGGGATGAATATAGACAAAAATTTGAAGAATTTATTAATAAACAAGATATTCCTCATATTTTACTTGCTGGTAAACCAGGTTCAGGTAAAACTACATTAGCTAAATTATTAGTAAATAATATTGACTGTGATTATTTATATATAAATGCTACTGATGAACGATCAATTGATGTAATGAGAGATAAAGTAGGTTCATTTGCAGCTGCTGGATCATTTAAACCTCTTAAAATAGTAATATTAGATGAAGCAACACATATTTTATCCGCTTCTCAAGTATTATTATTAAATATGATTGAAACATATAGTTTAACTACTCGTTTCATATTAACAGGTAATTATCCTGAAAGATTAATAGAACCCCTCAGAAGTAGATTACAAGAATTTGATTTGTTACCCCCATCTAAAAAAATAATAGCAGAACATGTTGTAAATATCTTGGATATAGAAGAAATTAAATATAATATAGAAGATATAGCAACAATAGTAAATAAATTTTATCCTGATTTTAGAAAAATAATAAATAATTGTCAAAAATATATAGTCAATGATAAATTAGTATTAAATAGTGCTTTCCACAATTCTGAAGAGTATATTGATCTTATTATAAAAATATTAGCTAAACCTGATTCTAAATCATTTAATAATATAAGACAATTAATAGCAGATTCAGATGTAAGTAATTTTGAAGATATATATAAAGCATTGTATGATAGGATAGAAGAATATGGAAAGGGAAATGAAGGATTAATTATAATAAATATTGAAGAAGGCTTATATCATTCCAATTTTGTTATAGATAAAGAAATAAATTTTTGTGCATATATATATAAAATATTAGAAATATTAAAATAAAAAAAAATGGGTAATTTAAAAGATTTTGCAACCCTAGAATTAAAAATGGCTGGATTATTAGATGATACTGGAGATTTTTATGGAGGAGCTACGGGAAAAGCAGTATTAGAATTAATAGATGTATTTTCCAACCAGGGTCATTCAGGAATGTCTGCAAATATTGTTATTAGTATATTTGAAAAATTAGCCTTATTTAAACCTCTACAACCTATTACTGGAGAAGATGATGAATGGGTAGATATTAGCGGGCTTTGGGGGGGTGAAAATATGTATCAAAATAAAAGAGAATCTGGGTTATTTAAAAATAATAATATTATAACATATAATTCAGCAATAGTTAAAGTATGCCCTAATGGGACTACATGGACTGGTCCTTTATATTTAAGTAGAGAAGATGCAATAAATGATAAAAATAGAATTAGTTCTTCATTAGAAATAAAAGGATTTCCATTCACCCCTAAAACATTTTATATAGATGTAATTGAAGAAGAAATAAACCCAGATGATTGGATAATGTGGGTTAAGGATATTTCACAATTAGATGAAGTATGGAAATATTATAAAAAACCAGAAATAAACAATTAATTTAAAATTAAATAAAATAAAATTTTATGGAATCAAATCAACAAGGAATAAAAATGAATATTGATATAAGTCAATCTACACCAATTATTGATGATAATGGAAATCAAATATTTTTTGAAGCTACAGTTTTAAGAAAAATTAGTAAATTCCTAACAGGAACTCCAGATGATGCTATTGTTCCTATTCAAGTATTTGTAAATAAAGAAGGAAAAATATTAACTAGTTTACTTCCCAAAGAATTACGTCAAGAATATGAAGAATATAACTCCAAAATATAAAAATCAATTTACCATATTCGATTGGGTAAAAAATATTATAGATTATAAAAAATCATGGAGTTCATTTAATTCTGATGAACATAAAATATTTAATGGTTTTATGATACATAAGATATTAAGTATGAATCCTAAATATTTAGATATAGTGAATTATATCCAAAAATTGAATATAAAAGATAATAAAAAATTATATGAATTATATTGTTTTATAATACCTCAATCTAAAAACACATATTCTCCTTATATTAAATCCAAAAATAAGAAATATAAACCCGAAGTACCACAATATATAGCTCAATATTTTGAATGTTCTATAAAAGAAGCAGAAGAATATATTAAATTAACTAATCAAAATTGGGTTGAATCTATATTAAGTTCTATGGGATTGGATAAAGATCAAATTAAAAAATTATCAAAATGAGTTTAGAATTACTTAAATCTCAACTAAAATTAATTCAGGAACAAAAAGAAATGGCTATCTCCAATCAAGAAACTATAAAAGCATTTCAATTTATAGAAAATGAAAAAGAGATTTTAAAATTAATAGAACAATATCCTAAAATAACATATAATGATTACACCCCCGATTCAATAGTGCAAACTGTTTTAGAAAAATATATTAAAAGAGCAGAAATGGGTGAAAAAAAATATGGTAAAACACTAGATAGAGAAGATTTAAATATTAAGGATTATTTAATTCATGCTCAAGAAGAAGCAATGGATTTATCATTATATTTACAAAAAATAATTGATTTACTCGATAAATGAGACAGATCCCAGAAATAATTCAAAAAATTAAATCAATACCAAATAGAGAGATAGATTATAGTTTTCAAAAAAACGTATCTGTCTCTCAAATGTCTATGTATGCTTCATGTCCTAAAAAATGGTCATTACAATATAAAGAAGGTCATAAAGCCTTTACCTCTAACATACATACTGTGTTTGGAACAGCATTACATGAAACTATACAACATTTTCTCCATATATTATATGAAGAAAATAGTGTTCAAGCTGATGAATTTGATATTGAAAACTTTTTTGAAAATTCATTTCGTGATAATTATAATAAACAATATGAAAAAAATAAATCTAAACATTTTAGTAATGCATCTGAAATGTCTGAATTTTTTGATGATGGTATAGAAATATTAAGATTTATCAAAGATAAACGAAGAGAATATTTTATAAAAAAAGATTATTACTTAGTAGGTGTAGAAATACCATTAGTTATATCACCTAATCCTAAATTCCCAAATGTAGTATTTGGTGGGTTTATAGATCTAGTATTATATTGTGAATCTACTGATACTTTTATTATATATGATATAAAAACATCATCTAGAGGATGGTCAGATAAAGATAAAAAAGATATTCATAAACAAAACCAATTGTTATTATATAAATCAATATTTAGCGAGCAATTTGGTATATCTGAAGATAAAATTGATGTTAAATTTTTTATACTTAAACGAAAAATATGGGAAGAATCTATTTTTTCTAAAAGAATTCAAGAATATTCTCCAATCAGTGGAAAAAATAAGATAAAAAATGCAAGAAAACATTTGGAGAATTTTATAGAAAATGTATTCAACATTGATGGTTCATATAAAAATATAGAACATAAACCTACTCCTGATCCCAAAACATGTAAATATTGTATGTTTAATAAAATGCCTGAATTATGTGATAAAGGTAAAGAGAAAAAAACATCTAAATTCAAATTTGTAATAGATTAAAAATCTTAATATATTTATATATAAATAAATTTATATAAATAATATGGAAGATAAAACTCAATTAACATCAGTTAAAGTAAATCAAGAATTGTTTAATAACTTTAAGATTGAATGTGTTCGAAGAAAATTTTCTCTAAATAAATTAGTGAATAAAGCAATGGATTTATATCTTAATGATTCTGAATTTAGAAAATTGATAACCAATCATAATATCCCTGATATTAAAGATCTATAAAAAATAAATAACAAAATAAAAGTTTATGAAAGAAAAATTCAAATACCTTCCCCAATCCCAACGTAAAAAAATACTTTTAATATCAGATGATATTAGGGTTCATTCCGGAGTAGCAACGGTAGGTAGAGAAATAGTTATAAATACATGTCATCATTTTAACTGGGTACAAATCTCTGGAGCTATTAATCATCCTGAAAAAGGAAAGCGATTAGATTTATCCCAAAATACTAATGAAATAACTGGATTAACAGATTCGTCTGTATTCTTATATCCAACAGATGGTTATGGAGACCCCAATCTAATAAGACATTTAATAAAAACTGAAAAACCAGATGCTATATTTCTGATAACTGATCCTAGATATTTTATGTGGTTATTCCAAATAGAAAACGAAATTCGTCGTAAAATACCTATAATTTATCTTAATATTTGGGATAATTATCCTGCCCCTATGTATAATAAACCATTTTATGAAGCATGCGATGCATTATTGGGGATTTCTAAACAAACAGTTAACATAAATAAATTAGTATTAGGTCCTGATAAAAATTCTAAGATTATAACTTATGTTCCTCATGGATTAGATCATAATGTTTTTAAACCATTATCTGAAGATGAAAAACAATCTGCAGAATTTAACCAATTTAAGAATACAATACTTAAAGGAAAAGAATATGATTTTATTCTATTTTTCAACTCACGAAACATTAGACGTAAACAAATTCCTGATACTCTTTTAGCATATAAATATTTTATTGATTCATTACCTGAAGAAAAAGCTAGAGAATGTGCCTTTATATTACATACCCAAATTATAGATGATAATGGTACAGATTTAAATGCAGTATGTGAATTTCTTTTTGGTTTTGAATTAGGTAATAAATACAATATAATATTTTCAGATAAAGTATTAGATCCTAAATATATGAATTACTTATATAATATATCTGATACTCAAATTTTATTAACATCAAATGAAGGATGGGGATTATCTTTAACTGAAGCTTTATTAGCTGGAAAAATGATTATAGCAAATGTAACTGGAGGAATGCAAGATCAAATGCGTTTTGTTAAAGATGGAAAATGGGTAGAGTTTGATAATAAATTTCCTTCTAATCATAATGGTACTATTAAAGAATGTGGAGAATGGGCTTTACCTGTTTACCCAACAAATCGTTCAATTCAAGGTTCACCTATAACACCTTATATTTGGGATGATAGATGTACACCTGAAGATGCATCTATTAGAATTAAAGAAGCATATAGTATGTCTAAAGCTGAACGTATTGAAAGAGGATTAAAAGGAAGAGAATGGGCTATATCAGATGAAGCTGGATTTACTGGGGAGAAGATGGGAATAAAAATTATAAATACCTTAGATGATTTATTCGAAACTTGGGTACCCCGTGAAAAGTTTGAACTTATTAATACTAAACATGTATTTAAAAAAACATTAAATCATAAATTAGTTTATTAATATGAAATTACTCAATATACTATTAGAAATATATAAAGAAGAATATGAATTAAATCTTCAAGAAGGTTTAATTAAAACTACTAATATTGGAAAAACACTTAATATCTTAGAGAAAAAATATTCATCTAAATTTATATTTACAAAAAGTAGAAATTCATTTTATGTTAAAACATTTCATACAAATATTAACAATTTAAATGATATTATCAAAGATGCTAATATTTTAGGATGGTTTCCTTCATTTATGGAAACTGAAGGATATACAGGAAAATGGGATGAAAAATATTTTAAAGAAGGTGGAATTAGATTAAGATTTGAAGCTAAATTTGATGAAGAAATAGTTGAAAAAATACCTCAAGTTCTCTATCATATTGCTCCAACACAAAATGTAGATAAAATTTTAAGCATAGGATTAGTACCTAAGTCAAGATCAAAAGCATCATACCATCCTGATAGAGTTTATTTATCTAAAGATTTAGAAGATATAGAAAGTTTAGGAGAAATGTTTTACCAAAAAACAGGAATAAAAAATTGGACAATATTAAAAATAAATACATATATGGTTCCTGGGGATTATCTGAAATTATATACTGACCCCAATTATATTCATGGATATTATACCTTAAATAATATACCACCACAAGCAATAGAAAAAGTTAAAGAAATAAATATAAGTTAAAAAATTATGAATAAAAATAGTTGTTTTATATATTGTCCTATAGATGTATATAGTGGATATTCACAAAGAAGTAGAGATATAGTTAAATCATTAATTGAATTAAAACAGAATGAATGGGATATAAAAATAATTCCATGTAACTGGGGAAACTGTCCCCATGGTTATATTGAAGAAAATAAAGAATGGGATTTTCTAACTAAATACATACATAGTGGGCCTCTAACATCTCAACCTGATATTTTTATATGGATTACAGTACCTAACGAATTTCAAAAAATAGGTAAATATAATATTGGTATCACTGCAGGATTAGAAACAGATATAGTACCAGCAGAATGGATCGAAGGTTGTAATAGAATGGATTTAGTACTAGTATCATCAGAACATTCAAAACAAAGCTTTATAAATTCTAAATTTAATAAAACCAATAATCAAACTAAACAGATTGAAGGAATTATTGAATTAAAAACTAAAATGGAAGTATTGTTTGAAGGAATAGATACAAATACATACAATAAGATTTTACCAGATATTTCTAACCCAGTTGTTAAAACATTAAGAGACGATATTAAAGAAGATTTTTGTTTCTTATTCTGCGGAACATGGCTTCCAGGTAATTTAGGGGAAGATCGTAAAAATGTAGGTTTATTAATAAAAACATTTTTGGAAACATTTAAAAATAAAAAACAAAAACCTGCATTGATTTTAAAAACATCGATAGTTGGTTCATCTTATATGGATAGAGATGAAATTTTAAAAAGAATATCATCTATACGTTCAACTGTAAATTCTGTTGATTTACCAAATATATATTTACTCCATGGAGAATTTACAGATATTGAAATGAACTATATATATAATCATCCTAAGGTTAAAGCAATGGTGTCATTAACTAAAGGAGAAGGTTTCGGTCGTCCATTACTTGAATTTACTCAAAGTAAAAAACCAATAATTACAACTAATTGGAGTGGCCATATTGATTTTTTAAAAGCTGAATTTTCTCCATTAATTGGAGGCAAATTAACAAATGTTCATCCAAGTGCTGCTAATAATATGTTATTATCTGAAGCTAAATGGTTTTCTCCTGATGTAAATCAAGTATTTAATATATTAAGAGATGTATTTGAAAATTATAAAAATTATAAAGATGGAGCGACAAGACAATCATTTTTTGCTAAACAAAATTTTTCATTTGAAAAAATGACTGAAAAATTGAAAGAATATTTAGATATTATTCCTGAATTTCCCAAGCAAACCCAACTTATACTTCCCACATTACAAAAAATAAAACAATAATATATGATCAAATTAACAAATTTACTTAAAGAAAATTCATCAAGTACATATGAATTTGGATGTGTAATGTTATATTTTGATTTTCCTTTAATTAAAACTATCCATAAAATTATAAATGAATGGGATATATATATAGAAGATGGAGATAAAACATATGGTTTAGAAGATGAACCTCATATAACTTTACTATATGGGTTACATTCTGAAGTTACTTTAGATGATATTAAAAAAGTAATAGATGGTTTTGAATTTAAAGAAAAATATACTATAAATAATGCATCGTTATTCAAAAATGATAAATATGATGTGTTAAAATTTGAATCAAAAGATACTAGTGATTTAATAAATATTAATAATAGTTTAAAAAAATATCCTTATACTTCTACCTTTAAAGATTATAAACCACATTTAACCATAGGGTATATTAAATCAGGAGAAGGAGATAAATATGCTAATTTAATGGATGGATTAGAATTTGATCTTCATCCAACACATGTTGTTTTTTCTCATGCTGATGGAAATAAAGATAAAATCTCAATCAAAATTAAAAAAAACCAAAATGAATAAACTGATAACATTTCTTTCAGATTTTAAATATTTCAAAAAATATCTTTTAGATGAAATAAATAAAAAAACATCTGAAAGACTTTTGGGTAAAAAATTAAATGAATTCGTTGTAAAAACTAACATACTTAATTCAAAACCAAATCCTAAATTATTAGAAGAATACAAAAATATAATTGAAAAAAATCTTTAAAATATTAAATAAAAATGATAGATAATTTAAATATGTGCCCCTGTGGAAAATCAGATGCATGTTATGTAATAGAAAATACCCCAGAAATTAAAACATATAATTGTTTTGGATGTGGTTTTACAACCAATAGTTTAATGAAAGAAGGAGAAGAATTTTATAAACAACAATTAGAAATTCTTCCTGAACTTTACAAAGATGTAATATTTAAAGATGAAAATGGTCTGGAATGGATGCCGACAACAATTAATATTCCAAATCAAGGTATGATATTTTACAATGGTACATCTAAAGACAATGCAAAATGGGCAGCAGTTAAAGCGGTGCGTATTACCGAAGAAGAAAAAGAGAAATATCCAATCAAAGGAAAATCTGGAGAATTTTATGAATATCGTATGGATATGACTACTATGGAAACATTCGATACTTATAATTTCATAGATGCTTTAGAATATATAGGGATATTTGAATAATTTTTTTAAATTGGGGTTTATAAAAAATTTATATATATTCAATTAATATAAAATTAATAATTAAGTTATATGAAAATTTCATATGGGATCACAGTATGTGATGAAATAATGGAAATTCAACGTTTAGTTAATTTTTTACTTGAACATAAACGTTTAGAAGATGAAATTGTAATATTATTTGATAAATCCAAAAATTGTAATGCTGTAGAAGATTACCTAAGATCTCACTCAGTAAATGGAGAATTCAATTGGTATGAAGGAAAATTTGAAGGACATTTCGCAAATTGGAAAAATACATTAAATTCATTATGCTCAGGCGACGTAATAATAAATTTAGATGCAGATGAGATTCCTAATCCATATTTGATAAAAAATATCCCATATATTCTGGAAAATAATACAACTGATGTAATTTTAGTACCAAGAGTAAATACTGTTGAAAGAATAGGGTTATCCCATGTTCAAAAATGGAACTGGAAAATAAGCAAATTAGAAAATATAAAAGAAGAAAAAGTATTTGATTTATCTAATCCAAAAGATTTAGATGAGTATAATTTACTAAAACAAAATAACTTAATTATTGAGGAAAGGGTTATATCTTCCGAATAGATGTTATATTTATAATAAATATTATCTATATGGAATATATAAAAATTTACAACCAAATTATAGAACGTGCTAAAACTCGTAAATTAGAAGACTATAAAGAAAACCACCATATCATACCAAGATGTATGGGTGGTTTGGATGAAGAAGAAAATTTAGTAGAACTAACAGCACGAGAACACTTTTTATGTCATAAATTACTTTGTGAAATTTATCCAAACAATCAAAAGTTATGGTATGCTTTATTTTTAATGTCTATAAATAAAAATAAAAAAACGAAATACATTGTTTCTTCTAGAGAATATGAATATATAAAAAAGAAATGGAACAATTTTACTAAAAATAAACCTAAACCTAAAGGATTTGGAGATAAAATTAAAAGTGAAGAACGAAATAAAAAAATAGGTAAAGCTAATTCTAAACCTAAGCCTAAAGGATTTGGAGAAAAAATTAGTAAAATCAATAAAGGAAAAAAAAGAAATGAAACCTTTGTGAAAGAATTAATTAAAAGGAACTCTAAACCTGTTTTACAGTATGATAAACAAGGAAACCTTATTAAAGAATGGGAAAGTGTTAAAAATGCTAGTTTTGAATTAAAAATTAACCCATCCGTAATCGCTGGGAACGCCAGAAATAACGGAGTAAATAAATCAGCTGGGGGCTATATTTGGAGATACAAAAATTAATTTATTATATTCAATTATGAAAATTAAAGTAAAATACTACAAACCAATTATTCAATGGAGTGATATGCAATGGCGTATTTATAAAAATACTTCTGAAATTAAATGGAAAAATAAAATACATGAAGTATTAGATGGGTATAAAACATATGCTAATTTACCAGAATTAGAAGAATATGCATTATATCATCCGAAAACCATAGAAAAACAAGAAAAACAAAATAATTACTATAGTAAACTAATATGAAAATAATACAAATAGGTGCTAATAATGGTAAGGATCATGTATATGATTTTGTTAATGAAAATATAGATGATTTAGAATTATTAATATTAGTAGAACCAATTCCTTTTATTATTGATGATCTGAAATCCCAATATAAAAACATTGGTAAAACAATTATAGAAAATATAGCTATATCTAATGATGAAACTATTAAAAATACTAAATTGTATTATCTTAAAGATAGTAATTATGAAGTAAGTTCATTTGATTATTATCATACTAAATACCATAGTCCTTCTTTAGAACAATATCCTGTATTATCAATGGATGTTCAGTGTTTAAGTATTAATCAATTAATGGATAAATATAATCTAACATATGTTGATTATTTATTCATAGATGCTGAAGGATTAGATGTTCATATAATAGCTAGTATTGATTTTTCAAAATATGATTTTAGAAATATAATATTTGAAGCAGCTCATTCTGATGGACCATTCTATGGGGGTGAAAATTTAAGAAAAATAACTGAATATCTTGTAGAACTTGGATATAATCTGAGTACATTTGATTCACTTTGTATAAAAGCTAGTAAATAAAATGGATTTAAATAGTTTATTTAATAAATACCAATCTGATAAAGGTACAGAAATAGGTCCTAAACATTCATATGCTTCGTTTTATGAAAAATATTTAGAACCTATAAAAAATAATTCCCTTCTAATATTAGAAATAGGAGTATGTCATGGTAAATCACTTAACACGTGGTATGAATATTTACCTAATAGTATAATAATAGGATTAGATATTGAAGATAAAAGTAAATATAATAATGATAGAATATATACTTTTCAATTAGATCAATCTCAACCTTCCCAACTTGTTAATTTTTATAATGAATGTATATCTAAAGGATATGAATTTGATGTTATATTAGATGATGGAAGTCATCATATGTTTGATCAACAAATTACTTTAGGTTATTTATTTCCATTGTTGAAATCTAAAGGGATATATTTTATAGAAGATTTACATACATCTTTAGCTGATAATGGATATCCACTATATGGGAAATATATAGATATTCATGAAAATAGAAAAAATACAACTTTATATTATTTAATGGAATCATTTAATAGTATATACTTGAACCCAGAACAAAATAGATATTTAAATGAAAATATAGATATTATTGAAATCCATAATAAATTTAATCCTAATCAAGAACCCCAATATAAATTCAGAAGTATAACTTCAGCATTAGTTAAAAAATGAGAATAATATATAGAATAAGTGATATGGTGGTCTCTCTATAGTTTTTATAATATTTATTATAAAATGAAAGAAGAAAAATGTTATATATATGTTTTAATAGAAAAAGAAAAACCAATATATATAGGAAAAACAAATAATATATCTCGTAGATTAAGTCATCATAAATGGAAATCAAATAAAATACAATTAAAAATTGAAGAAATTGACTATGTAAATATAGGTGAATGGAAATTTTGGGAAAAACATTATATAAGTTTATTCCGAAGTTGGGGATTCGATTTAAAGAATAAGAATAATGGGGGAGGTGGATTAACTAAACATAATAAAGAATCCATTGAAAAAAGTAGAGAAAAAAGAAAAGGACAAAAACGACCCTCAACTAGTGAAAAATTAAAAGGAAAACCAATTAATAAAGAAACTAAACAAAAAATAAGTAAGGCTAACAAAGGAAAACCTAAACCAGAAGGATTTGGACTTAAAATTAGTAATAAAAAGAAAAATCAAAAACAATCACCAGAATCTAATTATAAACGAAGAATAAAACATTTGGGTATTCCCAAACCTGGAGTATCAAAAGCTCATAAAGGTAGAACAAGCCCAAACAAAGGACATTTAGGGAAAAACAGATCAGAAAAATTTAAATTGGAAAATAGTATAAATAAATCTAAACCAGTCTTACAATTTGATTTAGAAGGTAATTTCATAAAAAAATATAAATCACAAACAGAAGCCGCAATAACAATAAATAAACCTAAAGGCTCAGCAGCAATAAATGAATGTTGCCATGGAAAAAGAAAAACAGCATATGGATATATATGGAAAATAAATTAAGAATAATATATAGAATAAGTGACACTGGATATTCTAAAGTAAAACCAGATTACATTAATAATGAAAATTGTTTAAAAAATGCTGTAGAGAAATTAGATAAAGCAATATGGTATGTTATAGCCGATAATTGTAGTGAACCTACATTAGATATGATTAACAAATATATTACTAAAAATGCTATACAAAAAGTTTCTATAGGTCATGGAGCAGGAACATTTAATTTAGCCTTAGATATGGCTCTAACTTTTCCAGATGATGAAATAGTTTATTTTTTAGAAAATGATTATCTTCATAAACCAAACTCAGATAAAATACTAGAAGAAGGTTTTAGTTTAGGATTCCATTATGTATCTTTATATGATCATCCAGATAAATATATTAATGGAGCAAATCCATTTGTAGAAGATGGTGGAGAAGTAACAAGATTAATGTTAACAGATTCTTGCCATTGGAAACTAACAAACTCTACAACCATGACATTTGCCGCCAAAGTAAGTACTTTAAAACAAGACGAAGCAATTCTAAGAGAGTTTACATCAGGAACACATCCAAATGATTTCCACATGTTTTTAACTTTAAGAAATGAAAAACAACGTGGACTAGTAACACCAATACCTGGATATTCAACTCATGGAGAAACAGCTTGGTTATCACCTTTAACTGATTGGTCTAAAATATGAAAAAATTAAGTTTAATAATACCCACTTATCGCAATCCCGAATATTTAGATTTATGTCTTAAATCAGCTATAGAAAATCAAATAAATAAAAATGAAATTATTGTAGCTGTAGATGGTTTTTTTGAGGAAAGTGCTGAAATATTGAAGAAATATGCTCATGATATTGTTGTATTGGATTTAGTAAATAATAAAGGCATGCAAACAGCATTAAACCTTGCTGTAATGAATGCAAATAATGAATGTATTGTTATTATTAATGATGATAATGTACTATGTAAAGATTGGGATAGAATAATTCTAGAACAATATCAACCAGATTTTATATTTACAATCAACCAAATTGAACCCACAGGTCCTGGTATATTCAACTTTCCAGTAAATAATTTAGGTAAACAACCTAGTGAATTTAGATATGATGAATTTATTGAATATGAACAAACTATACGAAATAACCAACTAACTTGTGATGGGGGTATATTCCCTTTTGTTATATCTAAAAAAGATTACATGATTGTAGGTGGGTTTGATACACTATATAATTCACCATTTATATGTGATTGGGATTTTTTTCTTAAATTAGATTTAAATGGAAAACAATTTTATAGAATGAATAATTTACATTTTTATCATTTTGGAAGTGCTGCAACTAAGAATGGTAAAGAAGGTGAAATGTTTAAAGCAACCGAACATCCAGCAGCTGAAACATTTTATTATAAATGGGGGATACCTCCACAATTATTTAAAAATAATAGTCATAGACCAAAAGGAAGTTTTATTAAAGGAATAGAATATTAATTTATGAAAAAAGAAAAAACCATTTTAATAACAGGGGTAGCTGGATTATTAGGGAGTAGATTAGCAGATTGGATTATCGAAAATAAACCAGAATATAAAGTTATAGGTATTGATGATTTAAGTGGGGGATATATTGAAAACATTAATCCTAGTGTTAATTTTGTTGAAGCAAATTTAATTAATAAAATTACTTTAAATCAGATATTTGATAAATATAATCCAGATTATGTATTCCATTTTGCAGCATATGCTGCTGAAGGATTATCTCCTTTTATCCGTAATTACAATTATCAAAATAATTTAGTTGCCACAGCTAATATTGTTAATGAATGTATAAAACATGATGTTAAACGTTTAATTTTTACTTCTACATTAGCAGTATATGGTCATGGATATGGTGGAATTTTTGATGAAGATCAAATTCCTAAACCTATTGACCCATATGGAGTAGCTAAATATGCATGTGAAATGGATATTCAAATTGCAGGAGAACAACATGGTTTAGATTGGTGTATTATTCGTCCTCACAATGTTTATGGGATTAAACAAAACATTTGGGATAAATATAGAAATGTATTAGGTATATGGATGTATCAATATATGAATGATCAACCTATGACTATATTTGGAGATGGTTCTCAGACTAGAGCATTTAGTTACATAGATGATAATTTAGAACCATTCTGGAATGCTGCAATGTTGCCCCAAGCTTCTAAAGAAATCATAAATGTTGGAGGAATTGAAGAAATATCAATATTAGAAGCATGTGATACATTAAGAGAAGTAATAGGTGGTGGGAACATTGTTTTTAAAGAAGCTAGACATGAAGTTAAACATTCAATTCCTACTTGGAAAAAATCAGTTGATATATTAGGTTATCAATATAAAACATCTTTAAAAGATGGATTAACACAAATGTGGGATTGGGCTCGACAGCAACCAATGCGTGATAGATATATATGGTCTGAATATGAATTAGATAAAGGAATTTATAGTTTTTGGAAATAAAAATTTGGAATTTAAAAAATTTTTTTTATTTTAAATAAACTAAAAAATAATAAAATTATGAATACATTTGAATCTAAAAATTATAAAAAATATTTTTCCTATATTAAAAATGATCCAAACAAAGAAGCAATAGATAGAATATATTCCCAATCTGAAGAAGATGCCTTAGATTACTTCAGTGAAAGAAAAAACATGTCAACAATTAATTTTTTAAAAATATATGCAATTGGATCTGAGTAAATTTGGAGAATATTTACAAATAAAAGAAAAAACTCCTCAACCTAAAATATTATCTGAAGAAGAATTGTTTATAGAAGCAATTTCATTATTTGAAGAAATATGGGCTAATTCTATAAAAACATATGAATTATGTGGAATTAATCTATTGGAATATGAATCTACATATCATAGAATAATAGAAAATACATTTTTAATCAAATATGGAACATGGAAAACAGAAATAATATTTTGGTATATTTTTGGTAGAGTAAATGAAAATAACGAAATATACCCATTATTAGTACAATATGTAGATACTGAAAGAGAGATTTATTTACAAAATGCTAAGGAATTATGGGATTTTTTCAAAGAAATAGACGAACAGGAAGAAAATAAAAATGAATAAAGACGTATTATGTTTAGGATGTGGAGAGGTTATTCACCCTAAACGTTTAGAAATATTTCCTAATGTAAAAAGATGTGTTAAATGTTCAACAACTGGTAAAAAAGCAGCAATTACTGTTACAAAAGGAGAAGGAGATCACACATATAATGAAACCATAATAATGGAAAGAGACGAATTTATTCGTCTTCAAGAAATGGAATTCAAAATTAAAGGCAACAGAAAAGACGAGCATATATCCGACACTGATGATTCAAACCCTGAACTTCCAATTCCAGAATTACCAGATGATTTTGACTAAATGAAACCGAAACCTCTAACTAAAGATCAAATTCTTCTTGCTATGCGTATGACTAAGTCAAATAAAGCAGCAGCAAGATATTTGAATGTGTCTTACATACATTATAAAACATGGGCTAAAAGATATCAGGAATTTGAAGGAGGCAGAAATTTATTTGATATACATAAAAATCAAAGTGGAAAAGGTATTCCTAAATTTTTAACTAAATCCCCCAAATCATCACAATGGGATATTAAAGATGTCATAGAAGGTAGAATATCATCTAATCATTTTAAACCTGAAGAAATAAAGGCAAGGATGGTAAAAGAAGGATATTTAAAAGAAGAATGCGATATCTGTAAGTTTAATGAGAGAAGAGTAAACGATTATAAAATTCCATTAATATTAAATTTTAAAGATAATAACCCAAATCATTATAACCTAGGTAATATTAGATTTTTATGCTATAATTGCTACTTTTTATATCAGGGAGATATATTTAATAATAAGGATATACATCAACTAGAAACACACAATCCTACATTTGGGACTAGTGAAGCGATAGAATTTCAATTAGATGAATATCAAATAGAACAATTAAATAAGTTGGGACTATATGAGCCACCAAAAGATGATGGTTCTGAATTTATTTCATATTTATAATAAAATGAAAAATAAACTTCATGATAGTATAATCAATGATTATGAATCACAAAAGTCAAAACATTTAGAAAAATTAGCATCTAAAATGTTGAAACAACATGAACAGATGGAAAAATTAAGAAACAAAAAATTAAATAAACTTAAATCCTTAAAATATTTTTAATGAAAACTAAACCACGCATATTTGAGGTTGAAACAACTCAAGAATTTAAAGCATTGATAGAACGCGCTGATTTTGAAATTAGAGATACTGTGGTTAATTCTATATTAAGTAATTTAAAATCTAGAAAGAAAAAAATACATTTATTTTCAATAGTATGTATTGAAGAAAATAAAATATTTGAAGTTACTTTAGATAAATCATATTTTTTAAATACACTTAAACATAATTTACCTTTTTTTGAAGAAAAAGAATTATATGAAAAATGTGATGAAATAAAAAAAATAATATCTGAATTATCAGAAGTTAAACAACCTTTAACCTCCAAAAAAACAAAAAATAAATAATAAACAACATACCATATTTATAATTAAAAATAATTATAATTATGGCTAAGAAAAAAGAATCATCATCAAAATTTTTAAAAAAGAAAAGAGTTAAACGCCCTGGTGTGCATAGTAAAAAAAAAGTTAGTGTTTTAAAATCAAGTAAAAACTATAAGAAATTATATTGCGGGCAGGGTAAATAAAAAATTAATTAAAAGTTTGGATTACCAAACTTTTTTTTTATCTTTATTAAAAATAAAAAGTTATGAATGTATTCGAAAATACAGATGTATTCCCTCCAAGAAAAAATTTCGTGGATGTTGATAGTAAATTTACACACTTTGTTAAAGGATGTAGAGTATTACCTGTAAATTACATAGATGATCCATCACTTAATTTTACTTTAAAAGCAATGTATCAACCAGGAGATAAACAAACATTCCCAAATGGTGGGTTTGAAGTATATGGTCCTGAAGGTAGTGTTTATAATTATGAATTGGACCAATTGGTGGTACACCCATATGAATTGGGAATGATGAAATATTTTTCTAAAGCTGAGGGTGTTGTTAAGGAGAAAATTCATACTGGTGAGAAAAAACAACGTGGACGACCTCGTAAAGACCCAAGTGAACTAAAAGTTAAACCAGAATATAAACCTACTGGTGGTAAAAGAGGACGTAAACCAATGGACCCCGAATTGAAAGCAATTAGAGATGCTGAGAAAGCAAAACGTGCTTTGTTATCCGGAGGAAGACGGGGAAGACCAAAGAAAGCTGCATAAAATGCAGCTCTTTGTTGTTTTGCAATATTTATCATCGACAAATAATTTATATTGCGATGATACATATTACAAAAATCTATCTTGTAACTAACTGTTACGGAGATCCCAATAAAGTTTATATAGGTAAAACTAAAAATTCAAGAAAATCTTCTCATAAAAAAACATATGGAGAAAATATTCAATATGACTACATAGATGAAATCCCTAATTTAGATAAAAAAGATTGGAAACCACTAGAAACGTATTGGATAGAACAATTTAGACAATGGGGATTCGAGATTATGAATATACGTAAAGAAGGTGGAAGCGGTCCTTCATACTATTCTGAAGAATCTAAAAGTAAAATGAGTATATCAAGGAAAGGTAAAAAACATAAACCCCATCCTGTTGGTATACATCATGGTAAAACTGGTTCCAAATATACTGAAAAACAAAAATGCAATATTTCTAATGCTAAGAAAGGACATAAATATCCAACATTACAAAAACCAGTAGAACAATATGATTTAGATGGAAATTTAAAGGCAACATATAATTCAATAAGTGAAGCAAATATAGCATTAAATAAAGATAGAAACTCATATGGTATTGGAGATTGCTGTAAAGGTAAGTTAAAAACAGCATGGAAATTTAAGTGGAAATGGAAAAACTAATATATTTATGATAATAAAATATTTTGTAATGAAAAAATCAGAAATACAACAAATAATTAAAGAAGAAATTTCATCTCTTACTGAAAATATAGACCCAAACTCAGAAGAATGGAAAGAAGGATATAATTCATATCTCCCTGGTAAACCAGATGGTGCTCAACCTAAAAATCCATATCGTGAACCTGAAACTTATGCCGAAAAATTAGCTTCAACTATGCCCTATGCTGAAAGATATAAGAAAATGATAAATTGGACTATGGGATTTTCAACAGCTAAAAAAGAAGATCCAAACCCATTTAATATAAAACCAACAGATATGAGTGATTTAGCTGCAAATTATTACAAAGAAAAAGGATCAGCAGTACCTGGTACTCATAAATTTAATCCCGCTGGTTATACTGGAGATTAGTATTGTATTTTTTAATGGAAAATAAATTTTTAAGAAGGAGTTTGGGAATCAAACTTCTTTTTTTATCTTATATTATATAATTAATATTAAATAAAAGGTTATGTCTATAAAAAAACGAGGGAGACCTCCTAAATCCCCTCCCCAATCATCATTAACTGAAAATAATGAAGATGGTAGTTTTACTAGGACCATACATTATGATGATAATGTTATAATAAATTGGACTTACAATTTAAAAAAATTCAATAAGGGTCCAGTTTGTATAAATATCGAATATCCTATTAAGTATAGTACTTTAGAAGATGAACAAGAATCCCTTCCATTAACACAAAGAAAATATTTAAATCCCAATAATGGGAAATGGATTGGATATCAAAGAGCAAAACAATTAGGTTTGACTGATTAAATTAAAATAAGTTATGAGTATGAAGAAGCAAAAAGGACAATTAACAAAACTTTGGAGTAAAGCAAAACAGATCATTGATAATTTTAACCCTGAAACTACAAATATCGATGAATTATCTCAAACTTTAGAATTGGGTATATTACAATTATCTATTTTAAACTTAGAACAAGGTATAACTGATGATAAAGCCATAATAGAAGGAGTAAAAAAAGAAGTATGGCATGAAAGATTTTGGGTAAGTATAGAAAAATATGTATGGCCTACTTATCCAGATTATGAAGAAAATTGGAGAGTAAAATAATGAAAAAACCCAAAAGAAAAAAATTATTAACTTGGGAGAAAGAAGAACCTAAATATATTATTCTTAATAAAGATGAATATGTTTATACAGGTCTTAAACAAGGATACGCCCAATTTTCAGATGATATATCACAAGCTAAAATATTAGATAGACAAGAAATATTCCATACTATGGAAAGATTTACTCAAATGAAATTAGAACAAATGTTTATATGAAAAATTTATTATTATTTGGTTTATTAACTTTTGGAATAATGATTTTACTTCAATATTGTGATAGCAAACGAGATCCATATGAAGTTGGATCTCATTGGGATTATTCAATTAGTTGCGAAAATGGATTTATTTATAAAACATTAGATCATAGAAGAGGAACTATATTAATACTTAATAGTGATGGAACTCCATTACGCTGTGGTAATAAAAGATATTGAATCTAACGAAAAAGTATTTGTGTTTGTTAACAATTTAACCACAGAGAACTTAATTTGAAAAACTAAAATTAAAATAAAATAAAATAAAAGAAAAGATGAAAGATTTGAAGAAATTCATAACAACTACAATCAGAGAATATTTTAATAAAAATAAGGTGGTAAATGATGTTTATCTACACGGCACAAACAACGATGAAATTTTGTTTGATGAAGATACTGTTTTTTATGGTACAAAGGACTATAATTTTGCAAATACTTATGGCGAGAATGTTTTTAAAATTAAGTTTAATTTAAAAAATCCATATGATTTATCTGACACTGATGATGGTAAATTTAGAAATGCCGTAGGTGATACTATTAAAGATGATGAAGGTTATGATTACTCTTATAACTACATTGACTTAAAATTAAAAAATAAATTAATACAAAACGGTTATGATGGTGTGGTAATGGATGAAAATGTTGTTGCGTTTTACCCTAACCAAATAAAAGTAATCGAACTACTTCCGTAGTATTGATGCTAACGTTCTGCGGCTTTGCGATGGTCGCCAAAGAATAAACTTAAATATTTACAAACCGCTTCGTGGCGTATCTTGCATATACGCTGTTAGGCACAGTTGTTTTAATTATGACAAAATTTGATAACGGTTTTATTCTTTCAACCGATGAACTGAAAGAATTGCTTGAAAAAGCGTTTAGTAATGGTGCTTTATCTCACGCTAAATGGGATGGTCAAAGAGATACTTGTTGGTCAAATGTTAATGAAGATATGAAAGAAGAAGTTTCAGCAATTCTTTCAGACTTAAATATAAAGGTGGTCACTAACAATTGTGCCTAACGTTTTGCGGCTTTGCGATGGCCGCTAAAGAAGAACTTAATTATTAACCAAGAACTGTCAGGCGGCTATTGCAAAACCGCTGTTAGCCGCTGGTCTTTCTCACAAATCAAAGTAAAATGAAACTTGTAAAAACAACAGAAAAAGAACCAAAGGAAGAAACTTGGTATTTAGTTAGATGTCCCGAATACAGCGAAAGCGGTTGGGAAATTGCTCAATGGATTGATTGTTTTACCTTATTAAAAAAATAACTATGGAAGCAATATTAATAATTATAGCAATTTATATAATCGGTTGCTTTTTTGAAAAATCAGATTATGATAGTATAAAGGAAGCAGAAAAACTACCACCATTTACAAAAGAAGAAGCTGAAAGGTATTATTATAATGAATTAAAATCAAAACAAAAATAATATTACTGTTAACGTATACTTAGACGTAATACTCTCTAATTAATTAATAATTAATAAATTATATGAATAAAAATATAAATTTTGTTGAAAAATGTAAAAGCTTTTTAACAAAAAAATATAATTCTAAATAAATGTTTATGTCTGAAAAAACAGGTGGTTTGGAAAAATTAAAATATGATTTTGATACAACTAATAATTGTGAAGTACAATTGGGTGATACATGGTGTAGATTAACTCCAAGAGAATTTAGATCATGTAATAGACCTAGACGGATATCATATTTAGAAGAAGATAAATATATAATTAAAGAATATTTAGGTCCAATATATTACTTTGGAACTAATATATTAGTAGAAAACACAGATAAAGAAGGATTAATATTCATAGATGGAGTTGATACTAGAGATTCTAGTACAGGAAAAAGTTACGGACGAATATAATATGGGGAGATATAAAGAACTTAAAAAAATTCATATAGAAAATGAAAAACCATACATCCAATGGATTAAAAATGAACTTAATCAGTATGATATAAAAGTACAAAAATGGGGTGAATTTAATGATACATCAATGTATTATGCTTATTTTAATACAAATAGAGTATATATACCAATTCCACAATGTGATTATTCATTTTTAGTTTCATTACATGAAATAGGACACATAGTTACTGGTAATAATATATTAGGACATATAGCTGAATTTTCTGCTGAGAAATGGGCTGTTAGTACAGCTAAAAAGAAATATAAAATAACAAATGATGAATTTATAAGTGTAGGAAAAGAATATATTTATGAATGTTTATTAGAAGACATAATATATAGATTATTTGATTATAATCAAATTGATAAAAATATACAAAAATGGATTGGTAAAAATAAGAAAGATATAAAACAAGATGCTATAATTTATTATAATGAATTTAAACCATTTCTTTCTAATTTTCATCAATTAAAAGTTAATAAATTATTAAAAATAAATTAAAATTGAAAATATGCCTAGTATTGATATAGATATAGATGATTTTTTATGGAATTGTACAAGTTCTGAAATTGGAACACTAATTGAATATCTAATTAAAGATGGTTATGATACAGAGATGATTAATAAATTAAATAAACATAAAAAATTTGTTCAACAAGGTCCTGAAGAAATGGATGAATATTTAATTAAAATTCAAAATTCTCAAATTCAACTAACTTTAGAAGAAGAAAATATCATCAAACTAATTGCAAATAGATTAGTATAAATGGATATTATAATTTTATTATTAATTACATTATTAATATTTAAAATAATATTAAATGGAGATTATCTCAAAAAATAAAAATGAAAAAAATTACTAATACATATAAAAACAGATATGGTGATGTTATTATTTTCAAATATTATCCTGAAGATAAGAAGGTTACAATGGAGGGTTACAATCCTGATTGGATCAGAGTTGGATACTGTAATGTATATGATAAAGCTTATGAGGCTTATCTACATGATAATAGTAAAATAAATAATATAACAAAAATAAGTTTTGAATATTTTAAAAAAATAATATTTGATAACCATGAATTATATAATAAATATGGTAAATTTATATATACAGATTTCAATAAATATAACATGGTAGATCCATCCGGTGGTCCATATATATGTTTAGGTACTAATCTTAATATATATTTTGATGATATAAATGATAATTTATTTGTAAAAAGAATAACTTCTAAAAATAATAAAATTATATTTAAAATAAAATGAATAAATTATTATTAATATTATTTTATTTATTATATATTAATTTATTAAATGGACAAATTCCTGGTCCATCAACAAATTGGTATTTTGGAAACCAAGCAGGAATAACATTTAATTCAGGTTCACCAGTTGCATTAACAGATGGAGTATTAATTACTACTGAGGGTGTAGCTACTATATCTGATAATTTAGGTAATTTATTATTTTACACAGATGGAGTTACAGTTTATAATAGAAATCATGTAATAATGACTAATGGTACAGGTTTGTTTGGAGATGCATCTTCTACTCAATCTGCTATAATTGTAAAACAACCTGGAAATTCAAATATATATTATATATTTACTTCTGATAATGATGTTGGACCTAATGGTATATGTTATTCCATAATTGATATTAATTTAAATAGTGGACTAGGTGCTGTTGTATCAAAGAATATTCAATTATATACTCCATCTTGTGAAAAATTATGTGCTATAAGACATTGCAATAATGTAGATTTATGGGTTTTATCTCATGATTGGAATACTAATACTTTTAGAGCTTGGAGTGTAAATTCATTAGGAGTAGGATCCACTCAATCTTGGTCTTTAGCAGGTATAACCCCATCGGGTATAAGTCAATCAGCATATGGGCAATTAAAAGCCAGTTCAGATGGTAAACGAATAGCAGCTTGTTATTACGGATTAAATAATGGAGGAGCAAATATATTACAAATATATGATTTTAATTCATCTACAGGAATTGTAACTAATGCCCAAACACTTGCTACAGATCAAGGTTTATATGGATGTGAGTTTTCCCCAGATAATAAAATATTATATGCAGGAACAAATGGTGGGTTATTATTACAATTTAATTTATGTTCTAACAACATACCGTCAACTAGATATGTAGTATCAAATGCTGGACCTTTTATAGGTTCACTACAATTAGGTCCAGATGGAAAAATATATGTAGCAAGAAATAATACTAGTTTATCAGTTATTAATAATCCTAATATATTAGGAATAGGTTGTTCGTATTCTAATCTAAGTATTAGTTTAGCTGGAAGATCTAGTCGAATGGGATTACCTAATTTTGCTTCATATTATTCCCCTCCACCATATTCATTTCCTGATCCTAATATAAACTGTAATGTAGTTTCATTTACTTCACCAATTCAATTTGGTGGATGTTCTTCTTCTACATATAATATAAGTTGGGATTTTGGTGATGGAAATACTAGTAATATTCAAAACCCCACTCACATATATTTATCACCAGGAACGTATGTTGTTACATTATCGTTAACTGGTGCATGTCCTAATATAATTTTAACTAGAAATATCACCATAACAAATAACGGAATTAATATACAAATTTACACAAATTAATCATTATGAAAAAATTACTTTTAATTTTATTGAGTTTAGTTTCATTAACAACATACGCTCAAATCCCCACTCCCAACCCTGCTAATAATACATCATATTGTCTTAATGAAATACAGGTATATGGGGATCAAATAATAGACCCAAATGCTGTTTATTCATTTAATATTACACCTGCCTTTCCATTTACTACAATATCAAATGGAGACCAAATTGAAGTAACATGGGATACTCCTGGAGTATATACTATTGAAATTACTAAAACTATAGGACAATGTTCTTCAATAGGGACAGCCACTATCACTGTATTTCCAGCTACTATTCCTCAAATTACTACTACATCTATATGTCAAGGAAATAATATTATTAATCTAACATCTATTCCTTTAGGAACAAACCCAATATTTTCGGGAGTTGGAGTAATTGGTAATACTTTTAACTCAACAGGTTTAGTTCCAGGTGTGTATAATATAACTTTTACTTCTATAGATTTAAATGGTTGCCCAATGAGTGGAAATGGTTCTATTACCATCACTCCTCCTCCTACTATTCCAATAATATTCACTAATTAATTTTTTAAATATGATAAGAAAATTAAATACAATTTGGTTTAAAATAGTTTTCTTATCATTGGGAATATTCTTTGGTTCTGTAGCATTTACTCAAACAGAACATAATGTTGAATTATGTAATACCAATTTTATAACCCAAAAATATTCAGTATTACCTTTACCAGGATATGATATAACATGGATATTAGATCCACAATTAAATATTCAAGAAGAATTTCATTCTGAATCAATTTTTGTTAAATGGGAAAATATAGGTAATTATATAATAATTGTTCAGTATTCTAATGGAGAATGTTTATCTCAAAATGAATTATTAGTAAATGTAAACGGATGTCCTGAATTTACATTTTATATACCTAATTCTTTTACCCCAAATGGGGATGGGGTTAAAAAAAATGAAGAATTCGGGGCATATGGTACTAATATAGTTGATTTCCATATGGATATCTTCAATAGATGGGGTGAATTATTATTTCATTCCGATAATATCGAATATAGATGGAACGGATATTATAATAACCAAATATGTCCCGACGATATATATGTATACAAAATCACATATAAAGGAACAGATAATAAAGAAAAAATAATATATGGAAAAGTTATGATTATAAAATAAATATTTATAATAAACAATTTTTATAATGGCAAAAAAATTAAAACAAACATTTGCAACAGGTTCAGATCAAATATCTCAAACATTCATAATTGAGTCATGGCATGTTTCTCAATCAGTAGATGCATTCACTGGTATTCAGGATTATGATATATACATCAGTGGTTCTTTAAATATAACAGGTTCATTAACAAATGGTGTATCAAACAACCAAGCAACTGGTTTACATTCACATGCTGAAGGAATAAATAATAAATCTATAGGTTCATATTCTCACGTTGAAGGAGCTGGTAACCAAGCATTGGGTCCTTATTCCCATGCTGAGGGAGCTAGTACTATAGCTTATAATACTGGTTCACATACTGAAGGAAACCATACTATAGCTTCAGGTTCAGATTCTCATGCTGAAGGACATTTTACACTAACCATAGGTAATTGGTCACATGCCGAAGGTCGTTATACTACATCTAGCGGACAGTGGTCTCATGCTGAAGGATATCTTAGTATATCTTCAGGTTCATACTCCCATGCTGAAGGATCTGAAACTATATCATTAGGTGCTAATAGTCATGCTGAAGGTGATAGTAACATATCATCAGGTAATGGTTCTCATGCTGAAGGATATTCAAATATATCATCAGGTTCACATTCACATGTTGAAGGACAAAATAATTTATCATTAGGTAATGGTTCTCATGCTGAAGGAATAAGTAATCAATCAATAGGTTTATATTCACATGTTGAAGGGGCAAATTCAATATCATATGGAGAAGGATCTCATGCCGAAGGTGATAATAGTCGAGCTGATGGAGATTATTCACATACTGAGGGTTACCAAACTAACACATCAGGCTCATATTCACATGCTGAAGGATATAATAGTACATCCAACGGAGAAGGATCACATGTTGAAGGAAGAAATAATATCACTAATGGAGTTTATTCACATGCTGAAGGTACCAGTAATGAAACTAATGGAGATAGTTCACATGCTGAGGGGCAAGGAAATATTACTAATGGAGAATTTTCACATGCCGAAGGACAAAGTACTACTGCTCAAGGTTCAGGATCACATTCTGAAGGACAAGCAACTACAGCTAATGGAAATTTTTCCCATGCTCAAGGGAATGCTTCCATAACTAATGGTGATTATTCATTTGCTGCTGGAGAAGGAACTATAGCAGAAGGTTTAGGACAATTTGTAATAGGTTCATATAATATAACAAGTTCGGTTTCACATTCATTTATAGTAGGAAATGGAAGTAGTGATGTAAATAAATCAAATCTCATCCAAACATCAGGTTCACTAATAAACATAACTGGTTCATTAATTATAAGTGGTGGTTTATTTGTACTACCTCTACAATCTTCATCTAGTCCAATAGAAGGATCTATGTTTTTCCGAAATAACCTAATATATGTGTATAATGGGTCTACATGGAAGTCCGCATCTTTATCTTAATATAATAATTTAAAAACATTCTATAAAATGAAACCACTTAACAGATTAATTGTGGTTATATTAATTTTAATTTCTAATTTAAATTTAAAATCTCAATCTTTGTTATGTGATCCTGAAAATGAATATTTAAATCATTATGAATATTCTATTCCATCATTTATACAATTATATACAGGTGGATATTGCGTATCTGGAGATATATCAGATACAACTTTATACTTCAGATTTTACCCAGATAATTTAAATGGGGTTATATATTGGGGTTATTCTTCACCATTGGGTTATAATTTAGATGTAACTAGTATTTCAATACTAGATGTTAATTGTAATATTATATCTCAGGGACAATCAGTAAATGGTTTAGATAATTCTTTATATTATGTTAAATTTGATTTAAGAACAACATATATAGATAATTTTTGTCCATATTTTTTACCTATAAATCCATTAGCTGTTAATTTTGGACCTATTAAGATTAAACAAGTTGAAAATTCAATAGTAATAGATTGGGTAACATTATCAGAAACTAATAGTGATTATTTCATAATTCAATATAGTTATGATTTAAATATATGGAAATCAACAAATAAAATATATTCATCTACAAATAGTTCAACAAATAGATATTATACTACTTTTTTTACCCCTCAATATTCAGGAACAGTATATATAAGAATTATGGAATATGATAAAAATGGAGATTTTATATTAAGTGATATTAATTATATAACATATATACCTAAATCTGATCCTAAGATGTTAATATATGACCTTTCAGGTAGAGTAATAGGAGTTAAATAAAAAACTTAAATTTAAATTTGGGGATTAAGAAGTAAAATTTTATTTTCAAAATAAAAAAGTTATGAAAGATAAAGATAAAATAATAGATGAAACAATAGATGAACTTTTAGAAAATTTTAATTGGGAAAAAGTTCATCAAACGATGAAAATATTAGATTGGAAATGGGTATCTTCAAAAACAGAATCTGGAGTTCCATCTATTGGTGAATTATTTACTAAGAGTAGAAAAATGTTATATGATGTTGTATCATTAGCTGATCAAAAAAAAGAAGATTGTCTTATTGCTACTGGTGGATTTATAGCATATGCATTTTATGATAATTCAACTAAACAAATTTATCATTTAAAGCTTGCTTTTGAAGTAACATCTTGGAATATAGATATAGACAATAAATTATGAGCGAAACGAAACACACACCGGAGCCGTGGAACACAAAAACTTTTCCAGTAATTGAAAAATTCAGAACCACTGAATTTGTTCCCGAATATTATGATATGGATTATTTATCATGTCACGTATTGCCTAAATCAGCTTTTGCTAGAGCTGTTACCTGCGTGAATGCTTGCGCGGGGGTTCATGACCCCCAAGAGTTGATAACAGGGGCAGATATTGCGTTGAGGGAAAACCATGAACTCAAATCCCAGCGCGACAAATATTATACTATGCTTGGCGATGCAATAGCTGCTGTTAGGCAGTACGAAAGCATGGCAAGAAATATCGCTAAAGAATTGATGCAAAATCGCGACGAAGATGTTATAGAGGCCCTTTCTATTGCCCAAGAGGTTAAGGAGAAAGAAAAGGCCCAACTCAAATCCCAATGCGACGAACTGATGGCTGCATTTGAGGAAATTGCAAAGTTGCAAGCGATTAATCATGTAGGCAAAGAAAGAGGCTTCTTTATTGCGAGAAAAAAAGCTTTGGAAATGCTTGAGAAGTATAGTCCCAACGTGGAGAAGGGAGGGGAGGGATAAAAAAGTTAAATATTATACATGTATAAATAAAAAATATGATGAATACAATTTTTAATTTATTTAGAAAAAAAATTAAAATCCCACTAGTTAGAGGAGGTAAACCAACAGGACAGTGGGTAGAAGTTTATAAAAACGATAAATATTATAAAATTCTTGTAGAACAATATGGTGAACCTCTCCCAAAACAAATAGAAGTAGAACCAGTATATGAAAAATATTTAGAATCAGAATAAAATATGTTTAGAATAGGGCAAAAAATAATTTGTATTAATAACCTTCCTGATCCCACAAGGAAATTACCAGATGGGTTTAAAACACTTGTTAAAGATAAAATATATACAATTAGAGATATATATGAAATAAAAGGAGTAATTGGAATCTTATTAAATGAGGTTATAAATGACATTCATCCAAAAAGTAAACAAGAAATAGGATATAGTATAGATAGATTTAGACCATTAATAGATAACGGGTTGTTATCAGATTTATTGAGTAATATAGTTGATGAACGATTAGACATAAAAATACATCAGGTAGAACCTGAAGAAGAGTTGTGTTCTTAACATATGTATTAATATAGTACATTTAATTAAGAAATATGAGGTATATATTATTATTGTTATTGTTATTCAATAGTTGTAAAACTAATGTGTTGTATACAGATTATGTTTTAGTAGAAAAAAATAATGGTTCTAAAGATACTCTCACCCATAAATATTGGAATAAATTTACATGGGATGAATATAAAATGGAATGGTTTATAAAACATTATAATTTAAATGTAGATGAAGTCTCAAATGTGAGATTATTATATACTACTAAACAAAAATTTACTAAAAAACAATTAAACAAATGAAATATATATTAATTTGGTTAATATTAGTTATATCTAATATTAGTTTAGGACAAGGAAATGTTAGAATATACTTAGAAAAACCCAATCAATTATATAAACAAACTATAATAGCATTTTCAGATACAACAACAGATAATGTTGATAATTGTTGTGATGCTTATTTATTTTCAGGAAATGAAAATCATATATCAACATCTATAGGTAATCAAGAATATGCTATTAATTCATTTGGTTACTTATACGAAGATAAAAATATTAAATTGAATACTGTTGTTAACCCAGATACTGGTTTATTTATAATAGGAATTGATTATAGATTTGGGGAAAATATAGCTGTTGGTTTATATGATAGTTTAAACAATATAATACATGATTTATCAACACCATATATATGTTATGGTCCTATTTTAGATAGATTTTCATTAGTTTTTGAAAAACCACTTAATGTAGAAGTAATAAATAGTTGTGATTTAGGATATGTTATTATAGATAATGATGTCCCCAATTCAGCATATTATTTAACTACACCTGATAATCAAACTTTGTATTTACCAAATAATATTGATACTATATTCGATTTACCAAGTGGTAATTATATTTTATCTTTACCCCTTGAATCACTTATTGAATCTACATCTTTTACTATTAATAATACAGTTATAGATGCTTCATTAAATATTCCTAATACTACATTATATTTAGGTGATTCATATATAATTCCGATATTAAATATATATTCACAATATACTTCAGTTGAATGGGATTTTGGTGATGGTAATTTTCTCTATAATGATTTAAACCCAGTTCATTATTATTCACAATCTGGTGTTTATAATTTAAAGGTTACTATTACTGAAGGTCAATGTAATAAAATATTTGAATCTATTATAACAATCAATAGTCCTTTAGGTTTAAATAATATTGATTATAGAAATATCCCTAGATATAAACCTACTACTTTTTATTATGCTATAGATGGTAGGTTGATGAAAAGACCTTAATATTTATACATAGGAATAGTTGTGTTTAATTTTTTTTAAAACACATATCGATTCCTATGAAACATATAATTATATGGATTATGATAATATTATTATCATGTAATCCTGACTTTAGTACTCCTAAATACGCTAAACGAATTCAACATAAAAATGGATGGAGACGTAAACATATAATAATATATAAAACAGATACATATAGAAATCCTCTAATAAAACCTGAAACTAGGAGAGAATTAATTAAACCTAAAACAATTAATTTGGATAAATGGTAGAGATTAGGATTTCAAAATCTTTAATCTTATACTTATAGTGAAAAAAAATTAAATATGGAAACAAAATCGGTATCTATTAATATTACTTTTAAAGGAGATAAAAAAATATTTTCTGATCCTGAATTTAAAGAATTGGTTAATTATATAAAACGAGGTCAATTTCAAAAAGATCTTCAAAAAGATTTTAATTTAGATAAATCATCAAAAGATAAATTTAAAATTATAACAACCATTGATGGAATATAAATATATATAATATAATTAATAAAATAAGAGGACTAGGAATACAAGTCCTCTTTTTTTATCTTTATTAAAATTAAAAAAAATGTATAAATTATACACACAAACTGAATTGATGCCTTATGTGGGTAAAACCTTACATTTCCAAGTTTGGGGATTAGACAAAAGTGGTGTTTTAGAATTTGATGGGAGATTTTTATGGTTACCATTTTGTGGTGGGGTTAAAGCAACAAGTGTTTTAATAAAATTATTATGAAAAAAATAAACAAAATCACATTATTATTTAGTATAATATTGTTATTTAATAGTTGTACTGATTCAGGTAATGCTATATTAGATATAAAATGTCCATGTACTGTAGTATCAATTTCTAAATATGAAAATGAATACACAGTTAAATTTCAGAATAAAAATAATAGAAGTTTTAAATTTTATACTGAACATCTATATTCAATAGGAGATACTATAAAATGAAAACACACTTACACAAACTACGAGAAGGATTTATTGTAACGTCTGATGAAGAAATTAAATTACATGATGTTGTTTTACTTGATAACTCAATTAAAGAACTTCCTGATTATAATGGATTGCATTTAATTGAGTTGTTAGATGAAACCCTGTTAAAAGCTGCTTTGGCTTTAAAAGCTCCAAAAGTAATAGCTCAACAAGACCAAATAGATTTCTCTGTTTTATCAGAAGAAGAACAGAAAAAAATTGGTTGGTTTGACACTAGATATTGGTTATCAAAATTATGTGAAACCGATGAAAATTTATTTTCAATGGTAAATCATTTTAGCTATCAAATAGGTTTCCGAAAAGCACAAGAACTACTATCTGATAGAAGGTTTACTTTAGAGCACATAGGAGAGGCAATACAATTTGGTAAAGAAATAAGAAGTCAAAAAAGCTTTTTAAATCAAAATTTTGGAAGTCCTTTTATAGATTATGAAGATTCTACAAAAGAAACAAATGATTACATTCAATCTTTATCTCAACAATCATGGGAGATAGAAATTGAAATGGAAGATAAAATTGCTTTAGATGGACATACTGTAATAGGAAAAGAACCTAAACTAATCAACGGTAAAATCAAAATACTGAGAATACTATGATTGAAAAAGAATTTGTACCATACCAAGAATCTTTAGAGTTGAAGCAACTTAGATTTGATGAACCTTGTTTAGCTAAATATAATGTTCCTGGTGAACTTATAACTACTGGTTGTTATTCTGATAGTTCTATAATTCATTTAATTATACAACAAAATGATATTTGTGAAGCTCATACCTTAGCACCAACATTCTCACAAGCATTTAGATGGTTTAGAGAGAAGTATAACTTATGGCAAATAGTTATGCAAAATACAGATATAGATTGGACTTATGATATATTACCTATTAATGGTGTTCATGATTATAAGTTAATAGATGTTTTTAAAACTTACGAAGAAGCAGAACTTGCTTGTCTTAAAAAGTTAATTGAAATTGTTAAAAAATGATAACAATTAAAGATACAACAAAAAAGATGCTCAGTAAAGAATCTACTGAAAAAGCAGTAAAAGAGTTAGTTGAATATCATTTGACTCAATTTAGTAAAGAATTTAATTTATCTACTGAATGGAGAGAGTCTATTACTAAAAATTACATTGAAAAACATTTAAAATAACATGGAACCAACATACGTAACTTTTGAACAAGCTAAATGGCTAAAAGAAAAAGGATTTGATGAAGAATGTAAAAACGTTTATTATGGTGATACAGAGGATGACGATTTATTACAAAATAATGAACCTGTCACGCCAAGTAGTGATTATATTTTAGGTGAGTGGGATTGTTATGCTCCAGAACAACATCAAGTAGTCGAATGGTTAAGAATTAATCATGAAATTGAAGTTAGTGCTTTAAGATATACTTTTTCAAAAGGTAAGTTTGTGGGTAAAAAATATATGTTTCTTGTTGAAAAATATAAGAAAAATTTTAATCCCGATTTAGATGAATACCACTTTGAAGAAGAACCTTTAGAAAGTTCAAGAGAATTAAATTATAACTCACCACAAGAAGCCTATTCAGCAGCATTTGATTACATAATCTCAAACAATTTGATATGAAAAATCAAGTAATTCAAGATTTACTTATTTACATAAATGGTTTTACAGTCACTTACCTTTTTATGGAAGGAGATATAAATATAATAAGTGTAATCATGTTTATATTATCTTGTATATCTTTCTTTTGGTACGGTAAAAATCAAAAAAAGTAAAAATCATGACACAACAAGAAATACAAGAAAAACCTGATTTAATCAAAAAACTCTTAAAACTTAATGTAAAAGACAAACCTGTTTATATTAAACATAAGGGAAAATTTTACAAAATAAAACAATTAGGATGAAAGGAATATACCTTACCCAAGAGGGTAAACAAGAAATTGAAGCTAAGATAGCTGATATTGAAAGTTTTGGAATTATCACTGAACTGCATCCAAAATATTCAATTTGGAAGACTTACAAAGAAATTCTATCCTCAGCAACAATACTACCTGTTGAAGAAAGTTGGAAAATAATAGGTGAAAACACTGGTACTTTTTATGATGATGATGGTGAAGTTTTACATAGTCATTTTAAAAATGGAGTAATCATCCAACCTAAACAATAAAATTATGACAACAACACAAATAATTATGTTTAGTTTTATAACTCTGTTATATATGTTTTTAGCAGGTTCTAGAATATCAAAAGAAAAAGATGATGATAAAAGGACTAGTAGTAGTATCGAAATCTTATTATTTTTAATGACTATGATAGTTTTAATAGCTATAACATTTAGTCTAAACGAATTACAAAAAGGTGTAAAATGCCCTGAGTATGAAAAGATTGAAAATGTTTATAAATTAAAAGAATAAAATTATGGATTTACCAATATTAACACCAGTAAAATATACTGGAGATGTTGAACAGAAGAAAAATATTGAATATGGAAGATATTTAATAGTTCGTAAAGATGGTAAAAAACATTTAGAAACTTTTAATGGTACAGGATGGGCATATAATAATAATTCTATTGTTGCTTATTATTTACCTAAAATTGATTAATTATGGACTTAAACAAAGAAGCAGAAGAATATGTTAAAAACTTATTTGGAAAAGATTTAGAACAACCTTTTAAGGCCGAAATTTATGATGCTTATAGTGATTTCATAGCAGGAGCAAATTCTAAATATGTTCAAGCTAAAATAATTCAAGCTCAAATGGATATTTTAAAAAGAACATCTTCTGAAAGATGGACTGATATTTTTGAAGAACTTCAACAACAACTAAAACAATTAGAAAATGAGTAATGAAGAACTTTTTTTTGAATTATCTTCAAAATTTGATAAAGAAGAAGCAGAAGAAATAGTTTCTAAAGTTGCTGTTCATTTATTAGAAAATGAAATTAGATTACTAGAAGAATTATCTAAATTTCAAGATAGAATGTTATTAAAAGTAAAAGAAGACCCTATTTTCAGAGACTCTTATGACGGTTTTAAACTAGCATCTCAATTGTATTCTGATGCATATAATGAATATATAAACGGAAATAAAGATAGAATTATAAACTTATTAAAAAGAAAATGAATAAACTTGAAAATAGATTTATTACTGAAGGCTGTCTTTTTGCAAATGCTAAAACTTGTGCAGAAATAACTACTGATGTAGCTATTAAGTTTGCTGAATGGTCGCAAAATAGATATTTTTATTCTAATGTTGAAAAGAAATGGTCAACTGAATTTAAAATATATGAAGGTGAATTATTTACAACCCAAGAACTATTTGAAGAATTTATAAACAATCATTATGGAAAATAATATAACAGCAGAAGAATTTATAGAACAAAGATTTAGTTCTATTCCAACAGAGCTAGAAGATATAAAAGATTTAATGGTTGAATTTGCTAAACTTCATGTACAAGCTGCATTAAAAGCAGCTAGTAAAAAAGTGGAAATACATTCTGATTCGGGAAGTTATTATTACCGTGAATTTGAAGAAGGTATAAGAAATAAAACTATTTGGGTTCCAGCAAATTCTATAATTAATGCTTATGATTTAAATAATATTAAATAATGAAAGATATAAAATTAAAAGCTGGTGAAACATATATTTTTATGACACAAGTTGGTAAAAGTGTACATAAAGCTCAAATACTTGAAATAACAGATTTTACTTACTTAATTTTATGGGAAAATGGTAGTAAAGTTAGGTGGCACATAGAACAATTTAATATGTATTATGTTGTTTTAGAACATATACAAACAAATTATGATGAAATATTTGAAAAATTAACCAAATGATAGAATTAACAAATAAACTTACAGTAGTATTAGTTCCTGAAGATTCATATAATTTTAATTATTCATCAGGTTATTTATATTATATATCATCAAAAGATGATTTGGAAAGAGAACTAGATTTTTCTAATACAGAAAATAATTTTAACATATTGGGTACAATTGAGAAACTAGGAGAATTTGATTTTGAGTTTAGTTTTGATTGTAGTAAATATGTTGAAAAACATGAGTTAGGTTATGGTTATAAAGATTATGTTTGTTTAGATTCTAAAGCTCCACTAGATAATAAAGAAGATAGTTTTTTAACTTTATTAGATAGTAAAGAAATATTCATTGAAGAATTAAATAAACAAAAATTATTAATACTTGAAAAAATATGAAAATTAAAATAACCCAATGTTCAGTTGGTAAATATAATTTATTATCTGATGAAAAAAGTTTATCATTTTATATGAGTATATATGATAATGATGGTAAAATTATTGAAGAAAACGGAATTAAAGCAACTCTTCATTATTCTGGAGAACCAGATGAGTTATATATTTTTGAAGATGCTTTAAATAATATTGAAGAAGTATTTGATAAGTGTTTAAATTATTCTAAGAAAGTATGGAGTTCTACAGATTATAAAGCTCAATGTTTATTATTTTATAAAATATATCAATCTAATTTTGATATTCTCGAATCCAATATGAGAATTCAAAGAGATGAAAATATTAAAAAGGAAATTGAAAGATTACAAAAACAATTAACTTATGGAGTTTTAGAAGATTTAGAATATACAATGCATAAATTTATTGATCTTCAAATAAGATCTATTAATAATTCTATTGAATATATTACTAAACAAAATTCTGAATTAAAAGAAGATAGTGAAACTTTTATTAAAAATAAAGAAAAAATTACCAAATATGAAACTGAAATAAGTAATTGTTTAAAACTTAAAAATTAGGATTTCAAGATCTTTAATCCTATATTTGAATAACTTAAAAAATAAAGATGGAAATATCTGTTTCAGAAGTAATATCCCAATGTTATAATAGTTGTCCGTTTTTTGGAACATCAACAGATGGAATGCAATGTAATCATCCTTATTGGAAAGATAAAGGTGCTTATGAAAATATGATTATTACACATGATAATAGTAGAGATGGTAAATTTCCAAATCAATGTCCTATAAAAAATGGATATAATACTATTTCACATCAATATATTATATCTAAATAATGCTAATCAATTCTGAAATTAAATTAGGTTTAAAACTCAAACCTTACCCAGATGAAGTATTAAAATTAGAACCCATGTTCTTTAATTCTGATGCTGAATTTTGTTGTCATCATAGTATAGGTCCTACATATGACTTCTTAATGGGTTTAGAATCACATGGTATTGATTTAAACTCAATAGTAATAGATAGTAGATTACATATGTTAATGCCTGGTTGGTATCCATGCATTCCTGGTTTTCACCATGATGATGTGCCTCGTGAAAGAAGTGATAAACAACCAGAATATAATAATCCATCATATAGAAGTAAACATGCTTTAATTTTATACAATGGAGATATATGTCCTACTGAATTTGCCTTGGGGGAATGTGAATTTACTAATCCTGAAAACCATAGTGTGGTGTATAAGGAATGGCATAAAGAAGTAATACAACATTGTAATAATGGTAAATTAATAAGATGTAATGCTGATCCAAACCAAATAATATTTTTCGATGATAGAACATGGCATCAAGGTACTCAAGCTATTAAAAATGGTTGGAGGTTATTTATAAGAGCATCTTGGGATACTAATCGAATCCCTACTAATGAAATAAGAAACCAAGTTCAAGTATACATGGATAACCCACACATGGGTTGGTAATTAATCAAAAAAATTAAAAAGTTATGAATAAACAAACTAATCCAAAACCAAAAGCTTATTTTCTAAAAAATAAATACCCAGGAATCCCAGAAGATTGGTATGAAGGGATGGTTGTATTTAATGAAGGTGGATATTATTATAAAACATTAAATAAAAATGTAGTTTTAACTCACATTGATGTATCCCATGTTGAAAATAATCCTGAGTTTTGGGAAGTATATAATTTTGACCCCCATAATGATTATTATATAGTTGAATTTTTAAATCAACTTGAATTTGATTATTTCAAACAATTGGTTATTAAACCAGGTTTTGAGGCACATTTTGAAGCAAAAGCATATTCATTCCCATATTATGGGGGTATAACAGAAAAAGCGGAGTATGATCTTTATAAATTTTCATATAATAGTGTAGATTCATATGCCCATAAATACATTAGATTAAATTTTGCTGAATATAGGTATTTAGTAGAAAATAAATTTAAAAAATATGAAAATAATGGATTTTTTGATGATTTTGATATATTATCGTTAGTTGATAAAACTTCAGGATTCATTCAACAAAATCCAATAGAACCTAATGATTATGGGATAAGACTACATAATGGTACTAGATATTTTGATAATAGAGATACTTGGAATTATATATTTAATAATTATTCGATTAAATCATTTATAAGAAAAGATGATAAAGAAACATTTTCTCTAAATGACAATGTTCGAATTAATATTAATCGTAAACGATATAATTCCCTTCACCACTGTTCATCTTGGCATGATACAATAATAAGAATCAAAGATATTAAATTAATAGATAGTAGAATAGGGATAAGCAGTATATTACCAGGATTTTCTTCTGAACCTGCTCCTGATGGAATTTATGTAAAAGATGACAAAGGATTTTGGTTTCACATTAATTATTTAGAAAAATTATAAAATGAAAATAATTAATTATCCTGATGGTGGTAAATATGTAATAAATGATTTAAATGAAAATAATATTATTTATAGAATAAATAACTATGAAGATTTATTTTTACTTAAATCAATCAAAGATGCAAATCCACATTTAGATGAAATTATAATACCATGTATGTTCCAACAACAGCATGATAGGAGATTTAATTCTAATGAAAGTTTTGAACTTCAAATAGTTTGTGATTTTATAAATAGTTGTAATTTTAAAAAAGTAAAAGTATTTCATCCTCATAGTGATGTAACATCTGCTTTACTTAGAAATTGTGAAGTCATTGATAATACTGAATTCATTACTAAGGTTTTACTCAAAATTAAATCATTAGAAAATTTACTTTTACTTAGTGCAGATGCTGGTGGGTTTAAACCATTGGTAAAATTAGCAGGAACATTAGAATGGGACCACATATATTCAGCATCTAAGTCAAGAGATCCAAATTCACATAAATTAACTCAAATTATTGATAAAAAAGATTTTGAAGGAAAAGACATATTGATTGTTGATGATATATGTGTTTATGGAGGAACATTTATTGGGCTTGCTAAAATGTTAAAAACAAGAAATGTAGGTAAATTATATTTAGCTATAAGCCATTTAACCATTCCTAATCCAAACCCTGAATTATTTAACTTATTTGATAAAATATTTACTACTAATTCTAAAAATTTAGAATACATAGATAGTAATTCAGGATTGAATTTTGATAATTTACATGTGATTAATTTATTTTAATTATGATTCAAGAAATTAAAGGTAATTTAATATCTTTAGCATTAGATAAAAAATTTGATGTTATAGTTCATGGGTGTAATTGTCAAGGAACAATGAAATCAGGTATTGCAAAAGATTTTGTAAAATATTTTAAAGCCGATCAATTCTTTAGTCAAGGTATTGAAAATCTAGGAAATATTGAATATAATACATTTGTTATTGGGGAAAAAGCAATTTGGAATTTAAATGATGGTAAAAATAATAAAAAAGAACATGAATTAATAGTTGTAAATGCTTATACCCAAATTTGGAGTACATCTACTAACCCTGCTGGTCCATTATCCCAACATATAGATTACGATGCATTTTCAGTTTGTTTGAAAAAGATAAATACCATATTTAAAGGTAAAAATATAGGTATTCCTAAAATAGGAGCAGGTAGAGCTAATGGAAATTGGGATTTAATCAAATTAATATTAAGTTATGAAATTACAGATTGTAATTTAACAATAGTTTATTATGATGAAGATAGTAAATAATAAATATTTAGACAGACTAATCCAAGAATGGGAAGTACATAGTCGAATTTTAATAGCTGTGGATTTTGATGATACTATTAGTCCTTGGAAATTAACAAATGATGAGGAATGTGATGATACTATTAGTTTACTTAAAGAAGTAAAAAATACAGGAGCATATATAGTTATATTTACTGCTTGCCATGAAGATAGATTTGAATATATAAAATCATATTGTAGAAGTAAAGGGTTAGAAATAGATAGTATCAATTCTAATCCAATAGATTTACCATATGGTAATAAAACTAAACCATATGCTAATATATATCTAGACGACAGAGCAGGAATTGAAGAAGCAAAAGAAATATTAAGACAAGCAATGTATGCTCAACGGATAAAATTAAATTCCCTCAAACATTTAGATGATGTATGTTAAAAAAATATAATTATGGAAAAATTAAATAAAACATTTAAGATTAATCCATTATATGAAGCTGATGGATATAAAGTAGGACATCCTTTAATGATTGCTCCTCATACTTCACGTGAAGCATGGACTTGGATTCCACGAAATCTTAAATACATGCCTGCAAGTATTAAGAAAATTATGAGTGGTGGACAACAAATTACTTGGCGTTACATCCATTCAACGTTCCAAGAAAATTTCTTTGATCAACCTATAGAAGTTGCTCATAAATTCACAAAAGATATGTCTGAATATCTTATGATGCCTTATGATTTTAAGGGATTTAGTGAATTACATACATTAGGTTATCTTCCTGTAGAAATTAAAGCATTAAAAGAAGGTATTCTTACAAACCCAAACATTCCCCATATGTCTGGTATTAATACAGAAGATGATTATGCATGGTTGGGTTTATTTCTAGAAACATTAGTGTCTAAATTGTCATGGCAATGTCCTACTGCAGCTACTATTGGACTTGAATTTAAGAAAAATGCTATAAAAGCTGTTAAAAAAACAGACCCAGAAAATTTATGGTTGGCAGATTTCATGTGTCATGATTTTCATTCACGAGGAGGTAATCCATTTACTTCAATTGCTGTTGGTTTAGGTCATGCTTTCTCAAATAAAGGAAGTGATACACTAAATGTAATCCCAGCATCAAGATATTACTATGATTTTGATGAAAATCAAGTACCTATCTATTCAGTAAATGCTTCTGAACACTCAGTTACTTGTACAGGTATTTTCTATTATGAAAAACAACTTCGTGAAGGTAAACTAAATCATGAAATTGAATGGTACTACTCATTTAAAGATGTACCTAGTGAAGGTTCTGTTGAAAACCCTGATTATCTTGCGATTGCAGAGTGTTTGAATCTTCGTGATTGGTTGAAAAAATTCCCAAAAGGTATCCTTTCAGTTGTATCTGATACTATGAACCTTTGGAAAGTTATTACTCATATTTTACCACGTTTAAAAGATTTGATTCTTGCTCGTGAAGGCAAATTAGTAATCCGTCCTGACTCAGGTGATCCTGTAGATATTGTTTGTGGTGAATCTAAGGTTGGTAATTTGAATTATGACCAATCAGGTAGGGCATATCCTGATAATCCTAAAGTTGGTGAACATTGGCATAATACTATTTGGAAAAATGGTGATAAATATTATAAATTAATTAATTTGCCTCATCACGCTGAGTGGGAAGAAGTATCACCTGAACCAAAACACAAAGGTGTAGTAGAACTTCTTTGGGATATCTTTGGAGGAGAAACAACTTCAACAGGATATAAACGTTTGGATTCACATATTGGTTGTATCTATGGCGACTCAATTAACCTAGAACGTCAAGTAAATATCTATACACGTTTGGCTGCTAAAGGATTTGCTGCAACAAATGTTGTAGTAGGTGTAGGTTCATGTACCTATGTTATGTTAACAAGAGATTCAGCTGGGTATGCTATTAAAGGTTGTTGGTTTGAAACCATAGAAGAAATGTCTGATTGGTTACCTTCTCAATCCCCAGAAGCTCTAGAACCCGCTCAATGGACTGAAATCAACATATATAATATATACAAAGACCCAATTACAGATGATGGTACTAAAAAATCATTAAAAGGATTCCAATTTGTATATGAACAAAAAGGAGAAATTATGGTTGAAGGAGAAGTATCTGAAGAAAAATACAATAGTGAAGAAAATATGTTAAAAACTATTTATAAAAATGGTCAATTCTTTAATCAAACTAATTTAGGTGAAATTAGAAGTGAAGTAGAAAAAATTATATTTTAAAATTAGGATTTTAAGATTTTTAATCTTATATTTACAATAAAGAAAAAATAAAATGTTATCAGTAGAAAATTTAATTGAAGGTTATATTACTTCAATTCATGGTTCAGCAGTTTCGGAACAATTTAGAGATTCATTTGCTGGTGAACCATTTGAAAAATCAAATTTTTCAGCTCTTAAATATATTTTTGAAACAATTGAAAATATATTATGTTCTCAATTATTAAGTGAACAAGCATATGATGAACTCTATGATTATAGAGATGCGTTAGAAGAATATTTACAAGGAGAATAACATGAAACAGACAGATGTAAAAATAGGAGAATCATATGTATTCAAATGTACCTCTCATGAACATAAAAAAGATATGATTGGTACAATTGTAACAGTAGTTGGTAAGAAAAAATCAAAAAAATATCCTGTTAAACAAGGTGGAATACTAACAGGATATGGTTGTAAACCAATACGTTTTAGACTATCTAACGGTAGATATGCAAATGCTGGAGAGTTAAGAGTTATAAATGAAATGTAAATCAATTTATGGCAACACTAACTAAAGGTAATGTAATTGTCGAAAATATTAAAGTAGGTGATATACATTACGAATTTGAATACAATATCGGAATTAAGTGTGAAGTAATCACATTACCTGTTCGAGATAATAAAGGTTATTGGACTTGGGAAAGTAGAAATCTTAAAAATAACACTGTAATAAAATATGGAGTTACAGAAGGTTTATCACACTATGGTCCTAATCTATATGATTATGAAGCATATAAAGTAAAAACTTGGATTTAATAACCATGAAAGATAAAAAAACCATAAATGGATTAAATGAACGTCATGTTGCTCAAATTATAAGACGCAAAATGATTCAAAAATTTAAACCTTGTGGGAAGAAATACTCTAGAAATAAACATAAACATAATAACTCAACAGAATAATCTAAAACCCCAAATAAATTACAATTATGCCAAAAATGAAATCAACCCCAACCCATCCTGATCAACAAGATTATAAATTAGGATCAACATTTAATTGTTCACTTCCAGAAATAAATGGAAGTTGGTATGAAGGTTTATTTGATAAAGTAAAACATGGTAGTACTATTATTGGTGCAGATAATTTATTTATAGTTAAAGGTTATTTAGGCAATGATAGGGTGGTGATGAGTTATATTGATTGTAATGGTACAGAATTAATGTTGGATTTTTTTATTTCATGTATCAAAAAACATTTTACATCTACCAATGATGATAAAAGATATATGTTAACTTTAGAAACATATCGAAAATATATCGATAAGGCTTGTTATAAATGGCAACAAATTATTGATGAAAAAGTAGGTCCTCAACTTTTAAGAAAAGGAGAAGTATATTTAAGTCAGGATTTTATTAAAAAGTTATATCAACATTCAAATTCTGAACAAAAAGAGATACTTAAAACAATTTTTAAAATAGGTTTAAAAAAATTAAAACCAGGAGAATTTATACATATTGATTCTGAGGAATGTGTTGTGTTGGAAGATACTAAAAAATGTGTTAGATTAATTGATGGGAAAATTTTAAATGTAACCACTATTGATTTTGAAGAAAATTAAGAATTAGGATTTCAAAATCTTAAATTTTATATTTACAATAAACAAACAAACAAACAACAAACAGTTATGAAAAAACAAATTATTGATTTCAAAACCAAACTAACAAGTGGTTATGAAGAATTTTCTCCATTATCTAAAATTGGATACATTAGTACCTCTAGTTCCTATATTGGTTTGGGTATTTTGGATTTAAATGGGAAAGAACCAACATATGGGTTTGGTAGTGTAAAGGATCTTAATATTGGGATTAAGTCGGAATCTACAGAAGGTAGAATTAACTTTAATACTCAGGTGAATTGGAATTTTGGGAATAATGAGATTAAACCAATAGGTAATTTGATCCGATGTAAAAAATCATTTCCCGGTGTAAAGGAAGGAGATATATTTGATTTAAGAAATATGGTCGATGATGGCTTATGTCATTTAGTAGATCCTGAATATTTTGATTTTGAAGTAGTTAATATGCCTAATTTTAATTTAACACTTCATAGTTATGAACTTAATATAAATGAATCAAGTAAAACTGTAAATTGGGGTTGTAGAGAATTTACTTTTGAACAAATTAAAGATACATATAAAACAATACTTATGCTCCAAAATAAAGATTTACAGTTTGGATTAGGATATGATGGATTATTTAGTAGTGTAGACCCAAATGAATTTGGTCATTTGGTTGACTATTTAAATTCTCTTAAAGATTAAGAATTAGGATTTCAAAATCTTAAATTTTATATTTACAATAATAAAAAAAAACAATGGAAAATACACAAATTGAGGTTACCCAAAAACCTATTCACAAAACAATTGATTTTGTTAAAGAAAATGGATTGTGGTATGTTGATCTACCCGATTTTTTAGAAGGTGGGTTTGGTTTTAAAGGAAATCTATTAATGGTAGCAGGTGCTGATACATTTTTAGAGAAATACTCATATGGAAATGACCGTGTTACTGTTACAGTTTCGAATAGTGAATTTGAAAATTGTAAAAATTTAGTAAACTGCGGAATTGGTTACGATGCTGAAACACTAATTAGATATAACCACCCTCCTGTTAACAGTGGTGGGTATTATTTGTGTGTTGAAGATGATCATATGATGTGGTTATGTCCTACATTATTGTATGTGTTTGAAACTGATGAATATCCAACACATATTTATTTTTACATTCATCCAATCAAGTAAATTTCAAATTTTTTAATAAATAAAAACAAAAACAGAAACAGTTATGAAAAAAGAAGAATTAAATAGTCTTAATGTTGGGGATAGAGTTAGAGTAAAACAAAATCCTCGTATGGAACCTTATGGTCAATATGACTTAACAGAACGAATGAAACAACTAGCTGGACAAGAAGGAGTAGTAACTAATATTGTACGCAATGAAGGTGTTAAAATTGATTTTGGACTCAATTCTCCAAATGTAACATGGACTCAAAGTATGTTAGATTTGGTAGATCAACCAACAACCACTTCAGAAGACACAATCAGTCATTATGTATGTATTAAAACATTCCCTGGATGTCAATATAAAGTTGGGCAAAAAGTTAAATTAACTGACCATCCAACTGAGTATTTTTTACCTGAATATTTTGAAGCGGTACTGGCTCCTACAATCCCAACAATGAAAAAACCAGCATTGAATATTGAAGGTTATAATGTTGAAGTTAGTGATGATGGTTCTACAATTAATTGGGGATGTCGTAGATTTACCAGAGAAGATTTTTCAGCAGTGGTAAAAGCAGTTCGTATTTTGAATGACCATGATCTTGGCTTTACTACTGGAAGAGCTGTTAGGAATCCAATTCCTGCTAGTAAACTTGAAAAACTTGAACAATATATTGAGTTTAAGACAACTGGTGTAGTTCAAAAAAAAAGTTGAGTAAATGGGCAGTTCGCCTAACTAGAGAAAATGTTGAAATTATGGAACAATGGAGAAGTTGGAAAATACAATGTTTAGCAGAAAGGGATGGAAGTGCTTATGGTTATTTACATAGTGATAAACTATGGGGTCATACTGTAAGAGATGGATATAAATTAATATCCTTTGAAGAGTTCCAAGAACATTATTTCAACAAATAGTTAATATTTTTAAAACAAATAATACCCACATCTACACGGTGTGGGTATTTTTATATCCTAAAAACAAATGGTTATATCATTTTTATTATTTTTATTATTTATTATATTATTATTTTCCATATCATCTGTTGTATTTTTAATTGGATTAATATGGATTAACATTGTATTTATAGTATTAGGGATTATCGGATTTTTTACATATATTTTTTCAATTTTTAACAAAATATATGTTTATATCAAACAATTAATTAGAAAATGAAAACATTTATTATAAAAGAAGAAATACCAGCAACATTACATATAGAATCTGTAATTATTGCTGAAACTGAAGAAGAAGCATTGAGTAAATATAAAATTAATCCTGATGAATATTCATATGATGCCGAGGTAAAATATAATTGGGATAAAAATAAGATAAATATAATTGAAAATACACCAATTTTGGATAATTATAATTACAAAGATATAATTAATGATATTAAGTCTAAATTTGGAAAAATATATTATTTTAATGATTTGAATAAAAATAAATCAATTAGAAGAATAAAAATATATTATTCAACTAAAGGTAATACACATTTGATTGAAAATTATTTAAAAAGTATTTACCCTGATTTAGATGTATATTTAGTTAATTCCAAATCATCAGTATTTAATGGAGTTTGTTTTAAATTACCAAATAAATAAATTCAGGGATTAGGATTTCAAAATCTTTAATCTTATATTTACAATATCAAGAAATTAAGAAAAAACCCTTAAAACAAAAAACAAACAGTTATGGTAAATTTACAAATGAAAAAAATTCGTCTTTTCGATGATGAAAAAATTAATGTTCTAATCTTTGACAGGTTAAAAGAATTAGGTGTAGATAGTCATAATTCCTGGAAAAGGTGGGATGATTCTAGATATACTCCCGGACATTATTACATCAATGGTGATTTAAAATTAACATATACACAGAAGGGTAGCAAATCTTTCGAAAGTGAACTACATTCTGAAATTACTCTTACCGATATTTTCAATCACCCAAGTACTCTTGAAATTGGGAAAACATATTTAGTACGACCTGATTTAGTTGTACATCAAAGATATGGGAATGATTCAGTTATGCATGAAATGTAAAAATATTTTGGTAAATATATTGAATGCACCAAATTAAATTCAGATAAAAATAAGATAATTTATAGAGGTTGGAATTATACACCTGAAATGTTGTTGGAAATTGAATCAAGGGATTTAGATTCATATACATGTATTAAAACATTTCCAAACTGTCCATTCAATGTAGGGGATAAAATTAATAAAGACCAAATATGTCAATTCCCTGATGGTTATTTTAGCGATCCTGATTTCTTTACCCCAAATTATACTGAATCTATTGGTGTCATGGATATGGAGATTGAAGGATATAAAATGAATGTAAATAAAGATGCAGGAAACGTAAATTGGGGATGTCGTTCTTTTACTAAAGATGAAATTTCTATTATTGATCAAGCATTTGGTATTTTCCAAAGAAAAGATCTTAATATTGGAATTGGGCGAGATGGAGAAGGTTTCACAAAAGTGAATTTCTATGTGATTTCAAAACTCAATAAGTATTTAAACAAATAATCCAAATATAAACTAAAAACAAAAACAAATGGAATTAACAAACGTAAAAATCGGACAATCTTACACAATTCGAACTGATATTAAAAGGGGGGTCGAATCTTCAAAAGGTGTAGCATTTATATCGGATATGGAATCATATCGTGGTAAAACAGGTACTGTTACAAGTGTAAATAACAAAGGAGTACGCTTAGATATTGATGGTGGAAATTACAATTGGGCTCCTGAATTTTTTATGAGTGATAAACCAAATCAAGGAGATTTAGTTATGGTTGAGTGTATCAAATCATACCCCGGATGCCCATATGATTTAAATACACCATTCAACACACAATATGACCCATTATTTGATAATCCTGATTTCTTTAGAGTAACTAAACTTGCTCAAAAAATAGAAATTGAAGGATATGAAAGTAGTATTACTCCTGGTAGTGGAGTGAATTGGGGATGCCGTTCATTTACTAAAGAAGAAATGAAAACTATCGTTGATGCCTTTAATATCATTGATGGAAAAGAGTTAGGTATCCAAGTGGGTAGAATTGGAGCAAATATTGATTCAGATAAAATGATTAATATTCGAGCTCTTAACGCATTATATCAAGCCATTTGATATATTAATTTGATGTAATTGAATAAGGGTGTTCATTAATTTGAACACCCTTTTTATTAGGATTTTAAAATCTTAAATTTTATATTGAAAATAAAAATATGGGTAATAAAGTTTGGCACAGAATAGAAATTGCCACTGACGAACAAAATGTATATGTTTATCCTACTGAAAACTATGATGGTATTATTGTAGAAACAAAAGAATTAGATGATAAAACTCCAAATAATAGATTATATTTAAATAGATATGAAATGGAGGTTTTGATTTTGAAAATGCAAGAAATGATGGATTACTGTGTAAACCATAAATAAATAGAACATATATGGATATCATAAATGTATTTTTTAAGAAAAATCAAAAACATTTCATTCCTAAAAAATATGCTATTTTTAATATTAGTGTATTCAATAGTTGGTTTAATGATAAAGATAATGGAGCAGTATATGCTAATCCAGGTATATTTTTGAGACTAGACAAATTATCAGAATCACATATTAAAGATTATCTTATCAAATGTCATAATTTAAAATTATCTGATTATGATTTAGATGAAGATATTAAAAACTTTTATGAAGAAATTCGAAAAGATTGGTTGGAAAAATTAGAAAGTAAAAACTAAATTATGGATAAAATCGACTATGAAGAAGAATACCAAAAAATCAAACAAAATGTAATTGATTTTTTAGGTTATTGTGAAGATGATATGGATGATGAAGAAATCGAAGATGATGTAAATAGAACAGCGGATGAAATTTTCTATACAAAATTCAATATAGAATATACAGATTTGTAAAATAAAAAATTTAAATAGTTATGAAAAAATATCATTTAACAGTTAGTATAAATGGTCAAATAAAAACCATTTTCACCGAAGTAACATCAATTGAAGCATTTATTTTGGTTTCAAACGAACAAGGTAATATATGTAATATTTTATATTGTAGAGAATTAAATGAGGAAGAGTGGTTTAGAGCTAAACAGTTGAATTTATATATTGGTGGACATCAACCTATGAATTAATTAAACAATAAATATGGAATTACAACTTGGTGATATAGTAAAATTTACTAATATAAATTTTCCAACAATTAATAACTTATTCACATATGTGGTTTCGGGAGTAGAAAATTCATATTACCTTTCCAATTTTTATACATATATGGGTAATGATTATATTTTTAATGCTCTTGGTATTAAAAATAAACACTCATTTGTTGATAATATAATAGGATATAACAGTTATGGGGTGGGTGAAAAATATTCTTTTCCTGAGGTAAAAACATTGTCGGATTTACAGAAAGTGGTTAATGCGTTGGATGATTATTTTATAAATCCATCATTCTATAATCTAATTGATTATAATATATATTTTAAATATATAAATTATGCTTGTCCTAAATTTAGAATAAAGATAGATGAACAGATTTTACCAAATTTAATGAAATATGGGGTTACTACTGTACCTAAACAATTAATAGATGATTTATTCATGTATAGTAATGATGAACAAAGAGAAATACTGAATTTAATTTTTGTTTATACATTACCTATAAGTTCATTAAAAATTGGGGGTAAAGAATGTATCATGTTTGAAGGAATTATATGCTTAGATAGACCTGAACTTAATATAGATATTGATACCCCATTAATAATGGAAGATGTGGAAGATGTAGGGGATTAGGATTTCAAAATCTTAAATTTTATATTTACTTCAAATAAAGAAAAACCAATAACCATGATATCAATCATTAAAAATACCCCTGAACATATTGTCTTTGAAAAAGATAATAAATCAGAACCTTGGTTTAACAATAATTGTTCAGACGAACAACTATTAAAACATTGTAATAGACCGGGTGGTGTTATTAAAAGAGTAAAATGGGAAGATGGTAAATATACTGCTTCATTATTAAATATTTATTTTTAATTAGTCAGGTGGCGGAATTGGTAGACGCAAGTATACCGTAGTAACTATAGACGGAGATTGTATTGAAACAAATACACAAGGTTACATTACAGGTTCGAATCCTGTTCTGACTACAAAAATAAATAATTATGTTTATAGAAAGATTTTTTAACCCTTATGTATCATCTCACGAAAGGGTATTATATGAGACTAAAGATGCAATTGAACATTGTTTGAAATACCATACATGGATTAGACATTATTCATTTAAAAGTAATGAATATATCAAAAATGTTGGTGGTAAATTAGTTTGGAATGATGGTAGTAAAGTTGATAAAAGAAAATTACCTAAAAAAGGAAAAGGCTGGGGTAGATATTCAAGTGAACTTCATAATTTGTG